TCCTTTTTGTGGTAACAAAAATCCTTTTTGTGGTAACAAAAATCCTTTTTGTGGTAACAAAAATCCTCTTAAATAAAATCTTAGGTGACATTCTAAACACAGTAATCACTTACCCGGCATTTGCTACCGGAAGAACCCATAAAAGCTAAACCTTCTGCCAGATTTCTCTTACTGCAACAGGGTTCGGGAAGAACTCCTGTTTTTATAAAGTCAAGACATTTTAATATCTGGACTTTTAAACTTTCTATATAAGTTTCGGCCTCCATATCAAAACGAATGATTGAACCATTGAAGTCTACAATGTCCGAGTAATTTTTGTCTAAATACCAGATAATCATTCCTTCGATAGGTCTTCTATAGAAGTAATAGGTTTCCTCGGTGATGTCTGAGGTATTTTGTTCATAAAGCTCTCTCTGTTCCTGACGCATAATGTTATAAGACCACATGTAAATTCTGGCCTGGTTTACATGCCAGTCCAGAGGTTTTACCATGCCTCTTAACACGTCAGACCTGCTGGTCTTAAACTCAAACAGGTAAAGTTTTCCGTCCATTTCAACCAGCCCATCACAGTGACCAAAGATGTTCCAGAGCTTGTTTACTATTGTGATTTCTTTATATTCGAAAACGTGGCAGTCACATTTTGAGCACACCCCAGGTTTTTTCCCTATACTCTGTGTAACATGCCTGCACTCTTTGCATCTGTAGTAACCTATTAGAACACCCATGTCTGCCAGGTAGTTCTGCATCATTTCATGCAGAGCTGAGCCTACGTCAAAGGCTATTCGGGTTTTCGGAGGCACGTGAAAGTTATACAGGTCTATGTGAGACTGAAGAATACACCACTCTCTCGGACAAAAACCTTTTGCGATTTCCGAGGGGTGCAGTTCATTTATTGAGCGGGTTCGTGGTTTTTTATTCAGACTTTCAAGGTATTTAAAAAACCTTACTCTCAGGGTGCCTTCTTCTGAGGAATGCAACTTCCGCAGGCAAAGCAGTTCTTTAAGACTCATATGGGGCTCCTTTCTTTTTCACTACTGTTTTATTATACGCTTTTTCAGACAAAATGTCAAGCCATTTTTTACAAATACTATAGGCGGTCTTCCACCCAGGAAGTGTCGAAAGCCTTCAGGGAAACAGACAGGTTATTTATATCCGCCTTTGCTTTCTCTTCGGCTTTTTTGAAGAGCTTTTTTAATATTCTTCGTATCTCCAACAGGTCTTCCTCCAGAAGTTCCCGCTCTTCACAGAACTCGGAGTCTATCAGTTTTTTAAATAGGACATAGCCATCCCTCCCCGGTTAAGAGTTATCTTTTTTTGAACACTCCATAAGGGTTAACAAACTTGCTATAGTGTTCTTCAAAGCGGTGTTTACTCTCAGGTATTCTTCAAACTCCCGTGCGAGGTCTTCCGGTTTTTGAGCCAGAGGTTTTGTAGTCAAGTCTTCATACTTCTCCAGTAGCATAAGAGCCCCCGTAGTGTCTGAAGAAGAGTAGCCTATCATACTGTCTTTATACGAAGGGTCTTCACACACGATAACATTGTAACCGGTTTTCTTACACTCCCTGTCCTGGGTAAACACTTTTGCCACACTTCCGAGGGGATTGAACTCATACTCCCAGGAGTTATCAAAGTTTATATGAGGACACGAAAGAAGGGAGTCTCTGTAGATAAGACTATGTGTCTGCTTATTTATACAAATAGTTTCTCCCGCTTCTACTTCTCTCGTTCGTTCTCTGAGTAAGTCTCTAAAAGCACTGTAATCTTTAAAGATAATTTGACTGAAATCAAGAGATTTTTTAACCTGCGACCTGTTCATTTTCTACCTCCCCCGTTCTTCCAGAGTTTTTTGAAGAACTCTGATTTTCTCTTCGTAATATGTAGTAATCTTTTCCATCTCGATTTTAAAGTTATTTTTAGTTACAAATTCGACCGTGGCGACGTCCTTCTGTTTTTTCGCAATAAGAGCCAACCTGTCATTCTTCATAGTTTTTATCTCTTCTTGACTTTTTTGTAAAAGGTTTTTTGCTTCGTCAAGTTCTTTCTGAAGTTTTGTTTTTTCTTTTTCGAGACTCTTAAGGGTAAGTTTAATAGACTTCCGAGAACTCTCCGCTTCTTCCCAGCCTTCGGCGGTTTGTTTTCCCAGGTCAACCATCTTTTTTATCTCAGCCAGAAGTTTGTCTTTCTCCGCTGATAGAGAAAGATTTTCCTCCCGGTTTTTCCTCAGGGCAGAAAGAACTTCCTCGACATCAGTGTAACCAGCCTCTGTTAGTTTTGTCTTCTCCTCTGAGAGAGACAGAGAGTTTTTCAGTTTCTCTAACTCTGTTTTTAAAGCCAGTAACTCTTCTTCTTTACTTTTTAAGTCTTCCTTTACACACCCTATTTCATAGGCGTGAACACGCTCGGCAGAGGTAAGAAGAGCATTGCTTTCCCTTTTTACTATCTCCTCTAAGGCTTCTCCGAGTTGCTGTAAGAGCCCGGAACTTCCTCCAAAGGAGACAGAAGACGGGGGAAATAGCAATGTATCTTTCTTTTCTTTCTCACAAAAGTTTTTTGTGGCCTCTTTCACACCCTCATTAAAGTTGCCAGCAAGTTCTTTCAGAGATTTTAATGAAGATTCATTAAACTCCTGGCCAAGCAAGTATCCGCTGTAAGAAACCATAGAATCTGTTTTTTCTTCCTCAGTCTGCAGGGGTTCGTCGGTTACTTCTCTCTCTTCTCTCTCCTCTTTCTCTTCTCTCTCCTCTTTCTCTTCTCTCTCTCTTCGTATTAAGTAAGTCAGAGTTCTTTTCCTTCCTTCTCCGTCCGTAGCCCGCATAGGACTTTTTGAAATAATGCCCTTCTTCATCAGGGAAGTAAGAAGGTGTATGACACTTCCCCTCACAAGACCTATCTTTTTTACTTCCGGGTAGGCCAGCAGTTCTTCCACGGTAAAGGAAGAGACCCTTAGGGTCTGTATGAACTCTTCCAGTTTTTTGGATTTGTCTCTCGCCATAATATTTCCTCTCTTTCTTTTTGTCAAAAGGGTTCTGAAGAAACCCTGTAACATGAGTCTATGAGTTTATCCACCTCTTTTTTTAGGTCTTCGTTTGTCGAACCTTCCTTTTGGGTTCGGGTTTTTTTGTCAGTTATTCCTCCCCCTTCCAGAAAGCATATCTCCTTTAAAGACTCATCTATGTAATTGTGATACCTTATTTTCTTTTTGTCACCCCTTGAGGTGTAATAATAAGAGATATGAATTTCATCAAAGTAATTTTCCACTGTCATCTCTACAAGGTCACAGACGTCCTCCGGGTTGTTTATGTGGGTAAACCCGCAGTTTTTTAAACCTCTTATTTTAAAAGAAAACCTTCCGTTGTTATCAAGAAGAACGTCTCTGTGGGTTTCAAAGAAAGAGTCAAGGTCTAAAAGAAACTTCTTTAGTTTTTCTTTGTCAAAGACCGGAGGTTTTCCCTTCTTTTTCATTTCCTTTCTTTTTCGCCCGTCTATAACCCGCGAGCTCATAGGATTTTCTGTATCCATAACGTAGGCACACTCCTTAATAAGAAGAGGGTTACCTGCTGTAGGTAACCCTTCTTTTGTTTTTTATTAGCTTACCATTTCATACACAAGTTCCTCCTCTGGTTTTTCCGGGGCAGACATCGGCAAGAATGTCCCGGCGTAAGTCTCTATCCTTTCTCTTTTTTCGATAGCGTAGGTCTGAGCTATCTCTGTAAGAGCATTTATAAATCCGTATGTACTTACAGTGTATTTCTCTTCTGTTAAGGTTTCTATCTCGAAGGCTTTTTCTTCAGCGAGTTCCAGCTTTTGTATAGCTCCGGTAATCAGGTCAGACATCTCGATTTTGGTTATTGGTTTTTGAAGGTTTTTGTAGTGATATTCTATTATATGCCTTACCTGATTCATATTAGTTACTATTCTGCCGAGGTTTTCAAAGAACATTTCCCGACTTAGCCCCACGTGTTTTCGTGTCCAGCAGTAACCCTCACTGTTTTTAGTCATAAGGCCATTCTGACACACCAGTCTGAAAATATAGATACCCGCCTCAAAACTTGACTTTCCCACGTCACTGTCTCTTATGTTCAGCCCTACATATAATTTGTCGTTTTCCAGGTTCAGAGGAACCACATCTACCAGACGAAGGTTTATTCTTTCTTCATCAAGATAGCTGGCCTGCACAGAAAACCTCTGGTAAGGAATTTGGGGTAATTCCTGCAGGCAGTTCAGAACGTCTATACTGTCGAACGGGACGAATTTCGAGGAAAGAAACCCTCTTACTCTGTCTCTGTAGGAACGGAGAAATACTGGTTTTGTATCCCTCGATAGCCAGCCATTTATGTTTCCTTTTAATAGGTCAAGTCTTTTTGCCAGCATACATTTTCTCATGTATCTTACCGGAATTCCGTAGCGGTTACAGAGCTGGTCTAAAGACCATCTACTCAGGCTGGACATAACCTGAGTTTCTTCTTCTGGGAAAGTGTCTGTTATGAGAAGTTTGTTATCCTCTGTCGTCATAACCCGGAGTGAATCTGCCGGGATAGTAATGTCTTTGCAATCGGTTGTGTAATTTTTTGCCAGTTCCATAAGGGAGTTCATACCTGCTATTTTTTCTCCCTCTTGGAATTCGAATATATTTCTGGGGGTGTATCGAGGCTCTTTGGCCTCTCCTAATTGCCGGGTGAGTTCCTCCTCACCCTTCTCCGTTGTAGCTGTGAATGTCTCCTCCATATACGTTCTCCTCCTTTTTGTGTCAACAAAAATCCTTTTTGTGTCAACAAAAATCCTTTTTGTTTCTTTCACTTTTTATATTATACCACGTGTGGGTAGCAGTTGTCAATACTTTTTGTAAAAAATGGCTATATATTTTGTAGCCCTTCAAACCAGAAGTTCTTTATCCTGGAGTCACGGAGAAGATTTTTTGAAAAGCACACCGGACACATTGAGGCGCCCCAACCATAGGAAAATCCTCCGCACTCACAGAAAAAGTCAGGCTCACGGGTGAACAGAACTTTATAAGCCCTGTCTTCTTGAGACCACACACCTCTTTCTATCAGGTCTTCACTTGAGAAGTCCTCACTCCCTGTTACTTCTGATGGTTCCTCAGCCTTTTCATCAAGGTTGAAGTAAAGAGTAATCTCGTCCGGGTTCTGCCCGTATTCCAGAACTCCAGCTTTTGCGTTAAGATTCTGTTCCTGCAGACCTGACATTTCGTTTTCAAGGTCGAACACAACACACGTGGCGGTTTCTGCCACTATTTCAAATTGTCCTCCCATTTCAGAAAGGACGTTCTCTGTTCCGAGTTCAAACTTTGCGAAGTATCTCATTTACATTTCCCCCTTTTATTCATGTTTTTTCCTCCAAACTAAGAAAGGGCGAAAGCCCTTCTTTTTATTCTATGGTCTCTACAGAGACCTTTCTTTCTCTTGTCGCGTCTAAAGTTTCAGTTACCACGGTGGTCTGGCCACACTGACACTCATAGAGGCCGGTGTGTTCGGTTTTTCCCACCAGGTGATTGGTGTATTCTTCCCTTTTGCGTGTGGGAAGACCACACGCACAGGTTCTCTCATCTTTAAATCTATTTTCTCTTTCTTCTTCAAACATTTTACGTTCCTCCATTCAGTTTTGTTTCTTTCACTACAATCAGTATACTACAGTGTTTTGTAAATGTCAATACTTTTTGTAAAAATAAGTTAACTTTGTCAGCACCTCCAGCATTTGACGCGAGTTGCTCCCCTACCCTTATGCGGGGGCACGGGGTGGGTATCGGGTTCCCGAAAAAAATTTTCCCCCCTCTCACAATGTGTTCTTATTCTTGAATCAATGTTTTATTCAATTATCATTGCTTCTTTTTAGAATCTTTTTCATTTATTCTTTTTAATTATCCTTAGGGTGCACAGCGTGCAGTCTATATTTTTATAAAAAGAGAGTTCTTCTCCTTACACCGTAACGGTTTCTCTTTACTAATTTTTACAAAACATTTTTTACTTTTTACTTTTTATAGACTGCACGATATGCAGTCTATTTTGACATATAGACTGCACGATATGCAGTCTATAATGGCATTATAGACTGCACGATATGCAGTCTATAATAGGCTAAAAAAGCCCTAAAAAGAAGGAAAACCTATATATACCGCCATTCTTATAGACTGCACGGCGTGCAGTCTATTTTTGAAAATGGGGGAGAAAAAAGCAAGGTTAGCCCCGCTACTTACGGGTTTTTATAGACTGCACGATATGCAGTCTATATTTTCTTTGGATGCAGGCACTTGCTCGGTTTTGAAGATAAAGCGAAAAGCACGGTAATCTCTTTATTGTGGGTTATTGACAAGAGGATTGTTTTGAAGTAGACTATAAAAAAATGACAAGTTTTAAAAAATAGAAACTCTCGGCCAAAGAGCTAGAAGCCCAGAGGCAGAGAGCTTTAAATAACACCTATAAGGTAACATACCAAGCGGGACTTGTCAAGCGAGGTGAGAATATTTGAAAGATTTTACCATCGTGCCTAATAGTCTGAGCAAAAATAGAAAGAAAGACCTGCTCCCTTTTGAAATCTTGGTAATGTTGTCTCTCTATACTTACTCCAGAAACAAAAAATACTGCTGGCCAAAAATAGAAACTCTCAGCGAAGAGTTGTTCATAAGTGAACGCAAGCTAAGAGCAATTTTACATTCCCTCGAAAAGAAAGGATACATTCAAGCAGAGAAAAGATGGGTAAGAGGGAGACAAACTTCTAATAAGTATACGATACTGGACTGGGAAAGCACCATATACCCAACCCCCTCAGAGTTTCTTCAGAAACATTTGAAGGAAAGCGAGTTTCGAACCTTATATAATACAGCCGTTAAATACAAAAAGTTATACCCGGAAACTTCCCCCCAGGAAGTGCTTGAACAGGCTTTTAAGATAACCCTCGGCGACCCTCGTAACAAACGGAGAGGCATACGGGATAAAATAGCCTATACTATTTCTATAATAAAAAACAGATTTGACCTCCCAAAGACTGCCGAAGAAATCGTAATAGAAAACGAAAATGAATTTTAGAAGGAGGAACATACGCATGAAAGATGTTTTTTACGTACCTAATAGCTTAGCAGAGGGGGGTTTAACCCTTGAGGAGGTGGGTGTGATGACCTCTCTTTTTTCTTATAATGAAAAGGGTGTCTGCAAACCCCCAAACTTGAAATCTTACGCAGAAATGTTCAAAATGTCAAAGACAACCCTTTTAAAAATCCTTAAGTCTCTGGAAGAGAAGGGATACCTTCTGACAAGACATCGTAGGGTGGGAGGTAAGCAAGCCTCTAATATTTATTTTATTAAGTTTAGAAAAGAGTATCTTGGGCGTAATAAAAAAGGGTTAGCAGAACCCACTGAAGATTCTGCATTTTCCTGTGGGGGTGGTATTCCAAAGATATGGCCAATCCCCCCGGAAAGAGAGGAGGTATAACATGAGTAAGAAAAGTATAAGTCTGGGAGAGGCGAGTGAACTTGACAGAAAGAAATACGAGACAGTTAACAACACGGTAGATATGTTTCCCGTGGGAACAAGAGTAATGGTTATCTCACACATGGTAGATTTTGTCTTTTTTAACAACGAACTTGGCACCGTGCAGGAGGTTACGAAAGGTTTTAGTTATCCCATTAAAGTCCTGTTTGATGACTTACGTATAGGAACAGAAGAAGACCACCTGGACTGTTGGAATTTCAGACCGAAAGACCTTCTTCCCATGACTACCCCAGTCATTACAGAGACATCTTTTTCCTGAATTTATAAATCCCAGTTGGCGAGTTTTCCCCTTAAGACTATGTGCTGTCCGTCGGGGGAAAACTCGAACCTGTCTATCTTATACACGTCCCACGTTTTTCTTCTGCTTACAGCTATAAATAAACTGTCTTCTTTCATTTCGGAGAGTGCCCGGAAAAGAGAAGAAGAGAACTGAGTATCCTCTAAACCGTAAATGAGAACTATTTTTTCATCATAACTTTTAGGGTCACAGTTTACCTGGAAGTTTATTCCTGTCCAGATTCTGTTATTAAATAGATGTCTTGTGTTTTTTCCGGCTGGAGCCTTGAGTTCCCCTACAGGTTTCATAGGTAATACACCTCTCTCTAATACTCTTCAACTGTTGCTTCTTCTCTCGCAGGTTCTTCGACGGAGTTAACAAGTGCTTCGTACTGTTCCTGTGTCATTTTTCTGTCAGTCTCTTTTTGTTCGGAGAGTCTTTCAGCTTTTACCATCGGGTCTACAGCGGTGAACAAAATCTCTCCGTCAACATACTTCATAGTTGGGTCATAGTCTATACTCATCAGAAACTCTTCTTTTCTCTCTCTGCTCGCAAAGACAGCCACCAGATAAAACTCTGTGTCGTCTCTTTTTCTTACTTTTTCTTTGTGCTTTTTTCTTTCCTCTTTCATACGAGATATTTCTTTTAAGTCTTCCTTTGTCTCCTCCGGCATATTTTCCGTGGCGAACAGATTTTGTTCTGTGGGCACAAGTTCGGGAAAGACAATCTGCAAGTCCAGTTTGTCAAATCCAGTTTTTTCTATAGAAAAGTCCGGGTCTTTGAACATGGTAGAGAGCACTTCTAAGTCCCAGTCTCCCATGACAAAGGTATTATTAAAGAAGATGTTTTGCTCTTTTTCTTCCTGCTCGGTTAGATTAACCAGACTGACGTCCAGAGAGTATCCGGGGGAACCTTCTATTATATCTATACACGCCAGGCGTTGATGACCTGACACAAGGTTTCCTGTGTTTTTGTTTATTACCACGGGTTCTAAGAGACCCACTCTTTCGAGGTTATCTTTTAGTTTTCTCTTGGCATGTTTTGATATTTTTCTAGGGTTATAAGGAGCGTTTTTTATATCCGCTCTGTTTATTTGCTGTATTTCAAACTTTTGTACTTTAGATTTTTCTTTTAAGGGTTCTTGCATGGGTGAAACTCCGTTCTTTTCTGTCTTTTTTATTTGTCATTACCTTAGTGTAGCATAAATTTAAGCATCTTTCAATAGGTTTTTTATAAATTGGCTTGACATCTTCGATGTGGCATGCTAACATGTAAACATAATCACCGACGTAAAGGTGAGAATCACGATAAATCCAGTCGTGGACTTGGAGTCAACTTCTTTTTAGAAGTTTCTGGGTCAGGGCTTACAAAACTTTCAGCTTATAGAAAGTGAGTCATTAAGCCAAACTAACTGGTTTCCGAAGAAACATGGTTAGATGGGAAGCGGTGATGTCCTTGAATGAACCAAACAGCCTTACTGCGTTTCCGAAGAAACATGGTTAGAGGTAAAGCAAGTATAATAGAGGGTCACAAAATTCCAGACCAGGTTTCCGAAGAAACATGTTTAGATGGAAAGGTAATCGCCGGTTTTTAATCGGAAAGGTTAGAAAGAAAATTGTAGAAGTGAAAGGACGAGAATTATGGAGAACGTAGTAATGGAAAACATGACAAAAAAGCCGGGGGAATGGTATGAACCTATAACCACATTCCCTTATTTATTGGAATTTTACATGGAAACTCACTCGATGGTGATGAGAAGTCTGGCTATAAAGTGTGATGTCTCTGACTCCACTATGAAGCAATACTTAAAGGGTGACATACTTCCTACGGGAGGTACGGTAAAGATAATTTCTGAAGCTCTCGAAGTCCCGGAAAGAGAGTTTTACAAAAAGAACTGGTTTTCAACCAGAGTGCCTGTAGAAACTTACTACACCGAAAGAAAAGGTGAAACTCTTTTTGCCTCAACCCTCAGAAGAGCAATGAAGAAGCTGAATTTAAGTCCCCAGTTTGTAGCTTTTGAACTGGAGTTTACCCCGCAGGCTGTGACTGCCTGGCTTGATAAAGATATTGTCCCCTCTTTCGGCACATTGGAAAAACTAAACGACATTTTAGGTGAGGACTTTACAAAGTTTGCAAAGTCAAAGTCAGCCCAGCGTAAGTTAAAGAAGGCAAAAGAAGACAAACCCCCTGTTAAAGAACAGGAGGCTCCCTCCCTGAGTCTGGCCGAAATGCTTGTCCAAAGGAAGGCAGTAACCCCAGAAGTCCGTGAAGAAGTCCAGACGGAACAACCGATAGAGGCAGAGCCTAAAGTAGAACTTCCCGCAGAGCCTAAAGTAGAACTTCCCGCAGAACCTAAAGTAGAAGAAAAAACTGAACCTAAAGAAGAACCTAAAACACCTGAAAATCCAATTCAGGAAAGTCCTGAGCCTACCCCTCAGACAAGTCTGCAACCTGTGGGGACTCTTCCGTTTGACCCGGCAGAACTTTCTCCGATTCGTTTTCAAGAAACTGATTGGTGGGTAGGAAGTCACATAGCCGCCCTCGGAGAAGTCGCTTTTCCCAGAAGCTCGGTGTCAAACTTTATCTCCAGCGGTTAGGCTCTCGAAAATCATGATTACAGAACCTTGCGTGGCGAAGACCTGGCTGAATTTAAAAAGGCTGTGGAGTTTAAATCTACAACCTCTGCCTCTCTTTTAAATACAGTTATTTTTTCACCTCAGCTAACCGTTTTCTCCCTGGCCGGAGTGAATGCCTATTTTTTGTGGTCAAAGGGAACCCTCGGAAAAGCTATCCGAAGATACCTGGCTGACAAGTATGTCCCCACAAGAATGCTGGCAGAAGAATTCAAGAGAAGAGGACAGGAAACTGCTCTCGCATGGAAAAGTAAACTTACTGTGCAGGAAAGAGCAGAGTGTCTTAACTCTGTTACAAGAGCCATCTCCTCATTAAACCTTGAAGAAACGGGTATGGACAAAGAAAATATCCTTTTTGTGAAACAATATTTATACTCTCAGATAGGAGTAGACCTTCCAATAGTGCTACCCGTTACTAATGAATGGCTGAACGCCTACACAGTCGCTGGAAGACTTGGCCTCTATCATGGAGTTTCCGGGCAACCCCACAACAGACTTGTAATAGCCATAGCAAAGGAGCTGGAACTTAAAACCCAGACAGTTCCTCAGCATGACGTAGTGTCCAAGTTAAAAGTGGTTTCTAACTGGAAACTACCAGCGGAGAACCTTGAGGAACTCAGAAAAGCCATGCCGGAAATTCTTCCCTTCCAGGTGATAAAGCTCCTGCAGGGGAAGCACTCAAAGCAGGAACTTCAAACAATGTTCCCTTATAAAGAACATTACGATAAGCTCATGACCTACATGATAAAAGTTGATATGGGGCAGGAAATCGTAGAAATGAACCGCCTGTCCAGAGAGAGCCTCCCCTTGTTGGAAGACTTCCTGTGTTCTCAAGTAGACTTTTCCAACCCTGAGGTTTTTGAAAAGCCCTTTACTCTGCACGTACACGGTAGTAGCTGGTCTGTGAAGTTCAAAAAGAGAAGATATATGCTCTGTGATATAAACTTTGATGCTCTTTAAACGGAAGGGGATACAGTCATGTCTCACACACCAACACCCGTTTCTAAATACACAAAACAGATACCACGATGTTGCGGAGAGAAACTGAGCAGGTTTAAAAGTAACCTTGTAACAATGATTGATGGTAAAATTAAGAGGGCTCTAGCCCCCCAGCCCCTTAAGTCCGCCGAGGAATACGCGGAAAGACATGGTTTTATTAAAGCCTTAGAGGAGTTTAGGGAGGTTCTATCCCGGTGTGATGTGGAGTTTAGAGACACAGGCGAGGTATTTTATACCGACAGTTTACCAGGGTGCCTTCTCACACCCTAAGCGAAGAGAATCAAAAAGACTCTGGAGACAAGTCCAGAGTCTTTCTTTTCTAGGAAATTACTGGATAATTTCTCAGCAAACATTTAGTAACAGAACTAATAGTTTGTCCATAGGAGCTCCTGTCGGTCTTTCTTTACAGAGGGACACTTTTTGACAGGAGCTTCGTGTATTTTCCAGCCTTTGTATAGGGAAAGAAGTAAATCACACCTGTACCCAGACAGAGCAACTTTTCCTTCGACTTTTGACAAGACTTCAGCCAGGTCCCTGTGGTCTTTTTCAAACATTTCGAAAAAATAGGCTTTGGAGTCCTTTCTGGACTCGTGTGGGTAAGGAGGGTCACAGTAAAACAGTGTTTCGTTGCTGTCATATCTTCTAATTACTTCTACTGCTGGTGCATGTTCTATTTGTACTCGAAGTAACCGCTCGGAAATTGCTACTAAACCGGGTAAAGACCCAAGCCATCTTGATACTCCCCCGGCCATATTTTTCCGACTGGTCAGTTTATGATGTGCCCACCTCCCCTCACTGGCTTTTTGTACTAACCCGGTTCTAACCTGTCTTGCTCTTACATAGAAGTTTCTCGCCCTCTCCACGTTCGACGGGTACTCGGACTTTAGCGAGTTTTTAAACTCTTCCCGAGAAAAGGGGGTGAGACTTATCAACTTAATAAGTTCGTCAGCTTGTTCTCGGAGAACTCGAAAGAAATTTACTACCTCGCTGTCAAGGTCGTTGTAAGTTTCGACGGGGGATGGACTCTTGTTTATAATGACAGCACCAGAACCTCCGAAAGGTTCACAATAATGAGTAGAGGGTGGTAGCAGAGGAAGTAGCCACGCTAGATGACTAAATTTTCCTCCGTACCACCCGAAGGCTATTTTCTTTTGCATTTTTCTCCTCCTCATTCATCCTGATAGAGACAATCTGCCGGGTAATACCTCCTCCTCTTTGAGACTTTTTTCTTTTGACCCATAGGGCTTGTAAAAGTAAGAAACAGGCTTTTAACAGGTGGCCAAAGAATCTGTTTCGTATTTTTCTTTCATGACATCTCTTACACTTACACGGCCTCTTGTGAAGCATACGCCTTACCTCCAGTTCCAGTCCGAGGTGATTTCCATCATCTCGGAATTGTAGTCGGCGTTGCAATATTTGCAATCCGGGTCTTCACACTCTTCATAACCCGGACACCCCGATGCTTTCCTTTCAGCCTCATACTTTGCCTCAGACTCTGCTTCTTTCCTGAGAGAGTCTTCGTCTTCGGTGAAGTTCTCCCAGGTTTCCTCTAGATTCTTTCTCACGTTTTTTCCTCCTCAGTGACAGATTTTTCGCCTGCTTTCTATACTCCTAGTATACTACGGAGAATTCAAGTTGTCAATACTTTTTGTAAAAATTAGTTAACAAAGTTTTTTGGTCAGAGGGAGTAATCAGAACTAAAGACAGAATCAAGTGTAGGAAGGTGTGGCGTGCCCTCTTCATCAGACCACCCTTCTTCCTCGTCTCCTAAAAGAGCTTTCCTAACAGTTTTCGAGTCAGCCACGGCCTTCGGCCTGTGATGAAAAGTTAGACATATCTCTTCTTCGCCCCCTATTACAGTCGAGACTTTTTCTGTGACAATTCCATAATGAAGCAAGGTCTTTTTTATTTTAAGCAGGGAGTTTATCAGGAGTGAAGCGTCCTGTCCCTTAAACAGGTAAGGACTGCCCATCTTAACCTCATGAATTTTTTTGGCTCCTCCCCACAGGAAGAAAGAGAAATCCGGGGACATAAATATCTTTGAACACCCTACAGGTATTTCAACAGCGAGGTTTTTCACGGGAGTAAACTCCCTGACCTTACACAAAACTCCCTCGCAGGCATAAACGACTCCCCAGAAAGTCTCCGGGGTGACGGACAGACTTGTCGTTATTCCGTTTGATTCTGCCGTGGGTTTCTCAACGAAGAAGAGTGGTTTTTTTATAGTTTTTTCTGGTTTTTTCTCTCTTATTACCAGGGTTTCCAGGACACGCTGATACTGTGGTTTGGATTTTTCCAGACTATAATAGTCAATTTTTCTACCATTATCAGTAAGAACTTTGCTTATTTTAAGTTCCGGTTTTTCTTTCGGGAGAACTATCTTTTTTGTACGCTCCGCCCAGAAGAGAAATTCCAGAAGTCTTGTCACCCCTGTCTTTACAGTGACGGGTTTTTCCAGATAGAAAGTAGCCCCCCAGGTTTCTTCCTCTGTCTCCAGACAAAAGACCCAGTTTTTGTTTTCGTAGTATTCTTTCATGGTTTTTTTCCTTTCCATAGTAATAGAAATCCTTTCCATAGTAATAGAAATCCTTTCTCTGTCTGTATACTAGCATATCCCACGTTACACGTCAATACTTTTTGTAAAAAGTGTATAGCATACAGACAGAGAATAAGACCCCTAATTACTTCTGATAAAACTTATCTTCCCTTTAACACCCTCTTCAGGGGAGCTCACCATCTGAAATTCCTCGTCTTTTATCATTCGGCATAAAACTCTCAGGTAATCTTCATCTACAGAATAGCATTTGTCGTAATAGAACTCGCTGAGTTTTCCCGTTTCTGTGTTTTGTACCGATAGTTTTTCAGCGTCTAACCAGTAACGAAACTCATCAAGGTTGTAACATTCTCCGGTTTTTAGAAATAGCAGTCTGATAACGTCTTCTTCGGACCTATATATTTCTTCTACTAGTATACCCAGACTTGCAAAAGCCTCTTTTATCTTACCTAAATAACTTGTGACCAGTTGAGCTTCTTGTTTGAAGAAGGTATAACTCTCTCCTATATGTATTTTGTGTATCCTGTTTTCGTTTTCCCACAGGAAGAAAGAGAAATCCGGGGAGACTTTTACTTTACGGCACCCTATGTTTAGTTCTTTCCCGACGTCTTCCACTGGCAGAAAGTCCAAGTCTTCTTCTGAGATAAAACACCGAAAGTCTTCCCATACCCTTTTTACAAACTCCTCTTCCGTCTCGTCTTCTTCTTTTTTCTGGCCACAGAAGTCTTTTCCGTATATTCTGACAGCTTCCCAGAAAGTTTCGGGAGTAATACTAAAACCGCTATTTAACTTGTCTTTCATGCTCACATAGAGAACAGGTATTTTCGTTCTTGGAGTTCTGCACTCCCTGATTACAGTTGTTCCCGGCAACTCTTCATACCATACGGTCACTTTTTTATACACACAGTAATCTCTACAGCCACTTCTTCCCACATAAAGTTCCCTGTCTGTAAAGAGGGACACTTCAGGTATAGTCAACATACTTTCTTTCTCTGCCCATAGAAAAGCCTTAAAAGCAATCTCCATTCCCTCTTTTGCCTCCGGGCATTTTCCCGATTGGACTAGGGATACTTCCCAGTTTTCTCCAGGCTTAACTTTAAAGGTGTGCCTCGTGTGATTTTTTCTGTAATACATAATATTCTCCTTTCTATCTCATAAACTAAAACGTCATTATGGCCTCCAGGAGGCTTCAGAAACACAGCAAAAAGAACGGGGCACCCTTTTCCCTTAAATCGAAGTTGCCCCGTTTCTAGATAGGTTTTTGAGCTTATTTTGACACTTAGGAAATTAATGACCTTATTTCTCTGAATTGGACAAACTCAAAAACAGAAGTCTTTTTTACAGAACCATCAGGCATAGTTTCTTCTATTACTTTTCTTTTAGTAGTAGCCTCTACAGTTTTTATCCCGGACGCCCAGCAAACTTCCATCACAAGAAAAGAAGCGGAGAAAGCTCCGGCAATAAGAGCAGTAGTTTCACCGGTATTTTCTGCCAGAATCCAGTCGATTACGGGCTGAACATGGGCTTTTACACTATTAATATCACCGTCTACAGGAACCTGCCCCCATTTTCCCTTTACTTCAGCGGGCATATCAACACAAATAGAGTCTCCGACAGCTTTTTTCTGGTCTTCAGTGAGATTGTGACTTGTAACATTGAGTAATTTTTTCATTTAGTTCCCTTCTCCAGGGTTTTTTGTCCGTTACTCTGGGAGGACTTTTTATTTCTAAGTCTTTCAAATTACATATCAACTCATGTCTTTTTAAGTATAAAATAAGAGTGTGACACCATACGTCACACTCTTAAAGATTTTGACTTATTATTTTTGGTATAGAAGAAGTTTTACTTTAGTTAAGCCCGTGTATTTTTTGAAAGTAGTTAAAAAAGAACTTACAGCAGTCAAGTCCAGACACCTGAACTTTCAGTTTTTGACAGCTTACCTGTCTTCCTGTAGCATTAGAGTTGTAGAATTTGCAATGCTGGCACTGTCTGGTTTTCCCTTCAGAGACATTTATGTAGGCATAGTTTAAAGGTTTTTTGTTCGTAATCATGTTATTTTTCCTCCTTTTTGTGATAACAAAAATCCTTTTCGTGGTAACGAAAATCCTTTTCGTGGTAACGAAAATCCTTTTCGTGCTGATTCTTTCAAATACATATCAACTCATGTCTTTTTAGTTTTCAAATCTGTAAGCAACTTACGTATTTTTGAAAAGACATAGTAACCGCAAGGTTCTTTCAAAGAAAGCGTTCTCTCCTATACTGACGGAGGGTATTATTAAATCAGCATGAGCTCTTCCAGGCAACACAAAAGAAAGATAACCAGGTTCAATTTCTTCTCTCCATTTTTTAAGATATGTCACCCAGTTCCACCCTCTTTCCTGGCAGGTTGAGAGTCTTCGGGAGAGTCTTTCGTCAGAGCTGGCCTCCACGAAAATTCTGAAGTCAAAACTATCTCGTATTCTAATAGAAGAGAAAAGAAATATACCTTCAAAAATAACTAGAGTTTTTCCCGTCAGGTCTACTCTTTCCCAACCGGTTCGGGTATGGGTTTTGAAGTCGTATACCGGAAGACTTATGTCGGTTTTTCCTTCTTTGATGCCCCGGATTACTTCCTCCAGAGAAAAGAAATCATAACTGTCCGGTGAATCAAAATTAGTAGAATCCCTTTCTTCCACAGGAAGATGAGAGAGGTCTTTGTAAAAGTTGTCTGTTCCTATTACCTGTGCTTTGAGCATTTTACCCGCCAGAGCATGAGCTAACTCAGATTTTCCAGACCCAGAACCTCCGCACACACCTATTATTATCATATGTTTTCCTCCTTTTTGTGATAACAAAAATCCTTTTTGCTTTATCAAAAATCCTTTTTGCTTTATCAAAAATCCTTTTTGCTTTATCAAAAATCCTTTTTGCTTTATCAAAAATCCTTTTTGTGGTAACAAAAATCCTTTTTGTGGTATTTCTCTCAAATACATAAGCAACTTATGTATTTTTACAACTTCAAATAGGTATATCAACTTATGGCTTTTTAAGTTCTCTTCCAAATACACAAGCAACTTAGGTATTTTTGAAAAGCGTTGGGTGACGAGACTGGTTTAAGAGGGCGTCACAGCACGGAAGAGGCGGGGGAAGGACGGGCTGTCAGGGATGAAAAGGGTAACCAAAGAAAAGAAAGGTTAGTTGTTCCAGTTTTTCATAGGGATTGAATTCAATCATTCTCAACATCTTTCTCTTCCGTAATTGTGAGGGCTCGGTCTACCGCAAGTGAGTCCTCGATGGAATCCAGCACGGAAAAGGAATAACGATTGAACCAGTGAGTGGAACACTCACGGGACTTTTCTATCTTGCAGGCATGTTCAATATTACACCTGTGGCACTTTATTATCAGAACCCCTTTGTGGTTAACCGTAAGCCAGTCTAAATAGTTGAAATCTCCATCTATAGAAATTTCGTCGGCCTGGCCACAGGAGGTGCACCGGGGAAGACACTTTTCTGTAGGGGTAAGCAGGGCTACCTCGCTGTTTCTTACATGAAGAAGCATTTCCCCAAACCCAAACTCACTGAGGTCAAGAATGTGTTCTCCACGGTGTTCCTTAAAAGTCTTTTCAGTTTTGTTGGTAAAGGGTTTCGATGGTCTTCTCATGGTCTTACTATCTCCGTTATGACCGGAGGAGAATCCATTCTGAGATGGAAGTTGGGGGGATAGAACAAGGCCACACAATCGGGTCTCTCTATGCAGAGAAACTGGCATAAAGTTCTCATAGTGTTAATAAAGTTACTAAAGGAGTTACGGTCTGCTGAGGGGGTGTGAGTTCTGAGAGGGTCTGGACACGGAGGCGTCTCCCAGTCAATTTCACCCTCTTCTTCTCTTTTAACGTAACTGTTCAGTGTTCCGAACAAAGGGAGGACTCTTATGCTTGAATTATTTGCAAAGATAAGAAAGTCACTTTCTGACCAGAGCCGTTTTTTTACCTGTCCTATCTTGCTCATTTTTGGTTCATAGAGCAGAGATAAGAGAACGGACATCACCCTCTGGGGTTCGCTGGGAGCAATGCTCGATGTGAAAATAAGAATGTTAAAATCGGGAAATTTAAGACAGAGAAATAAAGACTTCAGACACAGGAAGGTAGTTTTTCCTTCGCCCGTTGTCATAGAGGGTGTGGCTAGTCCCAACTCATCCGGGGGTTCTAACTCTGCTCTTCTTTGAGCCGGGAGGAGACCCTCCGGGAAAAGTGTGGAAAAGTAATTTCTCACAAAGCTGTCCAGTGTCCTTTCGGGAATAGTGATAGATTCAACAGGATTTGCGTAATCTATAAAATCTTTTTCCTCTCTGTTTCTAAAGTCTGTGCCTGAGGTCAGGAAAGAGCTGTTTGAAACTCTTCTCGGAAAGGTAAACCCCTCAATCTTACACTCTTCGGGAGGAATAAATCCGGGAATAGGTCTGGAAACGCTGAGAGAAGCTCCGGTTGCGGGTGACGTGGGAAAGTTTCTCCTGTGTGTAAAGTATAAATCCATAAGAATAACTCTTCCTTTCTGTAAACAGAAATAAGAGGTTAGTTCAACCTCCTATCCCTGTTTACTCTTCGTGTCAGTTCCTTAAGTTTAAAGGTTCAAGTTTTATATAACTGGGCATGACTTTTTCCGGTTCCCTTGCAGAAGCAGTCCTTACTCTGTTTGACTTGACCCATTCTCTTAACTTGTCTATTTTATCTCTCATCATTTCAGAGGAGGGAACTGTTTCCTTTATGACTTTTTCGATGTCACCCATAGTGAAGTCTCTGCCCGTATCATAAAAGGCGTTGTGCATACTTTCTATGATAACCTGTTCTATTTCAGCTCCTGTGAAACCTTCTGTGAGTTTAGCCAGAAGTTTCAGGTCGTACTTATGAATGACAGGTCTTCTCTTTTCGAGATGGACTTTAAAGATTTCCATTCTTTCTATTTCGTCGGGGAAGTCAAGGAAGAACACAGCATCAAATCTTCCCATGCGAATTTCCTCCGGGCTGAACCCTGTAAGGTCATTAGCCGTGGCTACTACAAATACGGGAGAGGTTTTTTCCTGCATCCACGTAAGCATAGTAGAAGCTACTCGGGCACTTACTCCGCTGTCACCGACGGAGAGACGGGCACTCGCCCCAAAGAGTCCTTTTTCTATTTCCGATTGTGTTGCAATTACACCGTTTCCGTGTAACCTCTCATACTTTCGTATGAGTCCAGACTATATCATCTTCCTTTTCGTCTAGGAAGTCCCGTTTTTCGAGTCTACTTAGACCCTACACCCTTCCGGGTTAGTCGTTGAACGTTCCTTTTTCAAGGCTTCGCTGCTGGTTGCCGAATCCTTCAGATTGTCACCGTTTATAGGTACTGAAGGCTCTAACGGGTTTCCAGCAATTAACGGGATTTGCTCTATGGAATTACTTCCATAAGGGACTATTTTTCGGTGTTCTAATACGTGGCATGATTTACACAGAACTTTACCGTTTGACACGTCATTAAACTCCTTCGAGCTTATAACTTTTTCGATACTTTCTTTTGAAAGGGAAAACTCTCTATTGTAAGTGGAAACTAGAGTAAAGAGCGAGATAACATGGTGAACCACAAGACCCTTTTTACTCCCACACACCTCACATCTGTGCTTTTTAGAGAGAACTCCTATTCTCCAGAGTCGGAAATTGTCTGAATCCATTAATCTATGTCTTACCAACTCATACTTTTCCTGAAGATTTCCTCTCTTCCCAAGAACAGTTTTAGTGTAACAATTTTGAGAGCAGTAGACATTCTTGTAATAGCTGAGTCGAGACTTGTGGGTAATCATTTTGCCCCCACAACCAGCACATGTTGTCTCTACTTTATTACTCACCTTTTCATTATGGCAACTTACAGAGCAAAAAGGAGTTTTTACTTTGTTTCTTTTCCAGTTTATCTCAATAATTTTGCCACAGTTTTCACAGGGTTCATACCTGTTATTTCTTTTCAAGAAAGCCTGCCTGCACTCATTACTACAAAAGACATTTAATTTCCCTTTTAAAGAAGATTCGGTTAGTTCTAACACTTTGCCACACATCTTACATTCTTTCTTGACTCTTATACACTTAGAAAGATTTCTATACTTTGTTGAGCAACTCAGACTGCAAAAAGTATTTTTCTCTTTTTTGAGTTCTGTTTTGCACATTTTACAGGTTTTCATTTTCTTGTCTCCTTTTTCCAATAGTATACAATCTTTCTTTGTGTAAAGTCAAGCAGAAACTTTCACACCTACTAGGGGTTAATCCACCCACAAACAACACGGAGCTACCGCCTCACTTATAGCTATAGCAGTCCTGACATTTTCTTCAGACTGGCCGACAAGTCCGCCGAAAATTGCCCCCACGTCGAGTCTTAGAAGAGGCATTTTCCACATACCCGCTACGGCTTTGGCCACAAGGCTTTTTCCTGTGCCTGGTATTCCTGCGAGAAGCACACCCTTAGGAACGGGCAGACCATACTCTCTTGCCTCTTTAGAGAAGACTTTTTCTCTGCTTCTCACCCATTCTTTGAGAGAGTATAAACCTCCTACGTTCTTTATTGTCTCCGTAGCAGGAAAGAACTGCAGGGCTGAAGAGAGGGAAATTAACTGCTTTTTCTCCTCTAATATTCGGTCTATGGCCTCTTCAGAAATCTTTCCGTTTTTTGTCAGAGCTTTAAACAGCACCCTTTCTGCCTGGTTAAAAGTCAGGCCAAGAGCAGAGTTGACTATCTTTTCTTTCAGTGTGTCGCTGATGTTATCGAGTTTTTGTCCCGGAATACACACCCTGCTTAACGTATTTTGGTAAAGACCTTCCATTTCGTCACTTCCGGGAAGAGGGAAAGAGATAGTTGTTATATGGTCTCTCAGTTCGGGAGGAACCGGGAAAGAACAGGGAGAAATAAATACTAAAGTAGACCTTTTCATTCTAATCCGGGAAGTCACTGATTTTAATTTGATTAGAACCCTTGTGTCTTTCAGGAACAAGTGAAAGTCGTTTAGAATAAACAGAGAGTTTTTTCCAAAGATTTCTATTTTATCCAGAACTAACAGCGGGTCAAGCTCTTTACCCAGCATCCCTTTTTCGTCTACAGTCAGGTTTTTTCTTTCTCCCAGGCAGGTCATACCTTCTCCGAATACCCATGAAAACATCTTCTTGTCTTCGTGGTCTTTAAGAATGGTCTCCAGAGCAGAAGTAACCCTTGCCGTTTCTGGAGAAATAATGTTTATCAAAGGGTATCTGGCTCTTATGAGCAGGTCTAATTCCTCAAGCGTTTTTGTTGTATTCATACTCGTTCTCCTTTTCTTTGTAGTAATCTTCAGTGAGCTCCCTGCTCTCTGTCTGACCTATAGCCTGTTCCAGTTTTTTAGTTAGTTCAAGGCACTCGGCACCTACCGTGCCTTTTATCCCTTCAATCTTTACTTCACCCTTCCGGGTGATTTTTAACTTCATTTCTTTCATACTTGTGCTCCTTCCGTTATCAGGCCAGTTTAAAGCCTGTAAGTATTCTTCAGTCCATATCATACCATAGCTTGTAAAAAATGTCAATACAATTTATACTACAATTTAAAGTATTTCATTTCGACCCATTCTTACCTGGGACACTAACCGGAGACTTGTCTGATACCTTGTTTCTCATTAACTCTATTAAGTCCGCATGGGTGACACCCAGAGAGTCTTTCTTTAACCTGCTGTTAAAGTTCTCCAGACTCCCTGTCGTGAACACAGGGGTTTGCTCTCCCCGGTTCTCTAAGTCCTGGAGCTTCTGTGTGAGTTGGTGAACAACCTTATTGGTTTTTACGATGTTTTCCCTCAGAGTTTCAGATTCTTTAGTTTTGGTTTCCCTCTGTTCCCTTTCTTTAGAAAGATTGCTCCTCAGGGTTCTTACCTCCTCCTCTAAAAAAAGCTGTTTTTCTTTTAGTTTCTTTATCTCCTCAGTCTTTGCCTGGTTATCTTTAGTAAACTTTTCTAAAGTAGCCCAGTATTCTTTGTCTCTAGTTTTTCTGTCTTCTCCTATGAAGAATTTGAACACTTCCAGATTACTTTGCTTGGCCGAAGCTACCATCTCCACGATAGAGCAGGTAAGGTCTTTCAAAACCTCCCCCAGAGGCTGCGGGGAAGAGACCCCTAAAGAAACTTGAACAGGCTTTTCAGAAGGAAGGTAAATATCCAACAAACCATTAGTGCTCGCTAAAACTTCCAGCTTGGCTTTAGTGTCGGAACTCTCTGAACTCTCTGAACTCTCCAGAGTCTCCGTCTCCTTTGAGCTCTCAGCACTCTCCTGGCCTTCGTGACTTCCGGGGATTGAAGAGAAGAGTTCAGCATACTTCTTCTCTCTCTCCTTTAGTTTGTTCTCTCTTTCTGCATCCTCTCTCTTTTTTCTTCTCGCCTCTCTTTCTTTGAACTCTTTCTCTTCTTCGGCTTTGAGAAAGGCTATTAGTTCTTTGTTACCTTCCTCACTTTCCCGTATAGACCGGGCGAGCTTTTCGTCTCGCTCTCTATCCCATTCTCTGGTGAACGTTTCCAAAGACTTTAGTTCATCGGCGGAGAGCTTTTCTTTGTGAAAGGTATACAACCACTGGTTTCTTTTTCCGGGCTTACTCTCTTTTGTAAATATTCCTTCTTCTATTATTCCTCTCAAGCAACTGTTTATAGCTGTGGCATTTAACTGCCCCTCAAACTCCTCCATATCCCTTTTGGAACCGTATCTCATAGCAAAGGGACTTCCTTTTCTTATAGCTACGTGAAAGAGTTTAGTTCTAACTTCCTCTTTCTTCTTAGGGGATACTCCATAATACTTTCCTTCTGCTTGTTCTTTGATAATCTTTTTGGTTCGTTCTTTTAGTATGTGCATGTAATCATTCTCTCCTTTGTGGAATTATTCTTGTTCGTGTCCCGGGCTGGCCTCAGCAGGGCGGGTATCCAGACAGGTCAAATCCTGGTTGTCTAAAATTGTAATTCTGTTTAACTGACCGTAATTATCACCCAACAGTTTTTCCGAGCCCTCCTTTCTGAAGTCCATTATGAAAGCGTTGGTGTGTACATTGTAACGAATTCTTTCCATTATGCACACGTCATCCGGGCTACTCTTGAGGACAAATCTGGTTCCCTTTTTGAACTCACGTTCAATTTCTTTTTGTAGCCCTTCTATTTCATCTCTTATTTCTTCTATCCTTTCTTCACAGGTTGTTATGTGCTCTGTTAGGCTCTCGAGGTCTCTCTGGGTCATATGCTATCACTTCCTTCGCTAGTTGTTAGTTTGGTTAGTATTGTTGTCTTTTAGTTTGTAAATAATGTATCAGTTATTTTTTCGAAAAAAGGTCTAAAACACGAAAATTCTGGGTATAATGAAGACAACCTGTGTCTTCATTGAACTTTTCATTTTTTAAATCCTCCTCTTTAGAATTTGTTCTTCTTTACTAAACAAAAATTCACCCTAATTGTGACTTTCTGCCTTCTGAGCCTTGAATAATTGTTGACCTGCACACCAGGCAGTGGCTGGACGCTTCTTACAACAGAAAAATTTTCATCAAATTTTTCCCAGCCATGACAAACTTGTCCTTTCGAGGAAAGTGAAAATTATGAAGTGTTACTCTGTCAGCTTCTTTATTTTTCTGCCTCTTCAAAATTTCTTCCCTCCTCATTTTTCTTCTCCTCGGTTTCCCTGAATTGTTGACTATCTGCGGTCAACAAATATTCACCATTTTTCTGAACCCTTACACAGAGCCACTTTCCGAGAGGCCATTTTTCTAGTTGACTAAAGTTGTCAACATCACCTTTTTTGACTTTCTCTAAAAGTGCGTTTCCCTCCATGACAAACTCAAGGTCTGAAAAATCCAAAAATCGTAAAACGCCCACCAGTCCTGGCTCTTCAAAAATGGGCTACTTTTACCAAAAGTCGGAAAAGTCTACTAAAGTTATCAACCTATCCTGCATGCCGTGTCAAAATAAGCAGAAAATGGCTATACAATCTATACTACCACAAAATTCGCTGGGAGTCAAGCCCTGTCGTGTTCTTCAGTTTTTGGGAAGTTTGGACCCTTTCAAACTATGCGGAGAACACGACCTGTAGGGCTTCTCGTAATTGGGCACTTTTGTCCTCTTAGTCCAAATTGCACAATCTGGGAACTACCTTATTTTTTTGCGTTATTTTAATTTTTTCCCTTTTTTCTTATTATCTCTGTCATTCTCATAATGACATATCCGCCGTGCTTACAAACATAGGCACTGTCTGCTTCTTTGCCCTGATTCCTTACACTGAGCCGTTTTTCGTAGTGAGGGCAGTCACAGGTGATATGGCCTTCCTGATTTTTCTTTATCCTGTAGGTATTAAACCTGTCTCCATTCCAGGAGTTATAATTAGACACGGAGTAGGTGAGGCTTCCAGTCTCACCCTCTATGTTTACTATGGACATGGAGGAATATTCCTCCATAAGTTTTTCTTTCGTTCTTGGGTCTATATTCATTTTCATGTTATTTTTCCTCCTTTTTGCGATAACAGTTCGTGGTAACGAAAATCTTTTTCGTGGTAGCATTTTCGTCTGTTTGGTTCTTTCACTAAAATTATTATAGCACGGGTGAAGATAGTTGTCAATACTTTTTGTAAAAATTATTTAACTTTCTTTTTCCCTTCTTTTTCCCTTCTTTTTCCCTTCTTTTTCCCTTCTTTTTATGGGAGAAAATGCAAAAACGACCTCGGAGAAAGGTCGTTTTTAGTGAAAGAACTCTACTCGTTACCCCTGTCCTGAACGAAGAAGAGAACGTATTTATATAGTAGCATATTTAATGTGGCATGTCAAGATTGTTTCCTCAGGATTAGTGTATGTCATACTTTAGCTTTTTATACTCCTTCAGTCTCTTAAAAGAAAGGGCTTTACAGATACTTATCTCATCTATCATGTCTACTACCTTAGATACTTTTTTATCTGCTTTTTCCCGGACTATTCTCCCGACTGCCTGCTGGACACTTCCCTTAGGTGTGGCGAGGATTACCGTATCTATAGAGGGTATATCTAAGCCCTCACAGTTATGTACGAGAGCTTCGCCCGCTAAAAAAGAGTTATCAGCAGGCACTGACATATCTACTACTTTTTGTTCCCCCATGTTTTCAATGCTTTGTACTTTTGCCCAGATATAGTCTAAGGCTTTTGCTAACTCCGGTATTTGAAAGAAGTTAATAAGAAAGCTAAAGCTCTGTTTTTCCGCTGCCTTGTTGTGGTTAACCCATGAAAAGGACATTTTTTGTTCTTTCAGCAGGCTCACTATGTCCGTTTTTCGGATTTTTCTTCTTTTCAGTTCAGAAAAAAGAAGTTTTGTAAAATACGTTGGGATATAGTTGGTAGGGCTTTTTGTGACTCTTCTTCCTTTACTCATAGAGTCTTCTATTCTTTGTTTTCTTCTTCTTAGTTTTAACGGGACAGTTTTTAAAAACTGCTCGCTAAAATTCCGGGAGATGCTTAGGACAAACATCATATTCTCCGCCGACGGGTAGAGGGTTGAAAAAATACCCAGCCTCCAGAGTAAAAACTTAATTTGTGTTACTAATTTTTGAGAAGATGAAGAGAAAAGTATCTCTCCTCTTTTAGTTACGCACCCGTCTGTGTCGAACAGTCCAGCGAGCAGACTTCCTATTTTCTGTTCCGGGAGAAGTAGAAAGGGCTGAGGGATTTCTTTACTGCGTGCCGTGACCCCGAGTCCGAGGTTTTCTATCTGATGTCTTAACCATGTTTTTACTCCCTTTCCGTTTTTTCCCTCCCCACAGACTCTGTAACGGTATTTTCGCACTTTTTTAAGGGTCATGTTATGTGTTTCTAAAATGCTTTTCACGTTTCTTAGGACGTCTTCGTCTGCGGAAATGAACGACAAGACCCCTTTTTTATACTGGCTCATGCTTCCGTCACCTATGAAACAGCCTAATAGCCAGAGTTCGCTGGTTTTTATAGGAGTGTCTATGACCTGTTCTATTTCCAATTTTTTGGGGAGGCTCAGATGGCTCTGTAAAGATAGCTTAGCGACTTCTTCCCAGCCTTTTTCGGTTAAGACTTTGTGGTCTGCCGTAGCTAAGACGTCCCCAAAGGAATGTGTCAGTTTAAAGCACTCTTTTTTACCTGAAGAAATGACTTTTCCCGACTGTGTTATCTTTCCTGAATGGGTAATGCAGTTTACGCTTTTTCCGACAAGGTTTTTAAATTTCTGTGTTTCCCCTGTCACGTAGTCAATAAAGTCCTGTTCTTCGCTTATACAGGCCATTGCAAAAGTGCCGAATATCACGTCTTTTGTTGTAGAAATGTCTAAGTCTTCCTGCTTCATTCCTCCCATGTAATACCCTTGAGAAATGTTTATGTTTTTGTGTTCATTTGCTTTACAATAGGCTTTTAATAAAGAAGATAATGTTTCCAGATGTCCTCTTCTATCACTTAATACTAATATTTTTCGGCCTTTCTCCGCAGCCTTGACGAGGTAGTTGAGTATTTGAAGGTTTCGAGACTCGCATTCTATTAAGAAGGATACAACCTTAGTGAGATTTATCTTTTTTCTGAAGTCATAGAAGGGTCTCTCGTTAGTAATGGGAGGAATATTTGTTTTTACCATGTGGACGTCCACCTGCTGTTTTCTGCTGTCAGACATTACAGAGACTATTTTTCCTATGTGTGTAAAGAATACCTTTTCCTGACAGTCGTTTCTGGTGGGCGTTGCCGTGACCCCCAGGCGGTATCTTGCGGGAAATCTCCATATCACTGTTCTGAAGGTTCCTGCCCCGAACCTGTGCTCCTCGTCAACACAGATTGTTCCATAGTAGTTATAGAACTCTTTTGGGAGGTCTTTAGCCAGGAGTGTTTGTACTAAGGCCACACTTATCTTTTTGTCTGCCCAGTCTATGTCATCTCCTGAGAGTATTCCTATGTCTTTATCTTCTATATTATAGAATTCCTGTATGCGTTCTATCCACTGGTTTACAAGAAAGGTCTTATGCACAATTACCAGAGCTGTTTTCTGCAGGGACGCTATTACTTTTAGACACACCACTGTATTGTGTATTACTGTACAGGTTTCAGTTACTAAATAAAGATGGTCTTTATTGTCTACCAATAGACATCCTACTTCTTTCTTTCCTATGGGCTCTATTGTTTTTATTTTTTTATGGGGAGTTTCCCCGCAGCCTTCCGGGGAGGAGAAGTCCTCAGGAAGGACAATTCTGAGATGGTAGGTTTTTTCTCTGGAAAAACTTGTGCAAGTACCACCGAGAGAGCTTACCAGAAAGGTTAACCCTCTTGCCAGGGTTCTTGACTGTGTTTTGAAGTCCCAGACATTTGCTTTTCCCCTTCCTCCCATGTCGAGAGCACCCTGAAGAAGAGCTTTTCTCTGGCTTTTACTCCCGAATAAGTAATTGTAAGGTATTTTAGAAGAAGAGCCTCCTACACTCTTGAGTTGCTCCGGCGAAGACAGGGAATCTTGGAGGAGTTTGTCAAGTTCCTCCGAAACATTTTTTAATCTTTCAAATATCAAAGTTCTGCTGTTTCCCAGCGGAAGACCTGTTAATTTGTGGGTTTTTAAAAGGGCACTTTTTGCCGTGTTTTTAGCTTGCTCATTCTTGTCATACAGATAGAGTTTTCCCTCTTTAAAAGCCCCTCCTGAGAGCAAAAGTCCAAGTAAGTAAGGAGAGAACACCTGCTCTTTTTCCGGTAAGTCTACAGGTTCACACAAAGGGACTTCCAATTTTTCCGGGGGACTGTTCCGTATTTTCTTAAGAGTGACAGGAGCTTCCGAATTCTTTAGCTGAAATAGCTGGTCATCATCACAGTCTACGAAACTTCCGTCACTAAAGGTTACTCTGAAGCAGTCTTTTTCTCCGTTTCTGAAAGTCTGCAACACCCTCGTGGGTTTTCCGTCCCGGCCTATTACCATGTCACCGGGAAGAATGTTTCCAAGAGTTTTGAACCCCTCTGGCGTAAGGACAGGAGTAGAAAGTGTCTGACATTTTCCTTGTCCGCACCCGGCCTGAGCACTGGCACCATAAAGGTCAGTAACACCCTTTACAAACTTTTCATAAAAAGATTTTTGACCTGGTCGAAGGGTTATTCTTTCTTTGAAGTTTACGGCCTTACCGTAAGACATGGAGTCCCTGATGTCTTCTGTTCCTTTTAGCCGGTTGGCCATTCCTCTGGGAAAGAGAATTTCGTCTCCTTCCTGCTCGTAGAGTAAGTCTGTGGGGGAAAGACCCTTTGTAGATATTCCCATCTTTAAGTTGTTTAAATACTCAGGGTTTGGAAGGACACAGTCTTTTTTGAATTCTGGGACGAGGGGGTGGTCCTTCTTTAATCTGAAATATCCGTTTACTTGCATAGTTAGTTCTCTCCTTAGTTTCTTTTATTTTTAGCTTCTTTACGAAGGTAACTTTTCGTTTTTCATTTTTTCGCATATTTCGCCCGTAATCGCCGGAGTCTAAGTGACATGAAGGATACATTACCTGCAGAGCACGGGCAGAAAAACAACTTGGTACAGTGTTATCACCTAGATTATGGACAGTATTCGTAGTAAAGGTGGTATTAAGTCCTGTTAGACTCGCACAAGAGGTGGAGTTGCTGAACCAGTCACACAGAGCAATCATCTTTTTTCTCCGTTTCTTCTGATAACAGAGTCAGTCTGTATTTGTAATCCCCGCTCGCTTCTTGGGTTATCTTTGTCCTCACATTCTTTACTGCAGTATACAAATGCTTTTTCGGCCTTAGAACAACAAGTGCAGTAGTCTTGCCAACAATGCTCACACTGTTTAACTACATTCATTTGAAATATTACCAGTTCACACGCCCCTGAGCAGAATTCTTCATTGTTTTGTGCCGTGGAATGTTCCGGTAAAAATGTCTCTTCACAGACATGACACCAATATGGTTTATCCATATGATTATATCCCCGTTTCTTTTGCTTTTTTGTGCTGGTTCTCATCTCCGGTTAGAAATCTATTTAGTTGAGCACCTAAGGCTATTGTAGAAGCCGTGTCTAACACACGAAGAGCGACCCTTAGTTGGGTTCTTTCCTCGTCTGTTTTTGTTCGCTGTTTTAAATGCTCATAAATAAACTTCTGAAAATGTCTTTTAAGTGTCATAACAGTTCCTCCAGGTCTTTGTCTACTTTGGGTCTGGGGGTAACTCTCGGTGCGGGTTTTTTATCCCTTAAGCCAACCTGTACAAAAATATAAGCCAGCATGGCCACACTTCCCACGGTTACACCGAGAGTGAAAAGAATCAGACCAGAGACGGACAGCACCCATAAAGATAAAGTCATTGCTAAACTCCTCTCTTTTTCTAAAATTCTATCATAAAGTTGTATAAATTGTCAAGCCTTTTACTCGCTGTAGAACAAACAGGCTTTTTCTTCCAGCAGTTTCTTTTCTAATTCTGTCAGCTTTCGCACCTGTGTCCCTCGCGTGGGAGTAAGGTGCACGGCTTCTAGTTCATACCCCTCGGATACAAGAACTAGGCCATCGAGGTCTTCAACCCTACCATAACCGCTTACAGATGCAGTGAAAGACATACCACTTCGTAAAGACTCAGCCAGTAGGTGACCTTTTGGAGAGTCTAAAATGCTCGCCTCGAATATAAGGTTAGACCCCTCGTCTATGGATAGGTCTGTGACTACCCCACAGAAAGAAGATATGGGTGTGGGAATTTCAATTGAAGAATCAGCAAAGACCACAGGGATACCCCCCTTTTCTCTGGCCTTGTTAACAGCCTCCCTTACTACTTCTTCCGGGTAGATTCTATTATTGGCATTGATTCTCCCCGCCTTTAAAGCTGAGCCTTTTATTTTGCCTTCTTCCGAGTAAAATTCAAGTTCTGAAAGTGCCCCTTCAAGTTCTGAAAACATAGTTCTCCTCCTTTTCGTTATCACGAAAATCCTTTTCGTGGCAACGAGACTCCTTTTCGTGATAACGAAAATCCTTTTCAGTGTCTCCCGTAAGGACACAGGCTTTTTCTCTGGCGAGACCGGCGTGCAGTAACTTCAGATGCTCTCTAGGAAAACCCAGAAGTTCACAAAAGAGAAAGGGTATTGGCATGTAAGGCCACATGTTTATTCCCCCCGCACTGAAAAACATGTTGCCCAGTGCTCTGAGTATATTCAGTGGGGGAGGTAGTATTTGAATTTTATAAGCTCCGGGAGCGTCACCCACACAAATTACTCTTCCTTTTGCTACAAAAGAAACGGACTGGAGTTTGACTACCTCTTTCATCAGCATTTTGATAAAATCTCCTCTTCTTGTCTGTCTCTACACTCATTGCAGAGGAAATAAGGCTCAAAAGGTTTACCAGTATTAGTTATGTCCTCTACTACTTTCCAATAGTCCATATACTTTAAGGGTTCCTTACAATGGTGGCAGGTTTCCCCTTTTTCTTTCCAGTCTTCCCTCGCTTTTTTGCACGTTTCGCATAAAATTACTAACTCTTTTTCTATCATCACAGGGTAACTTTTCTCAAATTCCATCTTTTTCTCACAGTCATAACACCATCTTGTTTTCGCCTTAAAGCAAGAGCGACACAGCTCCCTGACAGGCCAGATTATTTTTCCTTTTGGGTGTTGCAGTATCTCGCTTTTATCAAAAGTATCTCCAAGTTTTGCTGGAAAACCCTCTTCTTTCGGGACTGAAATCTCATGTCCTTTTTCACACTCTGTACACCTCACCCCGTAAGTTACTGTTCCAGGGGGTGTGTCCACACCTAATATTTTAGCTTTCATTAACATACTTTTTTCCTTTCTTTTTACGGGAAGATTATCCCGCCGGTTTCGACGGGATAATTGTTTTCCCTACTTGCACTCAAACCAGTTCACCCCAACAAGGTAATCCACCACCAGGGGTATTCTTAGCTTAACCGCACTTTCCATCTCACTTTTTATGAGAGGAACTAACCTTTCTATCTCTGTTTCCTTTATCAAAAAATTGAGCTCATCGTGCACCTGGATTAAGAGCTGGCAATTTTTCCACCAGTCTCCGGTCTCCATGAGCTTCAGGCGAATGTTTCTCATAGCTATTGAGACTATGTCGGCGGCACTATTCTTGGCTATTACCCCGTCTGCTACGAATTGATGTAAGTCGTCGTCAACAGAAAGGGTGTACATCTCCTGTTCCTCACCGAGATACTCAATTTTATCTACTATAAGGTAGTCATACTTTTCGTCAAAGACAATTCCGAAATCTCTTGCCATTTTGTACAGGAAATGTAAATGGCATTTTTCTGGTCTTTTCTCTAACAGTTCTTTGTATCTGTAGGACTGGCGGGTTATTCCGGGAGTAACCCTTCCTCTGGCGTTTCGGGTGAATTTTTCAAAAAACTCTTTTATGTATACATCGGGACATTTTTTCTTCGTCCTGTTGTAGAAAGAGCCGGAGAAAATTCCAATCCAGGCCAGGAAGGCGTGTTTGTGCTGTATTGTTATCTGGTATAGAGATAGCTTAGGAGAGTTCTTTACCTCGAAGACAAAACCCCCGGAGGTTAAGAGAAAGGCTATCTCTTCAGCCAGATTACGTTCAGAAAAAGTAAGAATTACTTTATTCCCGTCGAGTTGTCCTCCTCCCTCCACGAGACCTTTTAAGAACAGCCTGCGTAAGGGGTGGACACTCTTATAAATGTGCTCAGGGACTTTTCCACTCCTGACGTCAAACTCTCTTAAGAAAACTTTAAGCAACTGCTGGTCAGTTATTATAAGGTCAACAACTGAATGGGGGGATGTCCCCACGTCTCTTCGCCTGCTCTCACAGGTAAAGAGGATTCCATTCTCTAAGAGAGATTTAACAAGCACGTTTCTTACTTTTTCTTCAAGGGTTATGACCCGACTAGAAAGAAGAGAAGTTGTAAATCTAATCTTTATGTGAGTTTTCTCACCCTCATCTATGATTTCTCCCCTCGAAAGCAGAAAACCTGAGAGGTAAAAGAGAAGATTATAGTCAAACCTCCGTTCACAAATATTTCTACCCCTGTAGATGTCCAGGTTTCTCGCGTTGTATTGCCCGAAGTGTTGCTCTCCGTAAGGAGTGGCGACCATATCCCCCTCTTTAAGAGACAAGATATTTTTCCACTCCAGTTTGTCGGAAAGGACTTTAAAGTTGTGACGGTTGTCACACTTTACACTATAGCCGTTTTTAAAAGTCACTTTCATGAGTGGAGCCTTACCCATAGGGAGAACTTTTGCTGGTTTCCAGTTAAAACCCGTCCATACCTGCAGTCTCTCTCCGGGATAACTCTTTATCAAGTTGTCTATAGTCTTGTATCCCTCAAGGGTTAGAATTCGAGCGGAAGATGGGAGACACCCCTGAATGGGGCTTTGACCGGTGATATAAACCGTGCCCTTTCTTCTGACCACAACCGTCCCGTTTTTTACAGTAGGGCACCAGACAAAAGAGACTGTTTTCTCTTTTTTGTGCTCAGGGAGGAGATAAACTCTGTCCTTTCCGGGAGTGTATCCAGCGTATGAAGACAGGTTTCTAAAGGAGAGTTCATAGCTCTTCCCAGATAAAAAGCACAGTATCTGGTAGAGGTCAGGGCTTATTGAAGTAGACCCTGTTCCTATCAGGGTTTCTAAAAGAAGTCTGCACTGTCTTTGGGACAGATTTAGTAGAAACTCCAGAGAAAGGGGGTGTTTCAGAAGTTCCATGTCTGAAATACCTGCTTCTTTCTGTGGGTTTGTAGCAGTTTTTAATATCTCGTGCCGGGCACAAAGATTTTCAGTAGTTACAAAAAAGTTTTTGGCTTCTACTCTGTCATATACAAGCCACCTGTGATTTTTGGTTGTAAGGGCACTTATTTCCGGGTGAGAGAACTCTATGCATGGTTCATCATAGCCCGGGAACATACTGACAGCTATTAGAGTGTCCCATTCTAAAACACCTTCCCCCGTTATTGTGGCTAACACATCTGAGGCAGTTAAGTTCTTGTAAGAAAGCCAGCCTCTTTGGGAAAGCACCTCTGTTTCTTCGTCGAAGCAGTTTACCGCAGCCCTTTCGGCGTGTCCTTTTTCCTCAATAGCTTTTTTTCTCTCCTTCGGGTCGGCTATTTTCCAGGGAGCCTTAACCATCGCTGCGGGTAAGGGGCGAGCTCTTCCTGTCAGGGTTTTTACAACCCCGACTTCTCTGGCTATGTCTTTATATTTTTCAATATAACGTGAAACGCCTTTGTAAGTAGCCATAAAGTTTGAAATAGCTTTTTTAGCTTCTTCCTCCGTTAAAAAGTCTCTTGGGTCGTCAAGTTCTTTGTTTATGGTTTCTGCAAGAGAACTTGGTCCCATTCCGTAAAAAATCCTTTTTCTGTAAATTTCTATACAGTGTGACTATACCTTTAAATGTGCTTTTTAATAAATTTTCCGTTTTCGTCCCTCTTAAAAGTTTTTACTTGCTCTTTTTTGCACTCTGACAACCGATTCCCTTTTGGTAAAGACTTATGAAGATTGTGCTTTTTAGCATGACATCTTCTGCAGATAACCTCTAAGTTCTCAACCTCATTATTAAACCTGTTTTCGTCTTTGTGGTGAACACATAAGTTCTGTAACCCCCCACAGAGACAGCAAATTTTCCCATATGTTGAGAAGGCGAGTTTACAATAGTAACTACGACCTACGCCCGTTTTAAACCCCGGGTGATTTTTCCCAACCAATCTTTCCTTTTTTACGGGGGTTACGCGGGTATTTTTGTAACGAAGTCTCCCTCTCTCCCTTGCTCTGTCCTCTTTGCAAAAAAGACAATATTGTTGATTATTTCCTGTTAGTATAAAAGGTAGTTTACATTTTTTACAAAGTTTCTGTCCGTCAGTCATCCATACCACTCCTTTATATTAACTTTAGCACATTTTGCCTGCCGTGTAAATAAACTCGATTGATTTATTCTCTAATTAGTAGAGAACAGACGGTTTATTTATGCTTACCCTACACCGAGTAAGCAAAGTCGATACACTACGCTTGTCCTTAAGAGTAGCACGGGATAGCCCACAACTTAGCTGATTTTGGCCTATGTTTCGGATTCCCCCGTTTTGAGCAGGTTTAATGGGGATTACATCTTCCCCCGCTTCGGCATTTTTTACCATACCGAAGTTGACGACTTTTGCTTTGTCCCGAAAACCGGGATATTTTGCCTTGACTTCGCTGGCCTCACAGTCTAGATTAAAACTTCCTTTTGCCGTGGTGCTGTGAATGTCTCCATCGTTCATGTAGACTTTCATCATCTCCGGGTCTTTGCTGAAGTGAGTTCCCACTCTTAACTCCAGTTGTGAGTAATCCAGTCTCAGCCATTTCCAGCCCTCTTCCCCGGAAGAACTAAAGGCTTTCCTTACCTTATAGTCTGACTTATGTGAGATGTTCTGCAAATTCATTTTGTTACCTTTCAGGCTCTTTATCCTGAAATTCTTGCGGTTTCCCGCAAGTTCAGACTATATCTTTATCTTAGGCGAACTGACCTTTTGAATTTCTCATTCTCTGCGGGTAGTGAATTTTCATGTGTTCACTTCTTGACAAAATTTCTAGGTTTTCAATGGAATTGTTTTTTCTGTTTCCGTCTTTGTGATGAACTAACTCTTTTGTTGACAGTTTCCTTCCTATATGGTTTTCCATTACTCTTCTGTGCACTTGGTATCTATCACCCTCAGAGGAAACAGTAATGTAACCGTCGTATGTATACACCCTGTCTTTTCTTCCTTTTCCTCGTCTTTTTAAACCTAATAAATGTGCCTTCATTAGAATGGCACTTGTGGTTCTTTTTAAAATATCAGAACAGTAATGCAACCCGTGTTTTGGGTAGTTTTCTCTGAACCACGCTATTTCAGACTTAGTCCAATCATTTCTCATTTTTCTTCACCTCGCTCTTATTATAGACGGGAGAAATATTTTGTCAATCTTGGTAATCAACCTAAGATACTCTGTGTTCGTGCCTTTTCTATCTGTTCTAGATTACATCAAGGTAGTCGTTACACCTTCTTCGCATTCCTGCGAAGCTCGGCTCGGTATTGTCATATTCCTCTGGAGAGAAACTTAGATTCCACCGAGTTAACAGAGATTCTAACTTTCCGTCACCGGAAAGTAGCCCCATTTGAGGATTCGAACTGTTATGGTTTAAAAAGCCTCCGGCGTAGTAAGACTGGTCTTCTGCTACCTCTATGTCCCATACTTCCCCTCTTCCAAAGGGACGTATAGCGGTTATGAAGCTTCTTTTGTAACCTGTGCAGTTTGTAGGAGTGCACCTATGCTTGTTTCCGTAGACCTCTTGCCCTACGAATAAGCCTCCAACAGATACCCACCATCCGTGAGGGGTTAGGATTTGATGCTCTTTTGTGCATACCAGTCTCCACCCGGCAGTTGTGGTTATTTCGTAGAGGTCGTCCTCACCCTTGAAAATCAGTTTGTTTATGGGTTTATATCTTCCCTCACATGTCATAATTCTCGTGGGTATGGTCAAGTCAAGTTTGGATATTTCAACTTCCTGAAGTTTTCCCCGGCCTCTTCCGGTCTTTACATAGAGTAACGTATCTTTAGCCACGCAACTCAACCTCCCGGTTTTTGTTCCGGTTCTCTCATCTTTTGAAAGCTGGTTGAAACTGGTATGAATTCTGCCGTTTTTGGCAAACAGGACGAGACCTTCCAGATATGTCCCGATGAGTTTAGTAAGCTCTCTCTGTTTTAGCATCCAGTAGGCTATTTCACATTCAGCCCCCTTTTTCTGCAGACCTGCCTTAAAGGCATCATACTCTCTCTTATATTTTCTCATTACGTCTTTGTCTGTGCAGTATTCCCCTTTTTTGTTCATGTCACCCTCAGGCTTTAAGCCGAGAGTGTCAAAAAGCACCTCATTTAACTGTTTTGTGCTCTTTATGTTAAAGGTTTTTCCTGCCAACTCGTAAATCCTATTCTCTATCGTTACCAGTTCTGCTTTTGCTCTTGTTTCCATGTCTTTCAGTAAAGCGACGTCTATGGGAGAGCCTATGATTTCCATTTCCGTAAGCACTACAGCAAAGGGGAGTTGAACTTCATAGAAAATCTTGTTATCCTTCCCCGCATTTGAGGTTTCTATGATGTTTTTGAAGTATTCATACAGTTTATAAGTCCACACGGCGTCGTCCCAGGCGTACCTGCCGAGGGAGGCTATGGGGACTTTATCTACTCTCAGAAGAGCTTTTTTGCTCTTTTTTAATATCTGAACCTTCGTTTCATCAGGGGCAACTTCGTTAGCTTTTAACTTAACTGGTTTTCCTGTTTTTGTAAACAAGGCTTTTTCTCTGGGAGCAAAGTCTGTCAGCTCCTGCATCTCATACCCGAGAAGTTCTTTTACAAGCTTTTTTAACTTATGAGAAATTTCTCTTTCCGGTTCGAGTATCCAGGAGGCAAGCATGGTGTCCCATAAGTGGGTTTCTCTTATGGCTTTTTTGTAAGGAATAGTAATCCCCTCGTTCAGAAGGGCGTTCCAGTAAGGAGCGTCCGCTATGTAAATACCCATAAGCCAGGACGCTTTTATGTCAGCTTTCATGTTGTGCATGACTATCAATTTTTCGGGGTCTTCTAGTATGGGTTTCATAGCCCCGGCAACGAGTTCTATAGGTAACTGTGACTCCCCCGTTGTGTGCCCAACAGGTATGTAACAACCGTCTACGTGGCCGTTCTCTTTCCATGCAAGAGACATTCCTACTACATCAACGTTAGGAAAGTCACGGTCTACGTATTCTGTATCAAATGCTATGACCTGTCTTGTCTGTAATATCTGCACAACTTGTTCGAGCTCTCGCTCTGTACGTATTATAATAAAAAATCAACCCCTCTCCAGTAAAAATTAAGTTAGGTAAACTCTTTTTAAAGTATAGCAAAAAGGGTGAGTGTATGTCAAGCCATTTTTTACTACACTTTTTCTCACCCTGTCTTAAAGGCTTGACTTTTCCTCTAAACTTTGGTAGAATAGGCTTACAAAAAAGTTAACTATTAGTTTAAAAGTTCAACAATAAACAGACAGCCCACGAAACTGTCTGTTTTTCATTCTACCAAAGTTTATAAGTGCTACTTTTCTTTTTCGAAGACTCTTTCGATGTTTTCTCGAATTTGAACCCAGCGTTTCTCCGCTTTTTCTAGGGCGGACTCCGCAGAAATCTCCGAAGGTTCTTGTGTCTCCCCGGTTTCTTCATCTTCCCAGGCTTTTTTAAACTCCTCATATGACTCATAGGGGTGCCAGGGTTGTCTTTCCCTCCAGAAACTTCTCCATGCTTCTGTTTCCGGGTTACTCTTATCCCAGACTTTTAAAAGGAAGTCTATTTTCTCCTCAAGAAGTTTACACTCACACTTCTGGCACGTGTTCTTGTGGGCTTTCAGTCTCTGAATAACAGTGTCTCTTTCCTGTATTTCTTTCCGTAAAGACTCAATTTCTGTTTCTAATAGGGTAATAATCTCTTCAAACTTATTATATAGACTCATCTCTTTTTCTTTTCCTCCCGCAAGGTAAGAAGCCCGGGAAACTCCCAGGCTTCTTTTTCTTTTAGAATTCTATGTCATTATCTTTGAAGACAGCCTCAGCTTCTTCTTTTCCTATGGGCACACGGTCTTTCTCATTTTTGGCTATAGCTTCTGCCATAGTCTCAAGAGATTTAGGTTTAAGGAGTTTGTCGTAATCGTAAGGCTCTATATCCCCTTTAGCTACGATGCTTCTTAAAACCTCTTCGGGTACCTGTTCGATGAATTCCCAGTCATCTCCTGTGTTCGGAGCTTCCTGTGAGGTTCTGCACACTTCAAACTTACACCCGACCAAACCATTTGCCAATCCCCTCGCCTTCGCTTTTTGGCTGGCTCTTTTGAGCTTCTTTAGTGTGGTCATCTTCGCAGCGAGAATTTTCTTCTCATTGACGTGGACATTCTTTTTCTTGTCTTCCCATCTTGTGCAGTCAACAATAGTATAAAATCCTGTAACAGCGGGTTTATCGTCGGCCTGACAGTGGGAGCAGTTTTCCCCTATAACCGTTGAGCATGTAAACCAGTTTTTCCAGTCTCCGTTGATTTTTAGCTGATGTTCGGGGAACACCGGGGGGTTGTCATCAAGGAAGATAACCTGGGTTGTTGTACCTTCTTTTAACCAGAACCTCGGCACATAACTGGCCTTCTGTTCTTCCTTTTGTTTTTCGATTTTTTCGGCTACGTCGTAACCTCTTTTGCCATCCAACCATGACATAATCATATCACTCCTTCTTTTAATGTGGGACTTCTAATCCCTCGCCTCTTTCAGAGGCTTGTGACTTTTCATCACATGTTTATTGTAACATACAGGTAGGGGTTGAGTCAACTCTTTTCCTGATGTAGAACCCTAATTTATAAAGAAAAAATCATGTTCTTTCTATCTCTTCTATCGTGCAAGAACTTTTCTGAGAAAGGTTCTCCTCGATAGGTGAGAGCTTCGCAAGATAATAACTGCTTTTTAACTTACCCAGAGGTGACCCGGACATAAAATAAACTATGGTGAGTCTCCCCCGAGTTGTTCGCTTGCAGTTTGGGCAATATGTTGTAACTATTTCGCCTTCGTGGGCGTACCGTCCTCCCTTACACCTTACAGACTTCCCACACACGTGGCAGGTAAAGTCTAGTCTCACCCGGTTTTTTGGGGACGGGGGGTAAGACACAGTGAGTTCACCCTGAATGTAGCCTATGCTACGCCCGTTAAAACTCACTGTCCCCTCACCCAGACTTAATGTAGCCGAACTTTGAGTGTCTGCTGGCATTTCTTACCCTTCTTTCCTGTCAGATAAAGCAGGCGATTTTCTCGTGAAAAAATCTGGTTCCGTTTTCTGGTATAATTATATAGTGTTTTTCCGCAGTATACTGAGTATACTGAGTATCCTGAGTATCCTGAGTATCCTGAGTATACTGGTCTGTTTTTTCTTCGGGGCGAAATTCTCTTAGATAACAGCCACACTCATCACACCCCCAGAACTTCTCGTTCTCCCGGAGAGCCCCCTCTTTTACAAGAGTCTCTCTGTGTTTAATGTGGAGGTTATCGAGAAAGTTTTTCGCCTCATTTCGGTTCTTTATGGCTATCTCTGTAATAGACATAGTTTTTTCACCCTTCTTTCTTACGGTATAGTGAGACAATCTTGGTCTTAGGAAAGCCCCGTAGAGCCAAAACCCCCCTCACCTCTTTTGGTTTCAGAAAGTTCTTCTACTATTTCAAAACTTGGGTATTCTACTTTAGACAGAACACCCTGAGCTATTCGGTCACCTATGTTTACAAGGAAAGGTTCTCGGGAAGTATTAAAGAGAATTACTTGTATCTCCCCTCTGTAAGAAGCGTCGGCAGTTCCTGGGGTGTTCAAAACTGTAATTCCGTGTTTTAAAGCCAAACCCGAACGTGGCCTTATTTGTATTTCGTAACCGGTAGGTATTTCAACGGCAAGACCCGTTTTTATTACCCGCCTGTCATAAGGGAGGATTTTTGCGGGCTCTACAGCCCTCAGGTCAAAACCGCTGTTTCCCGCACTATACACAGGAAGAGGAATGTCTTTGGGGTAGTTTTCTAGTAACTTTAATTTAACAGTGATAGCAGAGATAATACACGTTCTTTCTGTGTTTCTCTCTAGCTTTTTTACTAAGCCGTCTAACGTCATCTTTTTTATCGGTCCTTTCTTTTTCGCCTTAAGTCTGAGCGGTATCAGGGCTCAGATAAAAAAATTCTATTTTTACAGGGCTGAAAAACTCGTCTTCAAACCAGGCTAACTTAGTTTTGTCTAAGAAGTTCAAGTCTCTTTCCTCTACCTCGATTGAACAGATTTCTTGTGCCCCCTCAAATCTTTTTTGTATAGTAAGGGGTACAATACCTAAATGGTAGGCTATAAGACACTCTATTTGTCTTGTTGAAAGAGTTTTCGGCATGTTATCTATTCCTCCGCATTTTGGGTATTTAAGTTCTCTGTGATGCACAGAGGGCTTTCTAATGCTATGGTTTTTATAGCATTTGCTCTTTTTACAAGTCTGTTGTAAAGCCTTAACATGTAGCTTTCAGGGTCTTTATTGGATTCGATATAAACGTGTTTTTCCTGAGAGCAGAGAGGGCATTTGAAGTCAACAAAACCCGCCCATGCCACATTTATTCTGGTGACAATCATTAAGCAGTCGTGTTTAGTGCACTTAGGGATTCTGCCACTGCTTGTGTAGTTTTTTGACTCCTTGTTACTCATATCAGTCTATCCTTTCTCACTTACTCAAAAGGCTCTTCTCTGTAAAGGAAACCTTTCTGTTATCTTTTCGACAATTAGAGAACTTGTTTCCTCTATCTCAGCAGTCTCTGCACTTATTCTTATGTAGGACGGGGGAGTAAGAGAAGCGTAAAACTCATGAACTTTTTCCTGTAACTCCTTTTTACTTGTTCGGTCAAACTGGGCTCTTTTTGTGCTTTTCTCCAATGACAGTGCAAATAAAAAACCCATGCTCTCTTTCGGTAGGTATTGTACCAGAGCTCTGCACCATTCGAGGTCAAGCCCCCTTGCTACTCCGTAAACAACCCCGGAGAGCCAGTAGCGGTCAAGCAGTAAAATATCATAATAAAGGCTCTCCTGAGCAAAATTGCTTAAAGAAACGTATTTATCCAATTCAAAGAGTAACTGCAGGGCTTGTGGACTTAATTTTCTTGCCCCCTGTAACCATGACCTCAGCTTAAACCCGTAATCAGTCCCCTCGTTGGGGAATGCTATCATGTGCACTCTGTAACCTTTTGTTTCCAGCTCTTTTTTTACCCGTTTGGCCTGTGTAGTTTTCCCGGAGCCATCTATACCCTCTAAGACAATTATCTCGCATGTTTCCGCAATCATTAGTTTACTCCTTTATTCTTCCTGATTTTCTCTTTCTATGAGCTCGTATGTTGCTTTTAACCTCGCATACTCGGCTCTTTCTCGTTCTTCCAGAGCTTTTTTTGCCTGCTCTTCTTTTTCCTTTTTTTCTTTTTCTGCCTCTACTCTCTTTGCTTCTATAAGGTTTTTGTAAGTTTCTGATTCTTTTACGCTCTGAATGAAGGGTTCCGTTTCTACTTCCGCGAAAGATTCCCAACCCAGTTTGAACTCCTGGTCTTCATAAGTCAGAAGTCTCACTTTAGACAGTTCTGGATTTTCTATCTCTATCTCTGTTTCTACCAGTTTTTTCGCTACTTTGTCCGCGAGTTCTTCGAGAGTGTTCCCGTATTCGACTATTTCCCAGTCATCTTCGGGGTAATAACAGCCCATACAAACAGACTTGTTACGGGCAGAAAATTCGTAAGCTACTCTTATATTGCAGAGTGCCTGATAAGAATCTGCTACAACGGGGTTCTTTCCTTTTGCCGTGCAGGCACATTGAGCCATCAGGGTAGGACATACCCACATGGGATAATCTCCGTCAGTAAACTTCCCTGTCTTCTTATCTATGCGGTTACTGTTTTGCGGGCGAACCCCTATGATTCTTTCCCCACATGTCTTGCATAGTTTATTCATCAGTTGCATTGTTAATCCTCCAAAAAGATTGAGTTTTCAGTTCCCATACCGTCCATTGTTTCGGACAGCCACACGCTTTTTCTCTCGTTTAACTGCGTGATACCTTCATCTAAGTTGTTTATCTTTCTAAAGAGGGCTTCCCCCTCTAACGGGAGGTCGTCAGCCACCAACTTTACCTGCCCACACTTAAAGCACTTATAGTCATACTGTGGTGGGTTACTCGTGTAGCATACAGACCGGTCTGGTACCATCTGTAATTTACAAGTTTCACACATAATCTTTTTCATAAATTTTCCTCCTTTAATCTTTTTATATAACCACTTTCCAACTAACCATGTTTATTCAAAAACACAATAAAAAAGTAGATATAGACTATTTCGAATCTTTCCAACTAACCATGTTTCCTTAGAAACATAGTAACCTTTCCATCTAACCATGTTTCTTTAGAAACCTTGTTGCCAATGAAGCTACTAATGTAAGTTGCCCATGCTTTCCATCTAACCATGTTTCTTTAGAAACGTTAAGCCGGTCGATGTAGTGCACGGTCTCCACATACTTTCCATCTAACCATGTTCCTTTAGAAACCCGTTAGTTTGGCTTGATTACTCACTTTCTATAAACTGAAAGTTTTCTAAGCCCTGTCCCAAAAAGTCTTAAAAAAGACTTAACTTCAGGACTGCGACTGGATTTGTCGCTTATTTTAACTTTCTGTCGATGTTATAGTTAAGGTCTTATCTCGAAAGAGTGTGGCCATCATCTTAAATATCCCACAGAGTTTTTTCGTATCTCTCATATGTTTTTCCAGTCCCAGACAACAGGATTCAAAAAGAAGTAAGCCGTCTGTGTAAAGAGGGGTTTCCTCTTTGTCAAAGGCGTGTTCAAGAAACCACGTCGTTGTCCAGTCTACTTCTTTGAGCAAGTTCCAGAACTCGTAAGGGAGTTCTTCCCCCAGCCCCATACCCGGTTGTTCATACTTATGTATAAGCGTTCGGGCTAAAGAAAGGGTCTTGTCCAATAACTGTTCTGTGTTTTTTAAGTCCTGAACCAGGTCTTCTCTAACGATAAGCCCCATATATCTTCCTCTTTTTTGTCACCTTATACAACCGTTTGACTATACTTACAGATATACAACAGGTTATTACTCCCAGAGAGAAGTAAAGAACCTTTTCCCCCAGAGAGAGGGAGTTGTCATAGAGGTCTTCCACTTACCGCTCCCCCCTTTCTGAGAATAAGAGTTTTAATAGTTGCTCTCTCGGAACTGCCCACCAGGGTTCTAGACCGGAAAAAGTGAACTCTAACAATGGCTCCTGTGCTTGCGTAAGGAGGGTTTTTAACACCTCATACTTTATAGATACCTGTTTAGTTCCTCTGCCCTTTACTACAAAGGGGGTAGTCTTTTCTTCTTTAAAAAGCTCTTCCATACGGCTTTTTGGGACAGCCATCCATGTAAAGTCCACAAAATTACTAATACCGGAAAAGCCGAACTCAAAAACAGGCTCTTTTTCTGCTTCTATACTCTCCTCTATGAGTTTCGTTATGTAATCCCTCTTTATTCCTATCTGCTCTTTAGACGTGATTTTACACTCTATCATCAGTGTGTCTGTAATGACGTCTCCCTTTAAAGATTTGTTCCCACTTCCGGGAGTTCTGGTAGGGTTAACAAAACCGTGTTTTTTTAGAGCTTTTTCTGTTTGCTTCTCCTGCTTTTTACTCAATTTTTGTCCTTCTGTTTTCAAGACAAGTCCTCCTGTCCTCTGAAGGATAGCTCTTTTATACGGTCAAGGAGAAGTTCCAAGTCTTTTCTTTCGGGTCTAAACAGAGCTACAAACTGTTCAGAAGTCTCGTCCCCCTCTGCTTTTGAGAAAAACTTTTCTCGGGCGAAGAACTGCTCTCGAAAGTTATGAAAGGTTTTTGAAAAACTTTCGTCAAGAAAAGTGTCTACACCTATTTTAAAGTAGCCTTTGTCTGTGACTAAAAGAATTTCTTTCACACCATTGACCTCAAGACCTTCGGCTACTTTTCTGTCTAATCCCCAGCTTGCCAAACCTTCTTCTCTGCATTCTTCTATGGTTCCTACTCCACCTCGGTACATATGTTTTTCCACTATTCGTGATGAGATAAAGTAAGAGTCACAAATAAAACCTATGTATTTAGGCTTGTCTCTTCCCTCTTCTTTTATTCTCACACGTTTAAAGTTTACTATTTCCATTTAGTTACCCCCTTCACTCTCCACTGTCTTCTGTGGGCTCTTCAGACATAAGTTCAAAAGACAGGGAGTCTATTCCGTCGGGCATGTCCTGGTTAGCCTCAAATAAATCCCTGCTTGAAGCCAGCTCACTTTTTATATTTTCCAGAATAACAACCTTTATTTTCTCCTGTAACTCCGGGTTACTTTTTAACGCCTGTAGAGCCTTCTCTTTTCCTATCCCAAAGATAACGTCTTGAAATACATAGGAGGTTCCTCTCAGCAAAATAGCTCCAGTATTTAAACCTACACGTAATATTTGTTCTTCCGTGTTTATTTCTCCCTTTCTGACAGAAAGGCTTTCATTATTACAAGTCTGGCCGTAGATGCGGAAAGACCCACGTTTAAAAGGGATATAAGTCTTGTTTTTCACAACCTCAAAGTTATGAAGGGAGCCTACTGTTTCTACGGTCTTGTAATAGTCACTGCTGTCTTGTTTTGGGTCTAACTTTCCGTTTTCTCCGATTTTATGGGGGGTTCTCATGTCTACTATTATGCCTGCTGTGTACCACTGGCCTTTTCCACCTGGTATGGTAGTACCTCCAAAAAAGCCCAGCTTGTCTCTCTTCTGGTTAATCAGAATTACATGGGGTTTTGTCTCGCACTCTATCCCAAGACTGTTCATAGAGGAACTGAGAGCCCTGCAGTTATGCACCACATACTCTTCGCACAGGAAGTTTTCTTCATTTTTCATGGAAATGTCATAGACCTCTTCAGTCCCATATTCTTCTATATTTATAATAGGCTCGTACCAGAGGTCAGATTCAAGCATAGGAATTAACTCCTGAAGACCAAACTTAACTACGAGGTTTTTTAATATCTCATAGGTGTAGACCTTGTGCTCCGGGTAAGCATTCCGGCAAAGACCTATGAAGCAACAAACATCTGTTCCAGATATTTTCTTCTTCTTTAAGAGAGCTATTAAGGTTTCCACCTCTTTTTTAGTGCATTGCTCCTGTGCGGGAATAGGTAATTCAGATTGATTTTTCCATCTTTCTACTATTCTTTTTAACCTGTCTTGCTTCTCGTCTAAGAGAGAGAAGGCTTCATAAAATCTCTTCACATTTTGTTTACCCGCTACGGTAAGAAGGTATCTTTTCCCATAGGGGTAAGACCTTGAGGAGAACTCGCTTACACCGAGTGACGCCCATACTCCAAACCTTAATAAGAGATGTCTTAACTGATAAGCCAGGGTCTCAGAAACGGTTAAGTAAGTCAACGTTTTTTCTGTGGGGTTGACCAGACCTCCTCCTGTCCACATGGCTTCTATAAAGTTTTTTATCTGGGTTATATCTCCCCCAAAGATGGCCTTAGGAATAATCCCGAGAGTCTCTTTACTCAGGTTATGTTTTATAAACAAGTCTCTATACCTTCTCAAATGCGGAGCTTTTCCCAGGTCTAAAGAAAGTATTTGACTGTAGTCTTCAAAGGTCAGAAGAGGAAGTCTTTCTCCAAAGAACTCTATGGCTCTTCTTTTATCTTCTACTTCGTGCTTACCCCCGCGTTTCCAGGCTTCCGGGTTACCTTCGGCAGAGAGGGCATAACCGAGGAGACGGGCTTCCACATTAAAAAAGTCCGAGGTTCCTGTGGTAAAAACTGGAAGGTTTTTTGGTCTTGCGATAAGATGATTACGGGTGAGTTTACCAGCCTCTACCCAGCCAGAGTCTGTAAAAACTAAGTGGTCTTTTGTGAGAACCAGTGTGTTGTTTATCCTCAGGCAGTCTTTTCTACCTGTTTTAAACACTTCTGTAACCACGTTCTTTCTTATTTTATTGTCTTCTCCCACGGAAGTAAGCGTAACTCCAGCCTTTAAGTCTTTAACTCGGATAAGTTCTCCAGTAAGCTCGTTTATTACCCTTTGGTTTCCTTCCAGGCACATTCTATTCACCATTTTCGCGTGGGTTCCCATTTGCTGGTCTTCTGCACTAGCTTCTATTTCAGAGGCAGGTACGAGGGCTGCGATACTGTCAACGATGATTAAGTCAACATCCCCAGTGCGTATCAGCTCTTCTACAACGTCAGCACACTGTTCCGCAAACTCAGGCTGTAACATTATTACTGAGGTATTGTCTACGCCATGATGACTTGCCCATAGAGGGTCATAAGTTCCCTCTCCGTCGAGATACACACAGACCATACGTTTGTTTTTACCACATTCACACTTAGTGACAATTTTTTGAACTTTCTTTTTCTCTTCTTTCGGAGGTTCGGGAGGTTTCTTTCCTTTTGGTGGCTCGGGAGGTTTTTTCCCTTTTACCGGTTCAGGGGTGTTTTTTCCTCCCTTTACTGCAGGTTTTACCTCTTCTTTTACTTCGGGTTTTATTTCTTCCTTCGGTTCTATTTCTATTATACGGTCTTTTATCTCCGTATTGCAGAATCTACAGTATTTCTGCCAGGTAGCAATCGTCTTCATGCATATAGTCGTTTTCCCTGTGGACTTTTCTCCTATTATAAGAGAAACTCTTCCCCTCGGAAGACCATAACCAGCCCCTACAGCAACGTCTAAACTAAAAATACCTGTGGGAATTCTGATGTAATTCAGGCTTTTTGCTTCACTCACAGGCATTATAGTTCCTTTTCCAAACTTCTTGTTAATAGCGGCCAGAGTTTCCTCCAGGGATACTTTTTTTCTGCTCATACACTCTCTCCTTTTTTATTATGTAATTTCTCTATTAACTCTTTATTTTCCAACTAATCATGTTTCTTCAGAACCTTGACCTTCTTTTTCTTTCCAACTAATCATGTTTCTTCAGAAACCGTGCTCTCGAAACTGTCTGAAATGGGTATTCCAATTAACTTTCCAACTAACTATGTTTCTTCAGAAACCCGTTAGCCGGGCTTGATTACTTGCTTTCTATAAACTGAAAGATTTCTAAGCCCTCGACTCAAAAACCTCTAAAAAGAAGTTAACTTCGAGTCTACGACTGGATTTGTCGTTTATTTTAACTTTCCGTCGATGTCTTTTCGGACTCACTTCTTCGTAAATGAGGAAACTTCTCATAAAGTTCTCTCACCTCAGGATGTCTTTTGAAGAGTTCTTCCTCTGTACACTCTATTACAGGAATACTGGGAGCCTCTTTTATGTCTTTTATTCTCCCGCACTCATCACACTTCATTTCATAATAAGCCGGGGCGGTATAATATACCTTTCCTGTATGTCTGACCCTTCCCCCGCATCTACAAGGATTTGACTCTTCGAGGGCAATGACTTTTTTTCTCTCGAAGTAGTTTCTGCTCAAACATACCCAGTAATCTTCCGGTTCGTCCAGAGCTCTAGCGAGAAGAGAAGCTATTTCCTCTGTCACTTCACCTTTGTGATTTAATATGTCTTCTATTACCTGCTGGGGTATCCCTGTTTTTTGAGAGAGTTCTTCCTTTGTCCAGTTTCTCTCTTCCAGTTCTTCCTTAAGGAACTCTCCTGGAGGGAATACTTTAGCAGGCACGTGTTTTTTCTTTATTTTTCCGTTCTCTTCTCTTTTCATTACTTTTCCACCTTTCCATCTGAACGCTTTCCCTTTCCCTTTTCAACTAACCATGTTTCCTTAGAAACACTTTCAAGAGAAGTCGAGGTGAAAGGTATGAGGCGTACTTTCCATCTAAACATGTTCCCTAAGAAACTGAGCTTCGGAAAAGTTGACAAAAACACCCCTATCGTCTTTCCCTCTAACCATGTTTCCTCGGAAACCAGCTAGATTGGCTTAATTACTCGTTTTCTTTAAGTGGCTGACTCACTGAAAACTTTCTAAGCCTTGTCTCAGAAACTTCTAAAAAGAAGTTAACTCCGAGACAGTGACTGGATTTGTCACGTATTTTAACTTTCCGTCGATGTCTTTACTTTGGTATTTTTTCTCTCACTTCCTGAGCATTCGCAAATAACTCACTTTTTGCGAATTCGTATGCGGTGGTTTTTGCTTCTTTTAGTTCTTCCGGGTAACAGGGAAGTTCAACCCCAACGTCAACCCTTACGAATTCATAGGTGCCTTCTCCGAGGGAGAGAGTCATTCCCAGGTTAATGGAAACTTTTCCTGAGGTTCCTAAGAAGTCTCGAACAAAGATAGTCTCCTGTAAGGGGCTGTCTTCTCTGATGACTTTGCCTTTTGAGGTGTACATTTTAGTAACCTTTTTATACCCTTCCCGTGTCTGCATCGTAGCTGTCTGTGTATCTTTTGTGACGGTTTCGTCCACTCTTACCACTCCTTCTTGTTCAAAATCTTATTTTAAATCTTATTTTAACCAGGGTAATTCCCGTGACTTCAGTCGTGGGTTGTTGACGTAAGTTCTTCTTATTTCTTTTTCTCTGTCTTCCTTTGGAAGACCTTCTGGGATAGGCCAAAGGGTTTTAATTTTTTTAAAAAATCTTCCTGTGCAAGTTTAACTTTTCTTAGAAACACCCAGTTTCTTATGTCTTTGTAGGGGTAGCTTTTATACTTCAGATTAAAGAGGAAGGCTTCTGCAATTTCAAGGGGCATAAAGTTTTCAGTTCCCTGCTTAAACATTGTATTTGTTATCAGACCTTTGCTGACCCAGTATAGGTAAGTCCTGTGGCACACACCCAGGCTGTTCGTCACAATCTTCATAGGAACACAAAGGAAATCAATGGCTTCTGTTCTGGAGACAGGTAGAGAAAGTGTAACAGTGTGATTTTTAAAAGTCTCTATCTGTGGGGTAGGGTCGATGTCTCCCGGCGGAATATAATTTCCCCACTTCATTCGAATCCTTCTCTTTCTCTCCTGTTCTTTGAAAGAGGGGTTCTGTCTTTTCTCTTTTCTTTCAGAGTTCCAGGAATCTTTATGAGTATCATACCAGTCCCTGAAATATATACTTTGTGCTCTTTTCACGCCTTCTTCGAGTTCAATCAGCATAAAACCTCTCCAATAAAGACTTTTTTACATTATTTGCAGTATAACATACAACGACCGTGTTGTCAAGAGAATATTTAACTATCCTTTCACAATTTTTAAAGCGTATGTTTTCCTGACAGAGTGCATCTCTTCTACTTCGTCGAGAGAAAGTTGACCTTTTTCAACCGCACTTTCTATCAGAGCCTCGGATAACTTCCTTTTTTCTCGAAGAGTCTGCATTAATTTAGCTTCATAGGTCTTTTTTTCAGCTTCGGGAAGAATCGCCAACACTTCTGAGAGAGTCTGGGCGAAAGTGTCGGGGTCAAGTATTTCATAACTTACACTCTGGCAGGCTTTTAATAAGCCTTTCTTTTCCAGAATAGTTGTGGCCATTCCGGTGTCAAAGTCTTTTTTCTCCCTTTTTTCCGCTTTTAACTTTCCCTGCTTCAGGGTAAAGTATAGATGACCTTTTTCGTCCTGGGTTATTGCTCCTGTGTGGTCAGCCTGCATTCTTTGTTTTAACTCTTCTTTTACTAAGTCACATATCTGTTCTATCCCTTTCTCCACGGGGTTTATGACTTGAAAGCCATGTGCCAGCTCAGAAGTAGACATGGTTTTTATCTGGTTTTTTACGCATTCAAGCTTTACTATGTTATCCCTCGTCATCTCACAAGTTTTTACTAAATCAAACATTAGTCTATCCTCCTTCTTAATTCTCCGAATTTTTCTAACAATTCCTTTACAGTGGCCTTACCTCTAAACTGAAGTCTTGTTTTCTTCGCATCTCTTTTTTCCCACCAGAGCATTATTGCGTCGAAAAGCCTGGGATTTTCTCTTTTTGACATCATGACTATTAAGTCTCCGTTTCGTAAGTGGGCTTTTAGAAAGGTCTCTTTTCCGGGAAGGGTTACTGTATACAGAAGGTTCACCGCTTCGTCTCCGGCTTCAGTTATTATGCGTAATCTCTGCTCTTCTGTCATTATAAGTCTTCTCTTTTTCCTCGAGTTTTATTCTGCCTGGGCAGTAAAAAATAGACTTCTCTTTGGAAGTCACCCTCAGTGACGAAGTATTTCGGGCGATATAGGACAATGAGGTCATCTTCTTCTGCATAGACGTCTTTAGCCCACAGGGCATATTTTATGATATAGACTTTGTAAGTATCTCTAACTTTGAAAACTTGTCTATCTGTGAGAATCTCATGGAGGAATTTAGCATCTTTCGGTGGCTTTTTTTGAACAAATCTTCCTGCTCTTTTTACTGTATACCCAGCTATCACTCCCGTTCTTGGACTCTGATGTTCCGTATACACAGGACCTATGACATCTCCTCCTCGGAAGGCTATTTCTCTCTTTACGTGAACGACAGTCCCTACCTGTAACATAGGCAAAGATTTTGGCATAAAATCACCTCTTTTTCGGAATGAAACGACCGGAACGTTCAAGCTCAGGATTTCCGGTCTGTGTTCCTGGCTCTCTTCTTTTCCTTTTATCTTAGCTCTTTCACTTTTTTCAGTCTTTACTCTACATCTTCGTCTGCTCGGACATACTCTTTTATAATTCTTATTCTACTCTGGCCGTAGTCTTTACCTCTTATTGTATTTGCGTAGCTCTTTTGCTCTTGTCTCGTTTTTATCTTCAAATCGAGACATCTAGTTAAGATAAAGTCTGCCTGAGTAAGTCCTACTTCTTCTGCACGTTTTTTTATCTCCTTCGCGTGCTCTTCCATCACTCGTATGGCAAGCATTTTTGTCTTAGTTCTTCCCATGTCGTCTTCACTCCTCTCTTCAAGTGTCTTGAAGTTTCTCCTTGTCTTTTTTGCTTTGTCCAGAAAAATATCTGGCATACATCTTGACAGGATAAAATCTGACACTGTCATGTTTTCTTCCTTCGCCCTCTGGAATATATCTTCAACGTAGTGAGCAGGCAATCTAGTTCCCTTCACTACAGTACCTTTCTTATTCTTCTCTTTAACTTTCTTGGGGGTCATTTCCAGGCACCTCCCGATTGTAGTCTTCCGGCATAAGTCCGAGGGTTTTCCACACGACATACTCGGACTGACTGAGTCCTAACAAGTTTGCTCTCTTTTTGAGTTCTCTCTTATGTTCCTCAGTCATTTTTACTCCTATAAAATCATCTTTTCTTCTTTCGCCCACTGTGGCGATTCTCTTTCCGGGTCTTTTAACTCTGGTCATAATATCCTCCTATCTGGAAAAACTAGAATGGAACCGTAAGTAAAAATTTTACAAACTCTTCCTCAGTCATTTCTGAGGGGCTTTTTTCTTCTTTCTCTGGGGAACTTTCCTCCAGAGTGCTTAGGTATCTATCTACTGGTTCTAACATAGTTTTTCCTCCTTTTTCTTTTAGTGTAGCACACCTGACCCTACTTGTCAATACGTTTTGTAAAAATTAGCAAACATTATTTTTTCAGAGTTTTCCACCCATCCACAAGGCTTTGACTTCTTTTGAAGCCTTCTTTTAATATCTGTTTTTCAAAAAGCTCGTCTCCCAGTAAGTCTACCGGGGGAATGTCCAGGAAAGGTAACCCGTTTTCTTCAGCTTTTCTCTTCTCATCTCCTCTTTTTACAGCCAGCATATGTTTACACACCACGTCTTTACCTTTTTCTGTGTTTTTTACGTAGTCTTCACAGGTGCACGAACCTTTATTTGTGCCTTCTTTTTTTGTCACTTTATAACACCTTACTGTGAGGGTGTTTGTGACTACGTAATAATGACCCTTCTGATTTCTGCTTACCACTAAGTTTTCTTTATCCCGGTAGTAAGTTCTCCACCTTACTACCTTCTGTTCTCTGTTCTGTGCCTCTACCTGGGTTGTCTCAAGGGCTTCGGACTTTGCGGAAATTTCCGCTTTTTGTGAGGCTTTTTCTTGCCTCAATTTAAGGAGTCTTCTTCTCTTTTCCCTCATGCACAGCATAAAATTACCTCCGTTCTATGAGTGTTGTTCTTTCGTGTACTATTGTACTACATTTTTCGGATTGTGGCAAGCCTTTTTTTAAAAATTTGCTTACCTTTTGGGGAAATTTACTCGTCACGCCCCGTGATGATACAGGCTTTCTCTTCGCTTAGCAGAATATTCGGACTCTTATATATTCCTGTCTTGTCAGGAGATACCAGCACAAAAAAGTCTATCTGTGCTTCTTGGAAAGGCTCAGGTAACCCCTCGGAAAACCCCCCAAGAAACCTTGACGAATGAGAGCAAACCTCACAAGCGTGCAGAGAGGAGTTCGAAGTAAAGACAATAAAGGGCTCTGTTCTGGGGTGATACACGTCTTTTGTTTTTTTAACTTTTGATACCCGATGAAACAGAGGGGAGTTTAGAAGGAAGGTGTAAGCCGTCTCGATAATATCAAAACTATCTGAATATACACTGTTAACGAGTATTCTTGCCCGGAGGTTTTCGCTGGTGAGACAATAAAATAAAGATTTTGCAACAATGTATTCAGTCTTCCCCCACGGGCTTTCGGGGCGTCCCAGATAACTCACGTCTAACTCTCTGTCGTAAATTACAATAGGAAAAGTTTTTGCTTCTTCAATGCGGGCATCTAACTCTCTCTGAAAAAAGTTTAGGCCGTAACCAAAAGTAGCAGACAGATAGTTTCCCACATAAGCCGGAAAGGAATCAAGAGTTATTTTCTGGTGACCGAGAAAGGTGACATACGTTTTAGGTATACCGTCTACGTAAATTAGGTCACGTCTGAACATAGCCTTCCTTTCTTCATAAGTGTCTGTTCTCGTCGTAAAGTCTGGGCAGTCACCCGGGGTCATAATAATTCCCTCCTCTCTATCTCTGTTATGACGCACGGGTCTTCCAAGCCCAACAAAAAGGGGTTTCTAATATAAAAAGCTATCTGAGGGTTTCTGTCAACACAAATAAAACTGTAAACTTTACCATCGGGGGAACCGTCGTTGGGCTTAGTGAAAAATTCCTGCTCGAGTTTTTCAGCCTCAAAGGACATCTGCTTTTGAAAGAACCTATACCAGAAGTTTCCTTGTGTAGCCATAGTGCACGTCTCCGTAAAAGAAGAGCCGTTAGTGAAAAAAAGTTTCCTACTATAACCTTCCAGACATTTAAGATAGGACATAAGGGGAGTGAATTTTAACAGGCTAAAGAACTCTGAGAAAACTTTATTGTCGCGTTCTTCAGCTACAAAGAGGGCGTGAAAGTCTCCGAAACGTACGCAGAAAAAAAGAGCTTTCATAAGAAGATAAGTAGTCTTTCCTTCTTCCGAGGAAGACCCCTGACAAAAGCAAAAACTTCCCCCTCTGCCGGAGGTTCTTACCATGTGCTTGCAGGTCTGCTCCTCTACAGTTTTTTGCCAGGAAGTTAAGCCTTCTGGAAATTTTAAGTAACGGGAAACAAAGTCAGTGAGATTACGTTCCCTCACGACAGGCCGAGGGTTTTCTGTCATTACGGGTCGAAGGGGAGTTCCTTCTAACATAATAGGGACTCCAGAGGCTGTCACCACTCTTCAACCTCCCCATACTGCTCATGATACAAACTTTTATCGGTCTGGCCGTCTTCTAAAAACTTCTCTATAAATTTACTCTGAGCGAGATACACCCGGAGGGATAAGTAATCCCTTTTAAAGAGAAGTTTTTCTTTTTCATAAAACCTCACGTCTATCTGACCGATTGTAGAGAGAGGTTTTTCCTCAGTATTTTTTCGGGTGATAGTTATAGCTCTGGTTCCTTTTGCCTTTTTATATGCAGTTTTTCCGTTTTTCTCCTCCACGGAGTAGCCGAACCATGACAGCATCTTATCGTGTCCCGGAGGTCTCACATACTTTCGTCTGTCTTCTAAGGGTATTCGTATTCCAGGGTCTTCTAAGTCTCTTAACATGGCTTTTCTCCTTTTTATCTCATGATTAAAAACCCTTTTCAGGGTTTTTGTTAACACTTATTCTTTTTGTCCTCTGGCGGGAACGAACTTTTCGATTAAATATGTAACTATACCCAAACCCACTATTCCGAGGGTCAGAGGGCTAGTTATTCCTATGTATATAATAGTAAGCATTTTTTTACTCCTGTATAACAAGATAATAATAAATATAAGAGTGAACGTTTCTAAAAACTCTGAAGCACTTTCCTGAAGAGGTGCCCGTAAGCACCTTTTGTCTTGCCCTTTTTCCCGTGTATCCTGCCCAGTGAGCTTCAACCTTCAGTAACTCTTTTTTCGCACCGGGAGGAGTAGCTTTTTGAAGCCTTCTCATCAGACCGCCCCCGGACTTAATTATTTTACCAGAGGCAGTCTGATATTTCTCCTCCCACAGGTCTCTTATGTCTTCTTCTGTGTAACCTGAGATTATTTCCAAAGACTTTTCCTGCAGGGTATCCATAGTGTTTTCTCCTCTCTCTCTTTACTTTTTATCTCTATACATGTAAAGACCCATACCAAGCAGTGAACAGGCTTTTTTGAGGGCGTCAGAAGAAGCACCTTTCAGGGCGTCCCCGATTTCTCCATTTTTGTCGTTCCCGCCGTATGCCTCTTTAACTACCGTTTTCCCGTCTATCTCGATAGTGAGCCTTCCACGACTCCACACACCTACTTCGTCAGCACCCTGCTCAGTCAGTTCCCAGCTCCAGTGCAGGCCGAATATTTCATTTAACCTGTCTATGTAATTTACAGTTTCTACATAGGTGAGCTGTTTCCCACGAGCACCTTTTCTCGTCTTGTGTTCTGCCTCAGGAAAACGCTTCGCAAGCAACTCTTTTTGCGGGGGCATAGGTCTTATCATGGCCGGGAGCATAGTTTCGAGTCTTTCGGCCTGCTTAATGAGTATCTGTTGGTGAGGGGTCTCCAGTCCCTCACCAGTCTCTCTTAAAATCCTTATTATTTCCTCCACAGCCTGCTTTCCGTTTTGATTTAACATCTTATCTCCTCCTTATAAAATTCTTTCACTCCCTAAAGTATAACATAGTTCCCTCACTATGTCAAGCCATTTTGTAAAAAATAGTTAACTATTTATTTTCACCTCCTCCAGCGTGATACTTCGTCCTAAAGAGTTCTCTAAAGCGTGATTGGTCTCGCAAAAAGAGCATACCCCGAATAAATTTGTATGGCTTTCTTTTTCAGAGTTCATACCACACACCCCTGACTTTAAGTCCACATAGATAGCATACATAGACGTGGTGGGAGGGTTACTCTGCTCCTTGTTTTCCGCTGAGAGGCACCATGAACATCTCTCATAAACATCAATGACAGCAAGGTCATTTTTCCATATAGACGTTTGTATTTCTATGCCTATGCGTAAGCGTTTGTCAGCCATATAGCTTTCATACCCAACAGGAAAGACCGGAAGAATAATAACTATTTCACTGAACACATGGGGGAAGATAGCCAGAGAGCTTGTTGTGTAAATTATGTGATACATTTTAAAACCTCCCGCAAAACACGCAAGATTTGATGTCTAAAGCAGGAAAAAGCTTAAGAAAGAACTTTGGGTCTTCTAACTCTATTAACTCATCACAGAGCGAAAAAATGCCCTTTAGAGTCACCTCTTCGGTGAAAGGGGTGAGAACATCGTCTGCAGGTTCGTCCAACCCCAAAGAAGTAAACTTATATTTATTAAACGTTTTTTCCAGCGGGTTCAGTAAATAAAAAGGAAATTGAAGCTCATGCCACAAAAGGAGAATCCTTGCCTGTAAGAGTAGTGTTTTTATCTGCTGGGGTTCCTCTGGGAGCAAAAAAGAGTTCAAAACACCTGCGGGAAAGTCCCCATTATGGAAGACTAAAGAAAACTTTTCTTCTTGTTTTTCTTTCCAAGCGGTTACTAAATCCTTATAAAAAGCGTATACGGATTTAAAATCCTCTTTTTTTATGTGCTCCTTTCTCCTTCTGAACTCGTCATAATAAAGAGAAAACCGAGAGGTATTCTCGTGAAGAGAAGCTCTTGCCAGGTCTGATGTAATTACCTCTTCATTTTTAATACACCAACGAACCCACGCACAATAGAGGTCATTTCCTCTCGTAAACAGCTTTCCATCAGAGGTCATAGCCTCTTCAAATTGTGTGAGGGTTCTTGGTCTATCGTGTTCAGAATAGTCATACATACTCATTTTTATAACTCTCATACTGAATAGCTTCAGCCAGGTCTTCTAACTCTATTTTAGAGTGTCTCGAAAGAGTTGCTATAGCTACAGAAAGAGAAAGGACGTGCTTTTTATCTTCCTCTGTAAGACTCAGTTTTTCTTCGGCAAAGGCCAGAAGTTTTCTCCCGTCTGGGCAGAGGGAAGTATCGAGAGGGTATGACTTTTTTTCTCTTTTGAGAGGCAGACTCAAGTGTATAGCAGGAGTGTCTTTTACACCGTGTATTATCACACTTACTCCGGCCTCTTCTGCTATTCTTATAGCTCTTTCTATATACTCATAACCCTTCCAGTTTGAGGTAATAGGTGTTCGCTCATCTGAAGTTTTTAACTCTTTTTTCAGACGGTTAATCTCCTGTAGTATAGCTTTTTCTTTCTCCAGACGTGCTATCTCCATTGAAGCAATAAACTGGTCTTTTCCTCTGAAAAACCTCTCTTTTGTCTCTTCCCAGGCATTTATCTCTTCTTGCAGGGATTTCACACTTACTGTGCTCTTCATGTTATATCCTCCTTTTTCCTCTATTTATTTTTGCAAATTCCACAGGAGAACTCTGAGTAACAGTCCTGTGGGTGGTCTTTGAAAAGTTGTGCACCTTATTTGTTCACGGGCATGTTCTCTTACCAAGAGGTGTACGAATAAGTTATCCATAAGTAACCTCCTTTTTGTTTTTAGAAAGCACATTCTTTCCTTATAGTTCCGAGGTCTACTTCGGCCTGTCTCAGGGCTATAGCGTGCTTTTTCACGTCGTAAGCTCCCGCTGTTCTTGAGGTAAGAGCCTTTTTAAGGTTTACACACTCGTTTAAAAGGGTTTCAAGTCGGGCTCTTTCTTTTTGAGCTTTGAGAAGACCTTCTTCTGCTGTAGCGAGTTTTCTGGTGATTTCCGGTCTCTTTTCAAGGGAAACTTCTTTTCGAAGCTCCTCGTGAAACCTCACAGTGTTTTCCTGAAGGGTTTCGTGACGGGTCTCTTCATCTAACATATTTTTGAACATTCTGATAGACCTGTCGAGTTCCATCTGTGCTTCGGCGTGAGGTAACATATCGTGGAATATACCCAGACCAAACTGATTATAGAGGCTCTCTACCTGTTTTTTGCCCTCCACGTCTGAAATAAGAGAGTGGTGGGCGTATACTGTCTCCACCACTTTGTAGTTTTCTTGGGAAATTTCTTTCCCTATTAATCTCTCGAATTCACTTTTCATCATTTTCTTTTCCTCCGTTTCGTTTTTAGTTCTTTCACTAAAAACATTGTAACACGGAGGAAAATAAATGTCAATACTTTTTGTAAAAATAAGTTAACTTTTTGCAACTGCCCGGGAAACAAGAGCCTTCAAGGTTCTTTCGAAGTGTGTCTCCTTAGTAGAAAGCACCTCAAACAGCCTGTCTGAATGACATAAGTCATCCGGGTCTTTAAAACCTTCCGGGTAAGTTACACCATATGTTATCATGGAATTTTTAAGTTTGTGCTCCAGAGTATAAGCCCCCGTTCTTCCCGGAGGGTCATTATCAAGCATAAGAATAACCTTTTGGAAATAAGATTTTATCTTTGTTACCTGGGCGTCCGAAGCGTTTTTTCCCATCAGTCCCACGGCCAGAGTGTCATGAAACTTCTCTTTTTCTAGAAGGTAATTGGTGTTTATCGTGTCTACTATACCTTCCATTATTATTCCTGTAGTTTTTTGAGGGGTGTGCATATGTTCCCCGAAGAGATACTTACTTATAGAGGCACCTTTTGGGTAGGTTTTATACTTTGGTCCCTCCATGTTGTCTTTCATCAGTCTTCCCTGCACAAACTTTATATCCCCCGAACGTTTTTCTATAAGAGGAAACAGAACTCTCCCGTCCTTTCCTCCAACTTGCCAAAATTCCCACCAGGACTCGTTCCCAAGCAACCTTAACTCATCATTTTTCTTAAACTCATAACAGTATTCGAAATTACCGAGAGCATCGAGAAGCCTTTCTTCGACTGCAGGCTCTCTCTTAATTGGCTTGCCCAGCAAGTCTTGCAATAAAGTGTCTTCAGCACAGAGAATAAAATCATTTAGATACTGAATCTGTGCCTGACTATACCCCGCATATCCACAATATTTCCACATGTATTTTAGGAGTCCTCCGTGCTTACCACAGGCAAAGCAGTAAGTCGGGCTTATCCCATCTGTGATTTTTACATTACAACTCGGTCTTCTGTCTGAACCAAAATGTGCTGGTTCATACTTTGCCAGCAGACAACTAAATGTAATAGTGTCTCCTCTTACAATCGTATCTTTACACCCAAGATAATCCAGTACGTACTCAATGTCTTTTCGATTCACCTCTTGTGTCTTTCCCCTCTCTATCCTCCACTTTTTCCTCTCTTTTCTTTGCGTCTTTCCCTCATACTTTTTAAAAAACGGCTTTAAATATAGCTTGTGTCAGGTTTTTCCACGTAGCTTCGGCTTTTTCCGCCTCACTGCCTTCCCTGAGTTTAGAAAAACTCCATCTGGGAATGTCCGTATCACAGTCGGAGAGCACATACTCTGTTTTTATCACTATCCCACAGCATTTGTATTTGAGTCTGATTCCTTTAAGAAACTCAATTTCTCCTCCCGGGTCTCTTTCTGCCCGTTTTCCACAAATAGGGCACAGGACTTCAGGGTATATAAGACGAAAAGGTTGGGCTTTTTTCACGAGTCACACCTCCTCTCTCGACTTTTTAAGATTAAACTCTGAAAGTTCCTGAAGAGGCTTACAGCCTACAAGTTCATCGGCAAGCAGGGTGGGCTTTATTCTCTTTACTTCGGGGAACTGAAAGTTTTTCAACGCCTCCACGAACCCCTCTGCGGAAAGAGTCTCTACTTCTTCTTGCTGACACTTACACTTCTCTCTTGTCCAGCATGAGGTTGTAAAAAGTTCCCCGCATTTGTCACATCTACACTTCCACCTCATGTTCTTTCTCCTTTCGGTAAAGGGGCAGGTTTTCCCAGGCTTCCAGCTCTTCCTTTTCCATTTCTTCCCCTTTTATTCGTATCCAGAACACAGGGCGAAAGAACTTGAAGAAAAATTCCTCTTTTAAAAATCTTGCCCACCTTTTATCTCGGAGAAGAAGCCACTGCATCACCTCTGGAAGTTTTAATAAATGTGCCTCCCAGTCTTTCTCCGGGTCTGAAACCACACGCATTTCAATGTTTTCTATTCCTACGTCTTCTGCTATTTCCTGCAGTTCACGCAGGTTGAGTCGTCTGTGCATAATTCTTGTGCCTTTCTATTACTTCAGACACTTCCCGACCCCTACAAAGGTTAGGGTTATCCGGCAGGTCTTTCATGATGTTACTTATCTCCGAGAGAGATAGAGGAGTAAAGTTATTAGTATCTACACCGACGTCATAAGACTTTCCCCACGTCTTTTGAGAGCCATGACAATGGCCGAATAAGTGGTAGCTATTGTAGTGAGAACAATCCCATACCCTCAGGGGGTAATGACAAAGAACAATTTTACCTATGGAAGTTTGAAGAGTCAGCAGGTGCCTTATTTTCAGGAACATGTAATCACTTGCTATAAGGTCGGCTACTATAGCTTTATCATGTCCTCCGGCGATAAGAACTATCTGTCCGTTGAGCTTCTCTCTTAGCTTTTGCAAATCAGAGATGTTACCCATGCCAAAATCCCCCAGGTGGTAGACAAGGTCATTTCTTCCTACTACTTTGTTCCAGTTTTCTATCAGTACTTTGTGCATTTCTTCAACTGATTTGAAAGGGCGTTGACAGTAGGAAATAATGTTTTTATGAAAAAAATGGCTGTCAGCCGTGAAAAAAATGTTCATTTGTTTTCGTCACCCCTCTCTACTCCCAGGATTATGGCGTCTTCTCTGAACTCCACGAGATTTCCTCCGTCTTTCATAAAAGTATAGAATTTTTGGAACATAAATTTTGCTCCCGCAAAAAAACCTTCATTATATGTTTTCTGAAGATTCAGGTCTTGTTGAATTACTATTTCCTTTTTCATCTTACCCCTTGTAGTCTACGACAGTCAACAGGTCATCCGGGGAGGCTTCTTCCAGTGTCTTATAGAAAAAGTTTAGCCATTCCTGCTCCAGAAAGTCCTTATGACGTTTGTAGGCTTCTTCTCCTTCGTTTCTTTTGATTTCTATATCTGACTCTAAAAGCTCATACCAGCAATTATTTTCTGTAAGCACAGCAAAGGTATGATACTTTTTACTTTTCATCTAATAACGAGCAATGCATGTTACACTCTCCTTTCATTTTTAACATCGAACAGGGATAACACTTTGACAATATTCGCATCTATACGCACCTATAGTTTTATCAAATTTAAAGTCTTTAGCCCCGCAACTTTCACATCTCGACGTCGGGTATATAGAAGTTACTCGCGTTTTGTGTGACATGGGGATATAAATATCAGGCTCGAACTGCACGTTTTCCGCAGTCTTTTCTTCGCCAGGGGGACGGAGTAAAAACATGGCCATTAATCAACACCCCCTTCCGGTAAAGGCTGAGAGTTTCTATAAACAATCTCTCCTGGAAAAGAAATCTTTTTCCCTATAGAGGAATAAAACGCCCCATTGTAAGAGGACACTTGGCTGTTTTTAAACTTCGTCACGCGAAAAGGCCACTTTGTTCGACATTCCGTGCAATAAAGAGCATTACGGGCTTGGTCGAGAGAGGGAAATTCATTTGTCATATGTGTGTTTGTAAGTAAGGGGTTCGTGACATATCGAGGTCTATGCCAGCAACCCTCCTCTGGGCTAAGACAAGAGTAAAGAAAATATTCTATAAAAAAGATGTCAGAGTCTCTTCGTTCTTCCTCGCATATCTTTTCTAAAGTCAAAAGGGTTGGGGGTAAGGTTTTTAGGAGTTCAAACGCTTCTTTTGATAAAGGCAACTCGATACTAATTCCCATAGTTACAAACCTCCTGAACTCTAATAATTACAGATTACGGGCATATGACAGTTCTCTAAAGCCCATTCAAACCACCATTCATACCAGAGGAGTTTTGCGTAGTTCCAATCAAAACTCTGTTCAAGCTCTGTATAACGCGGGTCGTCCATCTGGTAATCCTCAGGGGTTTTGCTGGGTGAGGGGAGAAGGTTTTTACAGTCCGGGTGAGTCTTTTCCCAGTTTTCTCTCGCCTTTGTCAGGCTTTTCAAGTGTCCCTTCATGATGGGAAAGACTCCGGGGATTCTTCTCAGGAGCCCTTTATCCCTGTCAAAAAAGAAGTCAAACAGCCCCGTTTCCTGGGCAAAGATTTTCATCTGAGTATACCCCGGACTTCGGGTATTACCTTCAGAGGCTTCTAAAAATCCATACACAGGGGAGCCTCGCATCTTAATAGTTTTTACGTTTATACTGCACTCAGTAATTCCGTGCTTCTTATAACAATTTTTGTGATTCTCAATATAGGGCTCACCTATTTTTATGTGATACATATCTTATTATTCCTCTTTTCTTTCTATTTCTATTATAGATACTGAGTTTAGATTTAAGCCCAAGGAAACACATCTTTCTTCCAGCAGTCGTTGCTTTTCTTGGTAATCCCACCCTGTAATCCCTGAAGTATTCATTCCGAGGAGAGAAAAAGAGTAGATGGGGGTTCTACCCATTCCCATACTCACGCTGTGACTTGTCAGCGTGCCCTCAAAAAATTGTTTACTAAGAAGACTAACCCATAAGGTTTTTTGTTCGTAGTAAGCCTGTCTGTGCAAGAGAGACAAACTGGCAGAGTGGCCTGCTTTCGCTAGAAAGAACTCTATAAACAAAGTCTCGACGAAACGAGGAGGAGAAAGCGTGACGTTGGACATTACTCCAGGAGTTCTCTGTATTTCCTTTCGTAGATTCCAATTTAGAATTTCTATTTCTACCTCTTCTTCTTGGTCGAGACTTCTTATACTTCCCCACACGGACTTACAGGTGTCTTACCACTGTCTTACAGTAAGACATATCTCCTGCTCTTCGCCGAGGGTTTCTTCGGCGAGAGTAAATCCCTGCTCTTCAAGGGCAGAGAGAGTCTTTCTGTAGGCGTACCTCTGGTTTATGCCTTCCATAAAGGTGTTTTCCCTCATGTTTTCTTCTTTTTTGGTGGGAACCTTTATCCTTTCCGTGCCCACGCCCCACCAGTCAGCTACTACGGTAAAGCCTTCCTGGGTCTGTTTAAAACCCACGCCATATTTGCTTTTTAGGTCAAGAGCGAAGTCTACTTTCTGTTTTTCTCCCTCATAACTCTTTACCTCGGTGTTTTCTATGACTTTATAACCGCAGTCTTCTATTGCCTTTCTGAGGCACACCTCGTCCATGATTTTCGTTTTCACACTGCAAAAGTGACTCATAATTATTCTCCTTTCAACTTTATTTCTGCTTTCCATTAAGTATATCAGATGTAGTAAAAATTGTCAAGCCATTTTTAACCTTTATTTATTTTCTCAAGAGAGGAGAGCAAAGCCTGTCCAAGTGCTCTCGCAAAATTAACAGGGACAGCATTACCGATTTGTCTGTATTGCTCCTGCATGGAACCGCAAAATTCCCACCCATCAGGAAAGCTCTGTACCCGGGCATATTCCCTGATAGAGAGAGGGCGCACTTCTTCCGGGTGGCATCTCTCTGTCAGTTTTTGAGAAGGGCTACACATTAGTGTGTGGGAAGGCTCATCCCATGATAATTTCCGGGCTAAACCTGTTCTTCCTCCCCCGGAAAAATAACTTGCCCCCATGTAATCTCTGGCTACGTCATCGGGGAGATGTTTCCAGTAACCCCCCGGAGGAACCAGAGACATAACTCTCGCCCTTTTCGCCGAGTATCGGGCACAGGGAGAAGAAGGAACGTCTTTTAAAACCTCTCGTAAGGAGAGCTTTCTGTCGCTCTTTTTCGGGAAAGTAAAAATGTCTTTTGGTAAGTCTTTTCTAATTCCTACAATAACCACACGTTCTCTCCTCTGCCCCACGTTAAAGTCTACAGCATTGAGAAGACTATGGGTGACAAAATACCCCGCTTTTTCTAACATATCAAGAGTAACTTTCATAGTAGCACCTTTGTCATGAGAGAGAAGACCCCTTACGTTCTCTAAAAGACAGAGTCGAGGCTTTAGCTCTTCTAACACCTGAAGATAGTAGAAAAGCATTGTTCCTCTTATGTCTTCAAAGCCCAGACCTTTCCCAGCCGTGCTAAAAGACTGGCAGGGGTAACCTCCAGAAAGAGTATCCACACTGTCAAACGGAAAATACTTTTTTATACCCTCTGACACGACCTCTTCCACGGGTTTCTCTATTATATTCCAATTAGGACGGTTTTTTCTCAGGGTGGAACAGCACCACTTGTTCTTTTCGTTTAAAGCCAGTGTTTTAAATCCGGCGTGTTCAAGCCCGAGAGCTAAGCCCCCGGCTCCGGCAAACAGCTCAATCACTGTGAAGTCTTTTCTCAACTATGTTCCACACTCCAATCAAGACATCTTTCCCCTCCGTATCGTAGGCGTGTTCGATACACAGAAGTTACAACGTGCCCCACAGCCTCTTCCACGCTTTTACATGGGAAACCCATGCCATAATAAGCGTCATCCCCACAATCCCAGGAGTTTTCTCCTTTTCCGGGTATGGGGATAGGTTTTAAAAACTTCACATCTGCAGAAAAATGTTTTTGAGAAAAAGGCCACCTTTTTCTTTTCCCTAACCGCTCCTTGAGTTCTATCTTTGCGGGATAGTTTCCTTCTGGTAGAGGAATGGGAAATTCACAGGACTTATAAGTTGTCATTTTAACTTTTTCCTCCCCCCAAAATAGGGAATTTAAGCCTATGAACTGCTTTCTCCACCAGCTTCTTTTTTGTTGCGACCAACCCAGGTCATCTGACCAGAGTTCCCAGGAAAAAAACCATTCTTTCGAGTCTTCTTCATAGAACAGGGAAATAGAAGTTTCCCTGCTGGCCTCTTCCCATTTTCTCAGCCACGATTTAGGCATAAAATTCTCTGCACGTAACCACAAGCTAAACCCCGGTATTCTGAATCCAAACTTTATTTCATTATCTAAGAAATCAAAAGAGTTGCTAACTCCTAAAGCTATCTTTTTATTGAATAGGCTCCATTCCAACCCTAAAGATTTTCTCTGTCCCGTGGAACTTTGTTCGTAAAGACTACCTCTCCCATGCCAGGGAAACCCTTTCTTATGAGTCTGCTTACACTCATTTAAGTTTTGATACCAGATACCAAAACCAAACTTTTTAAGAACCTTAGTAAACACTATTCTTCTTCCTTTCTGTGCTTTTGACTTCTCATGAACGCCCCTTAAGAAGTCCTTAGTCTTTTTCGGTAATAACTAAACTTGTAGGGGTCATCTCTCCTCTTCTTTCTTCCAAAGAAGCTCTTCCTTCTTCTTTAACATCGAGTTCTATCTCGCAATGACACCACGGAACAGAGGGGTAAGGACTCATGTCCCAGGAGCAGAGCTTTCCACTGCAAAATATAAAAGAATCACCTACAGTTATTCTTACTGGATAGTCAGTTTTCGTCATGGCCAAAAAGGTCTGTATACTCTGGTAAAGTTCGGCGGGAGTGTTTTCCTTTATATCAAAGAGTAAACGAAACCTCTTACCCCAGTAGGTACGCATAACAACATATTGCCCATGAGAGGTTTCTCCCTTCACAGAAATTACTCCGTTTGTGACTTTGACCTTAAGCATAACTCTACTCAGACCTCTTTCCCTCTTTCAGACGTTCTCCATCTCTTATAACATTTTTCGTTACAAAAAATCAGGATTGTCGTAGGAAGTTCTATCTCTAAAAGAGTATACCCGTCATCTGTATGATACCTCGGGAGAGGAACATGGCACGAATCACATTTACTTTTATTATACATTTTCATTCTTGCATAAGTTTTCTCACTGACAGGACGGGACATGCTACTTTCCCTCCCGCACAATACCCTCTTCAGCCAGAGTTTTAAAGATATTTAAAATTCTGTTATGTATCTTTTTCCTGGTGCAAGATTGCGTGTTTCCAAGACAGTAAGTCAAGGTTAGACTGTCTAAAGACTCCGTTCTTTTAGGTACTGATGGGTAAACCGTCAGGGACATATAAGATTTTTCCGGCTTTTTGTGGAGGGTAAAAAACTTTGTCGCATAAGTTTCTTCAGAATCTACTATCCCCATAACAAACGACTGGTCTACTGCTCGTAGGGCTACGTTAGTAAACCAGATAGTGTCCGCCTCCGTAGAGAAGTCGGGCAACTCCATGCAGTTTTTACAGGTTCTGCCCTGATAGCAAACCCCACAAAAACTACATTCTTTCAAACTTTTTTTCCGCCTGGCCATACTTTTATAAACCTCTTTTCTTTTTTATATCGCTTTTCTATATAAGATTGTTTCATCATTCTTTCCGCTTTACACACACTCCATTCCCCCGTCCTTTCCACCGACTGGCTGACACACACAGCACTCCTTTCCAACTAACCATGTTTCTTTAGAAATTTATGAGGTGGATTCAATTATTGAATTTTTACCATCCTTTCCAACTAACCATGTTTCTTTAGAAACCCGTTAGACTGGCTTAATTACTCGTTTTCTTTAAGTGACTAACACACTGAAAACTTTCTAAGCCTTGTCCTAAAAACTTCTAAAAAGAAGTTAACTTCAGGACTACGACTGGATTTGTCGTTTATTTTTAACTTTCCGTCGATGCTATGAAAAGATTTTTAATTAAAAGCGTTCTTAAACCCTGTCTTGGGAACAGGGTTTATTTACTTCAATTACTTAGCTTTTTATAAACTATTTTCGGAACCACATTTACCGAATCACAGTGTGGGCACTCCATGTCTGAAGGCAGTTCATATATAGCCTCGAAGATTGTGTTGAAGTCTCCTACAAACCTGTGGCAGTCCAGACAGTAAGGAACATACAGTTTCTGTAGAAAGTTTTTCTCTTTTAACCTGTCCAGAGCGTAGGAACTGGCGTGCAGGGGAACACCTTTCCGCTGGCAGGCTTCCGGGTAGATAAACTTACCAGGTTCTGTCAGCTTTACCAGGTCTAAAACAACTTTTTTCTCCCTCTCGTTGAGATACGTATTTACATTTAATACTCTTTCAATCGTGGGCTCTATACTCACAATCATTCAGGTCTCCTCTCTACTTTTTAAGCATTCTCTTTTATCTCAGTGTAACACGGGACGCCAAACTTGTCAAGACGTTTTTTACAAAAAACAATCAGTGGTTTTCCCCTACGTGTTTCTCTTCTATGACTATAGAGGTTTTGTTAATACCCAGTTTTTCACAGAAAAGTCTGGTCTCTTCTTCCTTGCGTTCGTCATGTTCTTTTACCGCATAGTAAGTGTTTAACAGAAGAGTATCTAAAATACTTTGCTGTTCGTCCTCTAATGAGTAATCCGATGTTCTTCCTAATTCTAACAGGTAGGTTATAGCTTTCAGAACTTCCGTGTCTGGTTTTTCTTTCACCTTAGCTTTCCTCTTCTTTCACTAATATACAGGCTTTTTCTGCCCTCAGACGAGATTCTAACTCCAGCTTTACTACCTCTTCATGAGTGAGAGACAGTATGTTTCCCCCGCTTGCTAAAGTGGCTCGTCTCACCCACGATAATTGAATATGTTTTTCAAACAACTCTGCCTGCTGTCTTAAGAGAGCCAGACTACTGGGTCGTACGGTTTTTTGCCCGTTTTGGGACAGGCACAAGCCCCGAATAATTCTGTCCTCGAAATAATTTTGTAAATCAACCAGGTGCTGATGATGGTCAATCATTGCTTGAAATTTAGGGGATATGAGATTACCCTCGCAGGTTGCCTCCATAGAGGGACTTGTAAGCAGTGTAAGGTCTGCCAAGTCCAAGTTTTGCACAAAATTACTTACTGTTCGAGACACGGCACAACTCTTGCATTCCCTGTTGGAAAAGAGCTCTTCATCTTTCAGTTTTGTAAAGAACTGTTCTTCTTTACCACATATGGAGCATTTGAGGGTAAAATTTACTCTACACTCTTTGGGGAAGTTACAGGGAAACCCCTCGTGGCTGTCACACAGGGGGTGATGTACTTCGAGTCTGTTTATTTTTTCGGTCACAGGTAGCACCTCTTTCGTAAGTTAACTATTGTCTCTACTGCTCTTGAAGGGCTCTCACTCTGTTGGGCATCCTCTAAAATCAGAGCTTTTATCATGTCTTCGGTTTCGCTGTCTCTATATCCCGTTAGGTTTCCGCACAAAAGAATCCACTCCTTTTTCGATGCTCTTTTCTTATTATTTCGAATTCTTCATGTAGAACCTCCTTCATACACCCGCAGGAGATAAGCTGGCCTCCACAGTAAGGACAAATTTCCGCATCACAGCCGGGAATATGTTCCTTCCCTGGTTTTACCCCGCAGTCATGACACTTACCTCTTCCAGAGTGAGGGATAAGTCCTTTTTTCCTTAGGGTTTCATCCCATTTTTTAGAACACAGTTTTCCAAACTTTCTCAGGGCACAGAGACACTCTTCCATAGGCTCATTACATTCACAGCACATAAACCGCAACATACAGGAGCAAAGTTCTCGAGAAAGTTTACAGTCCTCACAAATTACAAGATTTTCCATGTCTCTCTTCTCCTTTCTCCAGTAAGGTCACCTGATGGCAGGCATCTGCAGAAAACTCATAGGAGATACTTAAATAGCTTCCGCAGTTTTCACAGGTTACGTCACAGCCCGCATTAACAATCTGATTACTCGTCTGATAAAGAGCTTGAAAACCCATATGTAAGGCGAGCAAACTGAAATTACACCCCGGACACTCAAGAAGAGGTCCTTCAAAGTATTGCACTACAGCCACGTATTTGTTCCCCCTTTTCAAGCACCCCGGTAAACATGGGAAACTTTGTGTTTCCTATGGGTACCAGTCTTAATAAGATTAGTTCTCCCCCGAAAAGTTCGGTATCCTGAGGACATCTGACTCCCACAAAGACTCTGTCTTCATCAAGCAAAACGTCGAAGAAATTCCCGTCTTTTTTCCGGTAGACTTTTATTACCCTTCCCTGTATTACCACAGCCATTGTTCTCTCCCCTTTCCGATTCGATGAAGTTCTCTGGGTGTTTTCCACTGAGCCTGGTCGGTGTCGAGACAGTCGGGAAACTTCTCCGCTATAAAAAGTAGTTCTTCTTCCCACATGCACACAAGACCTGCCCATTGAAAAAACGAAGACTTTGTAGTTTTTCGAAGATGGTGAAAGTTAAACTTATTATCAAAAAGAAAAGACAGCAGGGAAACCCTGTTCTCATATGGGGAAAACACTCTCCACAGAGCGGTCTCCTCTGTGAAGTTCTCACTCTCCCGGTCTGCCCCCGCAGATAAAAGAGCTTCTATAAAAGGAATGTGCCCTTTCTCTACCGCGAAATGCAGGGGAGAACACTTCGGAATATGATGAGACTTTATATCTACATTCCCATTAAAGAATAAAACTTTATTTAAAAAAGTAGTATCTCCGTTCATAGCGAGATAATGAATCAGTGCTTGCCCTTCCCCGTCCACCATGTTTACTGTCTCGGTAGCTAGAAGTTCTTTGGTCAGACTATAGTCTTTTCTTTTGTAGGCTAAAAGCGGGTTCACTACGTATCCTCCATTACATCATTAGAATCTGCGTGGTTTCTCCAGTTACCCTGTTTACACCTATAAATGAGGCACACACAAAATCTTTTTCTAACATGTCTTTCCATTGTTCTTTAGTGGCCTTGCAAGCAGCAAAAGTTGTGGCGTTTTCTTCTGCCCAGGCACAAAGGTCATCGAGGGTAGCAAACACAGGGGATTGAGGGGAACCCTCGGAAGTAGTCTCCCATAACTGCCAGCCCTCTCCCGCTGGAGGGTCAAATCCCTCCCACTTTTCCGCCAGAGATTTTATCTCTTCAGAGCAGTAATACTCACCATCACCCCCACACAGAAAACAATACACTTTCTCTTTTCCATGTAACTTTTCGAAGTCTTTTCTAATCTTTTCTTTTTTTGTATACCCTCCCGGAGTATACTCGGGAACATTGCTTAATTCTTTTAATAGCTCCTGTGAATAGCCCGTTTTTTTGCAGAAACTACACTTTATAGTAGCATACGGACTCAAATACCCTTTCCATACAACCCCTTTAGGCCAGTTGAAATCCATTGGAACTCTTTTCGCCGTTCTCCCCATGAGTCTTTCTCCTTTCACTTTTTACGCTTTTTCTCCACCCACATTTCCTCAGAAACCCTTACTAACCACATACCACGTCGCTTCTATCACAATCGCCTTTCCAACTAACCATGTTTTCTTAGAAACCTTTCCATCTAACCATGCTTCCTTAGAAACTTCTAAAGGAATTCTTCAGGGTAGTATAGAATTTCACTTTCCATCTAACCATGTTTCTTTAGAAACCCGTTAGCTTAGCTTGATTACTCGTTCTTTATAAACCAAGAACTTTCTAAGCCTTACCTCAGAAACTTCTAAAGAGAAGTTAACTCCGAGGTGGTGACTGGATTTATCACTTATTTTTAGTTTCGTCGATGTCTACTGAGCTTTTTAACTCCTCTTCCTCTACGTCGGAAGGTTTTCCTCCGATTCTTATCACCTGAATATAAAACTGTCCTTTTGTCTCCCCGTTTGACGGGGGACAGCCACAGTCACGGATTATTTCTCCCAGAACGTGCTCACCTATCCCATAGTCTTCGTCGATGGTGAGACTGAAGTCCTCAAATTCTATTATCATATCGTCTTCTATCTCTTCATGAGTTTTATTTATAATTCCCACATCAAAAAAGTCTATCTGGTAGACTTTTTTCCCATCTTTTTCTTCTTTACCTACGATTTTCCCCCTCAGGGGGTGGAGGAACATCTCAGTTTCGTGTGCCCTCTGGTTCTCGTAGAGTGTTTCTAAGTGCTCTATAAGCATATACATAACTTCGATTTCCTCCTCTAGTTCACGGACTTCTCAGGCTTTTTCTCTTCCTGTAAGAACTTTTTTCCGGTAAGAGCCTCAGCAACCGGAAGAAACTTTTTTGTCAAAGTAGTAAAAGTAACTTTTCCGTCTTTATCTATTATTATCTGTACGTCCATGCTCTCACTCTTCCTTTCTATCTCTCCATCCCATAATATTATCTTTCCATCTAACCATGTTTCCTCGGAAACCGTGTATCAGCGAAATGAACAAAGACTCCGTAATTTCTTTCCATCTAACCATGCTTCTTCAGAAACAAGGCTCTTCTTTCCATCTAACCATGTTTTCCAAGAAACCCGTTAGTTTGGCTTATTGACTCGTTTTCTATAAACTGAAAACTTTGTAAGCCTTGTCCTAAAAACTTCTAAAAAGAAGTTAACTTCGGGACTATGACTGGATTTATCACATATTGTAAACTTTTGTCGATGTTATCATCTAAACATGTAGCTATTGCTACACCTGCAGGTTAATTCAGAAGCCATGCATTTAGAACAGACTCTTCCGGCGTAACCCACAACCCGGGAGTGAGTTGCCTGAGGTAACCACTCCGAAAAAACGGTGTGCTGTCCTGTTTTTACAGAACGGGCAAGAAACTTATGGGCAAAATACGTGACAGTATAAAACTCAGGAGAGGCCAGAGTTCTCCCATCTAAGGTTTTTTCAACCCTTACTATGTCTCCGTCTGCAATTTCCTGGCCGTCCGAACCACAAACACCTGTTCCGAGCCTCACACTGTCAACTCTCGGATTAATTGCCCTGGTGATTTCGTTTCCTTCTTTCAGATAGCTTACTGTAGCTATCAGTTCTTCTTTTGTTTCTGCCTCTTTTTTGGGAGTGAAGGTTACTCCCGTTACAGGGTAGGAACAGTTGTCCTCTCCTATAAAAACTTTTAACCTTTCCATTATCTGTCTCCTTTTGTATCTTTCTTTTCATACTATCACGGTATAACAATTATGTCAAGCCTTTTTTTAAAAAAGGGCTAACTTTTCTCTAGTAGTCAAGAACCTCATTATCATCGGCATTTACGTCTATGTCGGCGTCCTCCTTGTCCCCAAAACTGACTGTATTCGGGTCAAAATCTATAGTGAAATTCTTGAGTTCACCCTCACGGTGCTTCATCATGACTATTCTTCTTTCCCGGCGAAGCTCAAGGTCGTCATTATTTATAACACTGAATACTACATCAGAGTTGTGGGTTACGACAAAGTCTGTAAGTATCCTCTTATCTTCAGAGTCGAGGATAACAGGGTCATACATCTCTTCAAACCTGTCTGTCAGGGTTACGCTATCCACCTGGGCAAAACAGTATTTAGAAGAAAAGTCCAGCCCTTTTAACCTCTCTATCTCTTCCAGAGACTCTACACTCATAGTCCCGTGTCTTTTTCCCTTTTCTACAAGGTAACCGTAGGGGTGGTCTCTCCTGAAAGAAAGGTCTTTACACACACTCTTTACGTACGAGGAAGGTAACCTGTCTCCCGTAGCTGTGGGACGAAGATTTTCAAAGTCTTTTTTCTTCTCTCCCACTATGTTTAAATCCAGTCTCAGGAGGTCTCTTGTGTTAAGGTTGATTCTATAACCTCCCTTTTTTCCATTCTCTCTGAAGGTTGTATAAGTCCTTACCCCCAGACTGTGGCAGAGTTTACAGAAGTTAGTTGCCACAGTTTTAACGGAGGTAACAAACCTTACCTGTTTTTTAAACCCTCCGTCTGACTGCAGTAAACCTTCCAGAAGTCCTAACCGGAAATCATAACAGAGTTCCAGGAAGTAGAGAGGGAGAGCTTTTTCGTCATTTTCCTCCAGAAAAGAATTTAAAAAAGTATTCAATTTTTGACTATTCCAATGAATGGCTAATTGTTCCCCTTTGCTACAAACAGTTTTTTGGTAGATTTTCTTCCCCTCTACACCAAAGAGTTTTGAGGCAAGGAGTAAAAATTCCTGGGCATAGTCTTCATCATAACCACAATGAACTTTGGCTAAAGATTGATAAGACTTTATACTTCCGTCACCAATGATACCACCAAAAAACTTCCCTAAATCTCTTGAGCAAGTTTTAGGGTAGCGCATTTCTCCTCTTTTTGCAAACGTGGTGCGTAATTTAGCATCTAACTCTTCCCTATTTATGGAAAAGCTCTCTTTACCGCCTTTTAGAGCGCACCTGTTTCTTATTAAGTAATCATTCTCGGGTATGATGTTTTTGGCAAGTTTCCATACAAAGGCTCCTTGCGTGTTATCATACACATAAACTTTATGGTTTTCTGAGCATTCAAAGTTAAACCCCCTGAAACTTATTTCCATAACCTGTTTCTGCCCGACCTTCACGCAGGTTGCTCTTTTTAAGTTTTCGAGGTCATTAATATAGAACTCTTTTCCCTCTAAATCACAAATCTGTTCTAGTCCATTCGAAGTAAAAATCAGTTCATTAGGGACGGAATCCTGTCCTATCGCATCTGACAGGTTAATGTCGCTGAGGGAGGGGTCATCAGAACCGTCTGCATCTCTTTTTAACTGCCATACGGTTATGATGGGTATACAGAGTTCGTTTGCCATACGTTTTATAGACCTGCTGATATTTGTAGTCCTTTCCCATATCCCTTTCCCCTTCGCCTCGTCTACCAGTAAGTAAGCCCCGTCTATCATAAGAACGTCTGCCTTGTATTGTTTTATCTTTTCAGCGAGGACGGAAAGAGTGTTGGAGTTTGTTATAATAACCGAAGTCTGGTCTTTTTCAGCCAGACCTTTAAAGTATCTGTCTTTTTCTATGTCTGTAAGAACCCCGTTTCTAAACCTCTCGTGAGAAAGGTCGAATTCCAGACAGTCGAATCTTCTTTCAAACTGAGCTATGCCCATTTCAAGAGAGCATATTAAGAGAACTTTTTGCTGGGCTTTTAACTTCGCCCCAAAAAGGGTTAGCACCCAACTTTTTCCCGAATAAGGTCTTCCTGTGATTGCCCAGTATTCTGAGTTGTGAATCCCTCTTGTGACTTCGTCCAGAATAGGCCAGGGAGTAAGAAAGCCGTCAACCCCTCCTACCATGTTTTCGTAGCGGTCTTTTCTTTGCTTTCCGTCCTTCGCCATATCTACATCTACATTATCCTCATTTTCAAGGACTATACCTAGAATACCTGTTTTTAAATCATCGAGGCTGTCGAGAGGGTTAGTCAAAACAGAGGTCATTTTGGTGAGTAGCAGGTCTCTGAGCCTGTTTCTAACGCTTTGCTCTTTCAAGCAGTCAATATAATAATTTACCGGCTCTTTGGGGTAGGGGTTGTGTAAGTCTACCCCCTTAAATTCCTGTTCAAATAAATCCACAGAAGGTACAGCAGAATAAGTTTGATAGAATTCCAACAGCCACTTAAACTGTTTCTTACACTCAGAGTCATAGAAAAACTCTTCCGTTATCCCCCTGTCCATTACTTCAAGCATACTTCCTTTTAGAAGTATCTTGGCTATTAAATTTAATTCTACATTCATGCACGACAGTTCCTTCCCTTATAGTAGGCCAGCCGGAGGCACCCAAACTGACCAAAGTAGTTAAATAGTTAAGAACGCTGGGCTAATCAAAAGAGAGGATTTTTTGTTCTTCTGCTGAGAGTTCCGAGTAAACCCCACCTATGTGGACAGAAGTCAGGAGGGTTCCGTAGAAGTTTCCTTTTACTCGAATTTCAAGAGAGCTGGGAACAGTTGGGTCTTGTTTACTGTGTCGAATTTCATATTTTATTTGTCCGGGTCTGAGGTCGTACACACGGCCTTCTATAAGTTCTGCTTTCGCTCCCCGGAGAGAGACAATTTTGCGTTTTACTGTAGTCATCATTTAATGTTTTCCTCCTCTAGTTTACTAAGTAGCTTTTCAGTAGTCTTTAGGGGGAACTCGAAGTTTTTCTGCTAAAAAACGAGCCTCTTCTGCTCTCCAGTTTTTTCCTCCCTCACTCTGTCCCGGAATCTTGAGTGGGTACATACACTCTTTCATAAGTTCTGAAAGGGCAGAACTGTAGATTTCTTTTATTTCTGCAGGTGTTCTGTTACTGGTTACGATGGTCACTTTTAGCTGTTGTGACCTTTTTCGTATAAGAGCCTCGAGTTGATTTTCAGAAAAACCGCTGGTTCCTCTGTATTCTTTGTCGATGTCGTCAATAAGAAGTATATTCACTCTGTGCATGCGAGAAATAAGGTCTTCGTCTTCGTCAAATCTTATTTTTCTCACTTTACTGTCCATGACTTCATCAGAGCCAGCAAAAAGACAGGTTAAACCCTTACTTATACCCGCTTTTAACAGAATAACCCCTGCAGAAGTCTTTCCACAGGAATTGTCTTTCGAGTATATAAAAAGACCTACACCTCGTGTGTAGAAGTCCTCGAAGTTTTCTATATAGTTGTTAAGAGTATCTTTATATGGGGACTCTGGAATAAGGTTCAGTTTCACTTTCCAGAACCTCTCAGGAATTCTGGCTCTGACCAGAAAGTCTTTACTTTGAATTTTAATTTTTCCACTTTTTATTTGTATCTCCACGCCTCCTCTCTGGTTATTTTCCCCGGTTATACAAGGGCATACTTTCTAAAGCTTGTTGAACTCGGAAGTTTTTTTATTTTGTTTGTTTTTTGAAGTTCTTTCAGGGCTCTCGGAGTAAATTCCATCTGTCTTGTCTTTACAATCCGGGGGGCGTTTTCTGTCAAAAAAGTTACCCATGTCTCGTGTAGCTCGCTGTCTTCTTTCTTTCGCAAGCAGTAGGGGATAGAGAAAACTCCTCCGTGCTTTTTGCCCCAGGCTAGAATTTTCTCTTTGTAAAACTCTGTCTTTTCCTGGTCTGTCATCTTATTCAGCATTATTTCCACTGTAATCACCTCCTTTTCCTGCTTTCTTTTTATTAAAATTCATTCTCTGTTTCTGAGAGTTTTTCCTGCTTCTGTACCTCAGAAAACAAATAGTTATTAAATCCGTAAATAATTCCCACTGTGGGAAGACCCTCTATCCTGAACTTTCTCTGTATGGTTTTCCATTCTTTAAGAGTCCATAAAAAAACCCTTTCAGTTAACTCGTAACCGAAGTGGTCTATGAGCTCTTTAGAAAACTTGGCGTCTTTCCCGCAGAGAGGGGGAATAATCTGAAACTTATCTTTAACCATCTGATTAAAGGTTTCTAAAAGGTCTTTATAAGTTTTTTTGGGTTCCGCTTTTTTCTGCACGCCTCTTAAAGCTCTTTTCGCTTTTCTTTTCTCTTTTATCTCTTCATGTTTTTTCTCAGCTTTTTCCATCACGTCTTCAGCGAGCCTGTATAGTTTTACCATATTTCCAAAGTTCTCACTAGATTCTCCCACTCTTACTCCACCTCACTTCTACTCTCTACATTAAAATCTATCATCTTTCCATCTAACCATGTTTCTTTAGAAACACTTTCAAGAGAAGGATTAGAGCTTTCCATCTAACCGTAATTCCTTAGAACCCTGTTAGTTTGGCTTGATTACCCATTCTCTATAAACCGAGAACTTTCCAAGCCTTACCTTAAAAAGTCTTTTCTAAGACTTAGCTTCAAGGTAGTGACTGGATTTGTCACTTATTTTAATCTTTTGTCTACATTTTAACCAGAGTAAGTCCCGTGACTTTGGTCTTGGCAACTCAGTCACGGGTTACTGGTAATCAGTCTGCGGCTATCCCGGAGATTTCTTCTATAGAGAGTTTTGGGTTAAAAATCTCTTCGAGGACTTCTTCCGGGATTTCTTCTCCGTAAGTCTCTTCTGCTCTGGCCAGAGAGCTTTCTATCCGGTCAAGGACTTCTTCTTCCACAGACCCTTCTAACCTGGCTAATTCAAGCTCCATAGCAGAAGGTATGTGGTTCATGCCCATCGAGCTTTTTAAGACCTTTGTTAGTTTAAGCTGGTTCAGACGCGTAACTTCCGCATTGTGACGTGTGAGAAAGTCATCAAAGTCTTCTTCACACTTTTTCCTGTCAGGAGACACTTCGTTTTTGAAGTTTTTTAACAAAAAGGCTGAATACATATCTCTTTGAACGACGTGGCCTCCTATGTTAACCCAGCGGGTACTCAGGTCTCTTTTTGTGTAAGTATCTGTCACATGATTATACTGGGAGGCTCTATATGCCTGAGTGTTTACGTAGATGAACTTTCCTCCGGCCTGTTCAACTTTTCTCTTAAGGATTTGCTCGAAACTTGCCGGGGCTTTTTCTCCCAGACTCTTACCGAACCTTTTTTTCTTTTTAAACTTCCCTTTGGAGTTCTTTTCTGTCTTTTTTGCCCGTCTTTGAAGTCCCTTCCAGTTGACTTTTTCTATTACAAAGGTATCTCCGAGAGCCACAATTTCTTTTGCTAAAAGGAAGTGAGCAAGCTCTCTTTTTCTCGCTCTTTTACGCTCATTACTTCTCAGGAGTCTCTGCAGTTCCCTGTAATATCTCGACTTTATCCACCCTTTTCTGTCTTTTCTGTCAGCTACGTCTCCTCTTCCTTTTCTTCCTTCTTTATCCGGCTTATAGTTAGTCACGTTGGTCATTCTTCTCGACCTGTCGAGGGCTCTTTTTATGAAGACGAATTCTTTTTCCTGTGGGTAAAGAGTGTCTGCCAGTTCCACTAATCTTGTTACCGTGTCACTATGAAAGCCTGTCGTTTGTGTTCCTATATCTATGCCTACAACGCCTTTTCCGAGCTTTTGGGGTTTTTTAGGCGGTTCTCCGTTTACAACCACCTGCACAAACAGCTTCAGTTCTTTTCCCACCTGCTTACGCAGAATTCTGTGCTCTTGAAAAACACCTGTTTCCAACCTGTTCAGCACCTCAAAGTCGTAGGGGGTTACTGCTACGATTGGAAGTTTCAAAAACTCTTCCTGTTTTTCTCCCTGTTTTTCTCTTTCTTTTGAAATATGGTGCCCGAATCTCACACTGAGCACAAACTTCTGAGGATTTTTTGCGTCCCGTTCTATGGCAAGGTCTGAACCTTTTCTGGCGGGGTAAGACTTACGTAAGTCTTTTCTGTAATAATTAAAGTTCATACCATCCTGGTAAAAGACCTTTTTCTGAGCACACTCCACCCTGGCCAGTATGGTGTCTACAACATTTCCAGGCAGATTATAATACAAATGGGGGTGTTTAATTCTGAATTCTGCCGGGGGTGTTGTGTTTATGCTATTTTTATTACCTGTGGGAAGACCGTGCGACTTAAGAAAAGTGACATAATCATCTTTTATTCTCTGGAGCTCCTCCCTTGCCTTCCGGGCGTTCTCTTTAGCTGTTTTCTTCTCCGCCCCTGTGTAGACTTTGTCTGTGGTTACCCAGACGTCGGGCTCAGAAAGAGCCTCTTTTAAGTCGGGGTCAGAGTCTGTAGTGGGGTCTTCATCTTCTTCGAGGCTTTCTAAAAACTCTTCATACTCTTCTTCTTCCTCGGTTTTTTCCAGGATGCTCCCCCCAGTTTTATTACTCATTTTGTTGGAAATGGCACTTTTCTTATTTAAGTTTTTCTGAGCTTTTATTAGTTCAAGTTTTTTCTCTTTGAACTTCTCTTTTGCAAAACAGAGAATGGCTTTTTCTATTTCTTTCGCATTAAACCCTTCGGACTCGAGCAGAGAAGCGAACTCCTGTTTTGTGTAGGTCTGTCCTTTATACTTCTCTATACAGTCTCTTTTTGCCTTGTCAAACTGCCCTTTCATACTTTTTAAGACAGAGTCTGTAATGGTAGTACCCTGGTCTTCCAGTAAAGAGAGGCACATGGCGTGATATAACTTAGATATTACAAAAGTAGTGTGATTATACATTTGCCTGTATCCGTTTATCTTTTTAAATACCATGTCTTTCTCCCATTTGCAAGCCTTAAGCGGTAAAGTAAAGGCGAACTTCGGTCCCGAATATCTTTTCGCCCTTTTGGCAGAGGCTGACCTCTTAGCTTTCGCCTCCGTAGTGTCCTTCAGTTTTCTCCTTTTTCTAACTATCATGTCGTTCCCTCCTATTAATTCTTTCACTTTTGAACCTTAAAACTTTTCCCATCTTTCCGAAAAACCGGGTTTTAAAGTCTTTTCTCCGAAAACTCCAACAAACCCTCATTCTTTCCAACTAACCACGTTTCTAAAGAAATTATGAAATCTTTCCATCTAACCATGTTTCTTTAGAAACCCGTTAGATTGGCTTGATTACTCGTTCTCTATAAACCGAGAACTTTGCAAGCCTTTGACTCAAAAAGTCTTAAGAAAGACTTAACTTCGAGTCACCGACTGGACTTATCGGTTATTTTTGTTTTCGTTGGTGTTCTTTAAATAATCATACTACGAATAGTAAAGATTGTCAAGCCAATTTTTAAAACTTTTTAACGGTCTGTGAAACTTTCTTTAACCGGCAGACAGTCCCTCTATGCAAATCTCAGGAATCGGAACCCCTTCTGCTCCAGCGAGTTCCCGAACGGTGACAGAAATCGTATAAAGAGGTTTTTTCTTGGGGGGAGCGTCCCCATTACTGCCCGTGAAGAAAGTTCTTTTTAAACCAAAGCCTTTTTCTACAGAAAATCTTTCTTCCAATACAGAGATGGTACCTGGAATCTCTCTATTCAGTTTGAAACTTACAGCGTTACATCTTCCTTGAAATTCTCTGACTACTTCCTGAATAGTCAGGTCTTTAGGTAAAAACTCTCTAAAGTTTTCCATAACACACTCCTTCTCATCAAATGTCTCTGCTCTTCCCAGTAACCCACGGACAATGAGAGTTACGGGTGACCCCCTCAACACAAAACCATACTCGCATTCTTCTATTTTCAGAAGAAACAGCTCATCAAAAAGGGTTAAAGTGTAAAGCAGGGGTTGCTTCTTAGACCTGTAGTAATAAAGCAGGTTATATATGTCTAAGATTTTGGCCTGGGGTGTTAACTCGAATTTAATTTTTATTTTGCCTTTTTTCCGCACTTCCCTTGCAGAGTCCAAAAAATAAGATTCTAACTCCTGTGGGAGAGTAATAATCGTCCCTACCCCACAGGGAACAAGTTTTATTCTTTCTTTCAAAAATTGTTTCCTCTTTTCCTACCTTTTCTTATCTTTCCACCTAACTATAATTACTCCTTTAAAACTTTCCATCTAATCATGTTCCTTTAGAAACTTTTCTTCAAAGGAAACTCTCTATCCTTTCCATCTAAATATGTTTCCTTAGAAAGGCGTGTACTTTCCAACTAATCATGTTTCTCTAGAAACTCCGCTAGATTGGCTTAATTACTCACTCTCTCTAAACTGAAAGTTTTCTAAGCCTTTGACTCAAAAAGTCTTAAGAAAGACTTAACTTCGAGTCAGTGACTGGATTTATCACTTATTTTATTTTTATCAATGTTCTTTAAATTATAGCACACGTGCCTAAAGAATTAAAGGTCTTTACCCCTTATTCTTTGGGTTTTTCTTCACCTAAAAGGTCACTTATTTCCGGCATAAGGAGTTCCTCTATGCAGAAGGGTTCTTCCCCGTCATCAAGGAAGTCTTCGGGGAACTCCTCTTTTAGGGTTTCGAGGAGCGTCCCCATGACAAGAGTCTTTAAATCCTCGTCAAAGATTTCTTTCCCGAGAGCCAGGATTTTATCTGCTTCTTTTCTGTCTGATTCTTTTTCTTCCTCCGATAGGTCTTTATAGGGGGTTTTCATCTGTCTTCCCCACCGTTCTACTGCCCAGCTTGGAATGGTCAGAGAGGTGTAATCGTAGGTGTTTCCAGCAATTTCCGTGGTCTTTTTGTTTTCCACGCATTTACTAAACAAATACTCCATCCACCCGCTCCACTGCTCGTGACAGAGTTCGGCTAATCTTTCTCTTACGTTCATAGGACATCTCCTTTGTGGTAAGTTTGTTGTTACTGTTAGTATAGTATCATCTCTTTGTTACACTTGTCAAGCCTTTTTGTAAAAACAGTTAACTATCTTTTTTCTCCAAGTTTTCATTCTCTGTCCGGGTGTGTTCCAGACTTTTCAGCAAAAGGAAGAGCGAGTCAGTAAAGCCTTCTTCTGCATAAGATTTCAAGTTCTCTAAAAGTCTGTCCGATTCTTTTCTAACCGCTTCTTTCTCCTTTTCGGAGAGAGTCTTATAAGAGACCTTCAGCAAGTTTCTGAGGTAGTCACAATCCTCGTCTGGTAATATATTATAATAGTGATTTCTCCACACAGAATCATACCCATCAGAGGTGAGTTCGTAGTTTTTCAACTCTGTACGATAAACACTCCTAAGGGCGAATTTGAAGTGTTCCTTGCGAAGCTCAAAACAGAACTCGGCCACACTTTCTCTAAGGGTCTCCTTATTTTTCCTCAGGTTTTCTCTGTATCTTTTCTCTGAACTCTTCCAGAAACTCGCCGGAATACCTGTAGCACTTTCCAGTCCGGCGGAGATTTCTTCTGTCAGGGGGATAACCCCTTGCAACAGCCCTTCCACGGTGTGGAAATCGAGGTTCAGAGTTTTTTCCAGGTCTGCCTGGGTTATTTCTCTCTCTTTTAAAGCCTCACGCAAGGTTTCTCCGGGGGGAGATATAAATGTGGGATTATACTCATTCTTACTCATAGTTATCCTCTCCTACTCAACATTATGCCTTTTTTCCGCTTCTTTTTGCCAGTCCTTGATGTTTCTTTCGGCCTCTCTTTTTTCCTGATGGTACCTTTCCCTTTGCCTGTATTGCTTTATTGCTATAGAGTAAGCATTATCAAACTCTTCTTTTGTCCTGAAGGTTTCGGGATAGGTGTTATAAATAGGGATACAACCATTAAGGACTTCTCTTAACTTCATTATGTTACAGTTTTTAGGGTCTCCGTCAAAAATGTATTCGTAGTAATTACTGTTACCAGAAACCCTTTTCTGCCGGGGGTAACAAGTAGTATCTGAAGCACCCGCTATGTCTGAAAAAAGTTCTTTTAAAAAGCCCAGCATAATTTTTAACCTTCATTTCGCCTTTGCGAAAAGATATTTTTTTCTTCTGGTTAGATTTTTTCTTTTTCTTGCAACTGCAAAGAGGTGAGTTTAAGTTCGGGAAATATCTCCTTAAAAAAGTAAGGGTCTCTTATCTCAATGTCACCTTTGTAGGCCAGGAGTCTAAGGTTAACAGTTCCTTTTTCTGTCCCTGTCTCCGCACGGTTGCTAAAATAAGAATAAATGTCTGTAGAACGTAATGTGTACTTCTCGGAAAAACTTTTACTTTCCACATTTATGGTGTAAAAGGGGATGTCCCACAACGCCCAGAAGAGCATAACCTGAACAAAAGTGTGTGTCGTTGAGCATCTTATGTCTTTGCCGGGGACACCTATGTTATTTTCCGAAAGAATATCCAGACCTACTCGGTAAAGACCGTTATGGAAATAGAAATTGAAGGGAAGGCTCTTATTCCACTCTTTAGCCCATAAAGAATACCGATGATGTTTTTGTTTGGCCAGTTCTCTGTGCAATAAACGCCTATAATATCTTCTTCTTGAAGGGCTGTAGGGGTCTTCTGAAGCCCACCTGTATTCGCTCAGCACAGGGTCTGACACACAACCGTCCTCTAAAGAGTATCTAATCCACTCTTTGTAAAGGTTACCCTCAGAGTCTATAGGTTTTCCCGTCATTTCGGCGTAATCTTCGAGACTCATTTTTATCCCCCTTTTTCGTCAGGCTTTTCCACAAAAAAATGCAAGTTATTTCCAAGCTCGTCATTGCAGGAATAATAGAAAAAAGAATTCACAAGATTTTTAAAGTTGTCTTCAAGACGTCCGTCTTTTTGTAACTCCTCGGAAGTCTGGGTAGCCGAAAACTCCGAGCGTGGGCTACACTTACCGGGGCACACTATAAAAGAGTTTACTTCTCCCTTTTTCAGCTTTTTTAACAAAGAGTTTTCTCGTAATTTTATTAACATATATTCACCTTAATCCTTTCCTCATTCTGTTCTTCCATAAGTTTCTTCAGGGAACTCAAAGAGCTTTTTAATTTGACAAGTAAACTTTCTGTCTCTTTCTCGTCTTCCGGGCTCAGTTGCTTCATGGCCTTCTCAAGACGGCCAACCAATCGAGAGTTTTCTTCCCACATCTGGGAAAAGTCAGAACTAACCTCCGTTATGGCAGGGACTTTGTCTAATGAGAGCTCATTCGTCTCTTTAGAGAACACTTCGTGATACCAGAACTTGAACTCTTCGGTCTCGATAAGTTCAATACCTTTTTCCCAGGAAACTTTTTCATAAACATCGAGCCTTCTTCCTCTGTTATGAATTGCAAAAAAACCGTTTGGGAGAGTGAACCTCAAAACCATGTGAGCCGTAGGACAACAATGCTTACTTCCAGACATGGAGTAAAGAATTTCACAGCCGTAAAGATAGTAGCCATGTTTATTTTTAGTCTCATCAAAGGGAGAGTGGTTATAAGAGCCACGGAAGTCTCCTCTCAGTGTAAGGAGCACAATTCTTTCATTTTCGTTTTCCGAGCAGGGAACAACCAGAAGAGTCTTTTTAGCTTTTGTCTCTATTATCTTCGAGAACTGAGTGTCAAGAATAGTATTCTGGAAAGAATAGTCGCTTCTGTCGAAGAGAAAGCCTTCTCCCGAAGTTTCCACCGGATTAAACTCATAAGCAGAACCTACGGCCAGGAAAGCAGAATAGGTATGACTGTCTCCTCTGTAAGCCTTGAACGGGCTGAGGGTAATCTTCCAGGGGGTTGGCCTGAAAGAGTTAGTTTTTTCGGTACTATACAGTAACTTAATCATAATCTTTTCTCCTTTTTAAATTATCCAGACAGTGTCTGGACAATTGAGTTCTTTCACATTTTGTATTATAGCACGGACAACGTAACTTGTCAATTCTTTTTGTAAAAAAGAGCTATCTGATGACGAACCTGTCTAACACAGCTTTTATAGCTCTGCTCTCATCCTCGTAAAACAGTGGGAGGAAATCTTCTGTCAGAAGTTCCAGAGCATATGTTTCGTCGAAAGACATAATATTAGAGTTTTTCAGACTCTTCAACTTCCATATCTTGTCCTGAACCTTTCCTATAAAGATATAGTGTTTTTCGGCTTTTTGCATAGCCGTGGGAGGCTCTTCAGTCTTTTCGGGCTGTATGTAGACTTTCGGGGTTACTTCTTTCTCTCCCTGCTCGTCTACGTACAAACAGGCTGTCATTCCACTGTAAGTATTGCAGTGGCGATACTCATAGTTTTTTATGAAACTTTTGAGTCCCTCTGCTAACCCACAGGACTTTTTCCACTGACCAATTATATCCTGGGCGACTTTCTCTGTGTTGGGGTCGCAAAGACCTGATAGTCTTGGTGCTAAGAAAAACTCAGTGACCTCTCCTGTCATAAGTTTTTCGACTAAGTCCTCTCTGCTTATCTGATACATATTTTTTCCTCCGTTCTTTTTCGTTCTTTCTTAATAGAGTATAGCACAGAGAAAATAACTTGTCAATACTTTTTTTACAAAAGAGTTAACAGATAGAGAACTAAAATACATCAGGGTTTTTTACTTGTTCATTAAAGCACTCCTCCCAACTTTAAAATATATCTTTACAGTCAGGAGTTTCTCTGCTATAATAAGAGCATAGATTTTTTTTGAGACTCCTGCCCAGGTGTCTCTTCTCGTTTTCAAGCCTTGTTTCTTTCACTCCCACATTTTTTATGGGAGAGTATATGAAGCCCCATGTGTCTCCCAGGGTTTTTAAAACTCATCGAGATTCGTTATTGTCCTTTTTTCCTTCAGTCCCTCAATACGAGTAATAACGTCGTCTTTCTCTAGAAACGTCAGGAAATATCTATATCTATTTCCGACTGGTTTGCCTACTTTTCTTAGTCCCTCCAACACTTTCAGAAAGTCCGGGTAGAGAAGAGAGAAACAATCCTCAATATTCCGATGATTTCCTGCTCTCTCTAGAGTAGCCCTTAAAGTCTTTTTAAACTCAATTACTTCCCACGGCTCAAAGGGGGGATAGTCTTTGCCCGGTCTCTTTTCGCCTTCAGGTATCTCCCGGTTTTTTGTTCTCACTTTGGGCTTTTCGGACTTCTCGTCCTCCACCGCATTCTTCCCCTCGTATTCTGCTTCTTCTAAGTCCTGAACCCATTGCTCACACACAAACTCATAGACATTGTGCCACCCGTTTTTACTTCTCTTTTTCTCCGTTTTTATTTTTCCCTTTCGCTCAAGTGAACTGATTACTTTCCGTATCATGGAGTGACTTTTACCTGTTTCTTCCTGTATTAGCTTATAACCGGGGTAAGAACAGTTACTCTGCAAGTTCCTATGAAAGAAAAGAGATAGTAACACTCTAACTTCAGCGTCCGAGAGGTTTTCACCCCGCTCAAGAAGAGACGAGGGAACAAGAAATTTTTTCCACTTTTCCAATGTTCTCTCCTCCTTCCCCGTCAAAGGGTGATATAAAACCAGGAGAAAAGGAATAAGTGTTTACTTTTCCCTTCTCCCTCTGGATTGTTAAAATCTCCTTGTTCTCCAAAGAGTTTAAGGTTTTCATCACCGTCCTTAAGGTGAAGCCTGTTCGTTGGCCTATCTCTCGGCAATCAATCCTGGAAAGTTTTTCTGCAAATTCATAGGTTTCAAGAATGCTTAGAAGAACTTTTAGTTCTGCTCCCCTCAAAAGATTTTGAGAAGAAAGAAACGAAGGGGAGAGTAGAATCCCGTGAAAAATAGGGCTATTTACCATGTTGCTTTTCCTTTCTTTATTTACATACGAGATATAACCTGCTATAATTACTCTTAAACTATTACAAAGAGGGCATTCTCGCCAAAGAGATGCCTTTTTCATTACCCCAAAAAAGACTCCTTGTGCAAAAAGTATAACAGTAATTCATTCCCTTGTCAATAGCCACACTACTAAATTTTTATATTTTCATTTTTCTCTGCAATCCGCATAAATAGGAGGTTCTACTTGTGGAGTAGAAAGGGTTCTACTTGTGGAGTAGAAAGGGTTCTACTTGTGGAGTAGAAAGGGTTCTACTTGTGGAGTAGAAAGGGTTCTACTTGTGGAGTAGATGAACTAGAATCATGTAACAAGAGCAATTTAACCAGAAACCCTTAACAAGATGAGAGTAACTCTCTCGCTCTCCCCCTACCCCCTCTCACACTAACGTGTTCGAGCGAGAGCGAGATGGGTACGCCGCCGATTTTCATCGGCACAGGAAACACAGTGCGAACACTGTGTATGGTATCGCCTATGCTTACTCAAGAAGAGCTTTTCCGATTTTACGAATAATACCGATTTTACTGTTTAGGACATTTTTTCCGAAAACGGGACTATTGCGGTTCAGTATTTTGGAACTTATTTGTATTTAGAGTGAATACGATTGCTGTATAAGGCTTTTCGAAGGACTTTTTACTCTCTATAACACAGGATTTTTAAACTTACTTTTGCTAATAATAAAGACCCAGTCAGAGCAGGGCTTAGACCGGGTCTTTTTACCGCCTTCTTTACTGTGATGAAGAGGTTCCTTTTTCTAACTCAGTTACTTCCACACTGTAAAGTAAGGGCACCTTCGGTTCCGGCAAATCCTCTTCTATTACCAGAGAGAAGGGTCTTGCTATACCGCGTCCCCATATGATGTCCCCTTTTCTCAGCCTATACTTTTGATACTGAAGAAGTTTACGCCACTCCATGTAATCTATGGTGTAATCACGCACAGTTACTTTCTCAATTCCCTCCAGACTTAAGTACCTGAGGGTGTCCTCAAGGTCGTAGACTGAGCCGAATACCCCTCCGGTCTTTCCGAACGCCCCACAGGAAAAGCACCTCTGGGAATCGCCTTTAAATGGGTTGGGTTGTGCCAGAAACCTGCCACAGGCAAAACAGTAATCGTCGTCAGTGTCTCTCCTCATGCCCCTGTTCCTTTCTTTTTTGCAACTGCTTCTGCCAATCCTTCCACAGAGGTTCATCGGAAAGGATTACTGTTGTTTTATAGTTTACAGAATAGGCACGGGCTGTTTGTTTCTCATTCCAGGAAGAAACGAACTTTTCTAGTTCCTCCCTGTCTACAAGTGCTCTGTCATCAAAGTCCTCTCCCATCTCCTCCTCGGCGGATTCTAATGCGTGGTCAATGTCCACGACAAAGTCAATTCTGTCACAACCCAGGCAGTATTCGGGAAGAGTTTTCGTCTCCTCTGATTCATAATAATCCAGAAAATCTTCGATGTCTTTAAAATATCTGTCTGCTCTGTCGTCATAAAAGCACTCTTCTTTGTAATCCCTTAAAAACACTTTCTTTGACTTTTCATACCTTCTTTTTTCCGAACAGGAGTCACACATGTAGTAATGTGGCCTCACGTCCTCCGTACCACAAAGTTGACAGGAAGGTTTAGGTTTTTCTTTACAGCACTCTTCAGCCACAGCCCTGACAACAAATCCGTTTTTACATACCCCGCATTGATATGCTACGATTTCAGTTATGTTCATCTGGGTTTTCAGGTAGGTTGCTACCCTCTCCTTTCTCTGGTTTTTCTGAAAGATACTTTTCTAAAGTCTCCTTCTTGTCCGTAAAAATAGGGCAAAGTGTAAGCGTTTCCCAGTGGCTTCCTGGAGAGCCCGTAAGGGGGTCTACAGAAGATTTTCTCTCTACGAACACGCCATACTTCCACCGGTCGAGGAGAAGTTCCCAGTGAATGTTCTTTTCACCCAGCATGTCGAGAAGTTCCTTTTTTCCCTTTTTAAAGACCTGTTTATCAGAGTAATGAGCACGGGCTAGCATAGAGATAGAGTTTCTTATCCAATCTTTCTGTCTCCAGACAAAATAATTATTAACCTCCTCTTTCGGAAGATTAAAAACTCTGGCGTCAAATACTGCTGGCCTGTCAAACAGGGCAGAAAACGTAACCGAGGCCATACCTGATGAAATGCTTACCATCTTCTGGACGTTATAATCAAACCACGCCGAAGTCTCTAACCGGTCATAATCAGTCAGAAGAAAAGACATCTCATCTGACTGTACGTAACAGCATTTTACTCCTTGAATTTTCTGGCATAAAGTGTGAGCTGTTTTTTCCATCACCAGAGAAAAGCCCTCGTCAAAGGGTTTCACACTTTTTCTCAAGAGGGTATGGAAGGCATTCCCGTCAAGTCGAAGAATGACAGGGGTTCTTCTGAGTAATTTGAACCTATACCTTTCTTCATAGTTTTCTTTCATTCGGGTTCCTATAGCATCTTTTTTCATAGCCAAGCTCCTTTTCTTATGGTCTAATGATAAAACACGTCATGATTTCTTACTATGTCTTCCTGCTTGCCTTCGGGGGTTATCTTTTTTAGTCTGTAACCCACACCGTCACAACTTGTGCAGACTTCCGCCGGGGTATTTAAGAAGTCCACAATCTCTTTGCAATAATTCTTGATATTTTTTTCTAAGTCCTCTTCGTTTTCTCCCGTGAAAGAGAAAAGGTTTCCCTTTTCCAGTCTAAAGACCTCACGAACTTCGTGGTCTTTTATTTGCAATTCTGTCTTGTATTTCCTTCCCTTTTTTCTCGTGACTCGGAACTCAACGGGCAAGTAATAGTATAGCTTTTTTCTAACCACAATTGACAGGGAGGCTTCGTAAAAGAGAGCATCACATTGTTTAAAGTCTAAGTTCTCTTTGAAGTATTTTGTTATGCGTTTAAAGCTCTCCTCCTGGGATATAAAGCACTTTTTTAAATAGAGCAAATCTGAGTGGGTCTGTATCTGGTCAATCAGGTGGTGCTGATAGTTGCCTCTTGCTTTTTGCACATTAAACTCCCCGTCTACAAATATTGTTTCTTTTACAGTAAACTCTACCCCCACGTATTCGCCGGGAATAACTACCCGTTTAATGTCATAACACGCATCAAGAAGTTCTTCGGCAAAGTCCTCCTCAGAGTAGACAGTCTGAGGAAAAGAGGTATTTGTAGCGTAGGCAGGTTTTAACTCCCAGAAAGTCTGCACTGTCTTATCAGGGGTTCTTTTCATCACATACTCCGGGAAATTATTAATTTTATACCAGTCTTCTTTATAAGTCTTCTCCGGGGGGTGCCCGTTGATGAGCAGATTGCTCATACGTTCCTCATAATTGTCTTTGTCCAGTATTGTAATATAAAACTTCCCTTTGTTATCCACAACTAAAAACTCTAACATTCTTCTCACCCCTCTTACATTAAGTCTTTTTCTTCCATTCCGTATTTATTGGCAAGGTAGGTCAATAACTTTTTTTCTCTTCGTATGGTGTTTCTTTTGGCTCTTTCCTCCTGCAGTTCCCTAAGTTTTTCTTCTCTCGCCTCTTTTTCTAAACAGAGTCTTTTGTATGTCTCCGAACTCTTTACCTTTTGGTAAAAGTCCAGTCCTTCGAGTTCGGTTTTTGCCAGAGTAAAATGAAATGTCTTTCCTTCGTAGTTACAGGAGAGCCTCTTTACTTTCGACACACTTACATACACTACTTCTATACCTGTACTTATGACTTCTTTTGCGGTGTTTTCAATCAGACTTTCGAGGCTGTCGGCGTAAACCTCCATACTCCAGTCGTCCTCTCCGTAGTAGCACCCTCTATATGTGTCTTTGTTTTTTGCTTCGAACAGATAACCATTACGTATTTCGCATTCTATTTTTTCACATTTCGGTTCCTCTGATGTATCTTGTTTTCTCATGGTCTCTCCTCCTTTTTAATAAGCCTCCCACACAATACCGCTCCAGCCCAGGTCAAAGAGCTCCTCTTTTGTCCAGAAGAAGGGCTTGTTTTCTCCCTCTTCTGTCTGTTTCCAGCAGGCACAAAGTCTTGCTCCATAGGGTTGGAATTCAAATACCTTGCATTTTTTCCTGCTTAGAAATATGCAGGGGGTGTCAACATCATATGTCCTTCGTATGGGTACAAACTTTCCGGCCAGGTCTTTTTGGCTTTTTCTTATGGGTAGAAGAACAAAATCCTGTCCTTCTTGGTATTGGTCAACACAAAGATATTTTTTAAAGAACCTTTTTTCTGTGAGCCCAAGAGATTCGGCTATTTTTCTAACGTCTTCTTTGTCAAACTCACAGGGTCTGTGCCAACAGCATAAGGAACACTTTATACAGCTTGTTTCTCTTTTGTCCTTTGCTGTTCCTCCGAGTTCTTTTTTCTTTTTCTCTATCTTGCCCATGAATTCTATTTTTTGAAAAAGTCCCAACATACTATCTTGCTTCCTTTTCTGCCCAGAAGGCTTTTTCTTTTTCAACCCACCCGGCAAACTCGTCTATTCCATACGTTTCTTTTATGTGGTCTATGGCAAACTCTATACCTTTGATAAACGAGCTGTCCTCAGAGCTTACGGGGAACGGTGTGGTTTTTTCTATTGTTTCCAGCTCTTTTTCCAGAGCTTCTATTATTTTTCTTGCTGACATAGCAGTGTTACCTCCTGTTATTTTACTATAGTTCTGAAGTGCAGTCTCTGGATATTGTATCCTCCGGCGTACACAGTTTGTACCCACGCCGAACCTTTTTCTCCTTTTACCCAGCCGTCTAAGCTACCCACGGGATTGAACTTAAGGTCGGAGCAGTCAGTGACTCTCCCAACCTTTTTTTCAATCTGGCAGGTGAATTTTTTTGCTCTTTCCACAGCTACTTTGTGGATTTTGTTTTTGAGTCTTTCGACCATCTGAGGGTGAGTGGAAAAGCTCCGAAGTTCTTCCCAGTCAGCCTTGCTGACGCCGTTATCTTCTCTCCAACCGACTTTCCAGCCCTTTTCCTCTTTGTACCTGGCAGCCATCCTTTCATACCAGGCATACTCTTTTTCTTCCCAGGCTTTTAAGAACTCCATCACTTTTTCCATTTTTATTTCCTCCTCTTTTGATTTCTTTTTACTTTTTTATTGTAGCATAGTCAGGGATACTTGTCAATACTTTTTTTACAAAAAGGCTATCTAATACCTCCGGGGGGAAATCTACCTCACTAAAATCACAGAACCTGTAAGCGTTTTTATTCTTGTTGACGCCCATTTTCATAACCTGTTTTTCTTTGTATAATTGCGTTGTTATAGTCTCAATTTGAGAGACCTTTTTTCCAAGTCTCAAGGCTATTGTACTGTTTGTCATGTAGTCACCCGTTTTTTTAAGAAGCTCAATTACTCTTTCTTTTACTTCCATTTTGTCTCCGTCCTTTCTTTTTGTTCTTTCACTTTTTCGCCCAGTTATTATGGCCTCTATTTTGCGTTTTAACCGCCCCAAACTCAAAATAGTATCTTTCTCCGTTTTTTAGAAACTTTTTAATCCTGAAGCATTTTACGCTTCTCTCAAGAGTGTCTGGTTGAACCTTACATACTTTTCCAGACAAGTCTCATCACCAGCATAACTGCCGGGTATATTTTAAACAAGATACGTTTTTTCATAATCCTGCTACGGGCAAGAGTTGATAAGTCCCACATAGGGAACTTGTTTTGAAATGTCCATTTTCCTCGACAGGTTCCCGAACAGAATTGCCTGTCGTTTGAAAAGGTGTGGCCTTTAAACCTATACGCTTTTGGGAGAAACGTCTCCTGACATTGTAGGCACTGTGAGCAGTCAATTAACATCTGGGTTCCCTCCTATTCAGGGAGGAGAGAACTCCTCCCTTTTCTTTTTTTTTTACCTTCCGAGTATTCTGGCGTAAGATTTTTCTGCACGGGCTGCCGCATTTATGACCATTTTTCTGTCATTTTTTAAGACTTTTAACCAGTTTTGTACATATGCGGCCTGATTTTCAATGACTTTTTCATTAGACATACCACAGCTTGCACAGCAGAAAGCACTTGTAAACTCGGCTACTAACTCTTCTGTCGCGTAGTTGTGGCTACCGAAGAAGTTTACTCCTACGACTTCTTCTCTATTCAGTCTTGTTGCATGTCCTGTCGAGTGACCGAGCTCGTGAAACATTGTTGAGTAGTAACCTTCTTCACTGTTGAACGCATTTATAGCGGGCATTTTGACTTCGTCTGTTGCGGGTCTGTAGCACGGATTGAAACACCCGAACTCGATAGCTGGACCATTCTGATAATTTCTTATGATTTTTTCGGCCTCTTCCACAGGGTTTACTTGTGTTTTCTTGGTCTCGAACTTTGTTTTGTCGATGTTTTCAATCTGGTCAAGGTTGAATACTGTGGAATATCTCATATAAGGTATTGACTTTGAGGAGACTTCCTGAGTCTCTTCGTCTATTTTGTCATATTTGAGGACTTTCCAGTATATTACTTGTGAGCCTTTAGAGCCTGCTATGACATTACCGCCCAGGTCTTTTGCCTGGTTGTAAGTCATCCAGTATGGACTCTGGAAACCTTTGTCCATACCTACCAGCATCAGGTTCAGTCTGTTTATACCACGGTATTCTTTTTTTGACATGGCATTTGTCGGGGCGGTTCCAGTCCAGTTTCTGCTCCAAGCTAAGTTTCCTTTTTCCAGTTCAGCTATTATATTAGCTGTGATTTTGTCAGCAACGGTCTCCTTGTTTTCTGTTTTTTCGGTCTTTTTGTATGTTTTCATTTTTGTCTCTCCTTCTGCCGGGTTACCGGCCTGTTTATTTTCTTCGTTCTTTCACTAAATATATAATAGCATAGTCCCATATTACTTGTCAATACTTTTTGTAAAAATAAGTTAACTTTCTTTCCGAACCTTCCACAGCAAGGGAAAGAGTTGACAAGTTCGAAAGGCCATGCTAAACTTTTTAAAATGATTTTTAAAGTAGAGGGAACTTAATGAGAAGACTAACGAAAGATGAATACTATTTTAATATAACGGAGGCCGTCTATGAACGTTCGACGTGTCTTCGGAGAAAATACGGAGCCATAATAGTAAAAGATGATAACATAATAAGCACAGGTTATAACGGGAGACCCAGAGGAGAGACTAACTGCATCGACCTGGGTTACTGTGAGAGGCAAAAAAGAAACATACCCCCCGGAGAAAGATATGATTTGTGTGGTTCCTGCCATGCTGAGGCAAATGCCTTGCTTCACGCGGGAAGAAAAGAGACAATAGGAGCTGTTCTTTATATAGCGGGGTATGACTTGGAAAAGAGGGAGAAGATAGCAAACGCTCTTCCCTGCAGTTTATGCCAGAGTCTTATCCTCAACGCGGGTGTTGGTCTTGTCAAGACTCTTCTTCCCCCGCTTCTTCTTAGCCGGGGGGTCAACTGGGACTGGGACACTCTCCCCCCGCTTTAGCAAAAACTCTTTTCGTTTCACAGGAGCTTCCACGAAAGGAAAGATGTTTTTGATTTTTTCAAAGTCTGAAGGGTGGTTTTCCTGAATCCAGCAGAGAGTTTCCGGGCAGAGGTCAACCCCGGACATTTTCTTCCCCTGATTTTCCGGCAAAGGAAGGTTTCTTAACCTCAGGTAACTGCGGACATCTTCAGCTTTCCACTCAGCTATGGGATATACCTTGTGAGTGTTTCGGTCAATCCCCCCATTGTTTGAAAGCATAGCGAGTCTTTCGATGCTGTCCGCTTTTCTTGCCCCGTTGGCAATCCATTCTATCCCGGTTTTGGCCTTTATGTAAGTCTCTACGTCACTGAGCCTCAGTTCAGATTCCTGAAAAGAGTAATTTATTGTGTAGAGTCCCAGCTTGTAAGCCTGACACAGAATATAGTGAGGAACTCTGTGGAGTTTAATCTCATACTTTTCTGCCAGAGGGTCGAGAAAGGAATTAACAAAGTTTAAATCTTTAACTATATACATGTAAAACGCTTCGACCCGCTCGAACATTTCACAGCACAGGTCGAGAGTTACGATGGAGTCCTTTCCACCGGAGAAAGCAACGAGAACCTCCGTGCTCTCGATGCTTTTTAGAAGGTCTTTAGCTTTTTGCAATTTTGTCATAAAGTTTTCCTTGTCTGTTTAGAGTCTATTCATAATCTGCTTTTTTAACTGAAATTCCGTGTTTCTCTGCTCTTTCTTTTACCCTGGTAACTAACTGTTTGGTAAGGCCATTGTAGTAGGGAGAAGGGTCTTTTCTGTGAGGGAAGTTTCTCAGATTATAATTCTTTTCTGCAGTGATAGCGTCAATAGCTTTTAAGTCGAGATGTTGCTCCTTCTTGGGGTCTCCAGTGTCTCTTAGGCGTGTTCCCCCTTCTTTGCTAAGCCGTCCGAGAGCTATCGAGTAAGGAATAGGGTCTTTGCTCGCCAGCAGGCGGTCAATCTTTCGAAGCTCTTTTTGTTCGGGTGTGTCTTCCTGTCGGGCAGTAAACTTCTCTCCGACTATGAATTTTTTAGCGTTTGCAAGACGGTCGAGCAGGTCATCTTGAGACATGTTGTCTTTTGTGAATTTTTCTGTGTTCTTTTTAGCATTGGCATAAAAGTTATCTATACTTGGCTTGTCTTCTTTTTGCATTTGCCAGAACGCCATTGCGAAATCAAGAGCCTCCAGTCGGTGAGCTTTCAGGGCAGGAGGTACATAATGTTTCGTGTGAGCGAAGTCACGGGGGTTAAGAGAGGAGTCAAGTGCTCCCCCCACAACCTTGCCTAAAAAATCAACCATTTCCTGAGTTTCCGGGTCATACTGCTTGCGCCTTTCATAGTTCCCACTGCCGGGTCCTCCGTCTTTCGGAGGACCCCCTTCTAAAATACTTACCATCTCTTCAAGTATCTCTACCTGTTCAGATAGTCTACATAAATTTATCATACTTATCCTCCTGACCCACCCACAGCAAACATGTCAGGAGTCATCGCCCTTTCCCTTGCTTTCTGGTAATCAAGAGTTTTTTTAACTTCTGCTTGTCCTATTTTTTTCTCAACGTCTTTTAACTCCCCCTTTGTAAAAAAGGCAGATTCACCTCTTCCGACTATATCTTTCATTTTTACGTTGGAGAGAGCAGAGGTAATCTCTTCAACGGAGGGATTTTTAGAAAGAGAATCCATTTTCTTTCTTAGACCTTTTTCTCTTTCCTTACGGTCATTTAAAGTTTCTTTGTCCGGGGAAGAATATCTATCCTCGTCGTCATATTCTTTTTTTAAAACAGCCTTAACAGCTTTCATTATTTCATTTTTGTTTAAAGCTACTCGTTTGTTGGGAGTTTTTCCTCCATAATATGTGGGCATTTTTAACCTCCTATACCTCCTGTCCCTGTCGGGGCAGAAGTTCTGTTGTTTAAGATTGAATCCATATCTAAAAAAAGATTCCTATGGTCTACTATTAGCCTCCTGACCCGCTTTTTCCAAACATATCCGGGGTCATTGCTCTTTCCCTTTTTTTCTGATAGTCAAGAGTCTTCCTTGTCTCTACTTTTCTTATCTCGTCTTTTAAGTATCCTAACTCATCTTTATCGAAATAAGGAGAGCCCTTATAAAGGTAATCATCTTTAAACAGTGAGGGAGAAACTTCTTGTTTTTTGAGTCCCCCAAGCCGTTTCAAGGCGTCTTCAGCAGAGACCTTACCGGAGAGTTTACCTAAGGCGTCCTTTATGTTTTTATCTCTTTCTTTGTTCCATTTTTTGTCCTGCTCGTCAGGTTCTCCCCACCTTCTCACATCTTGTCTATCTTTCTCTTTTATCATATTCTGCACGGCTTTTAAGATGTCTTTGTTAGAGAGAGTAGCCCTTCCTTTGGGCATTTTTGAACCTATATACGTGGCCACTGCATGTCCCTCCTTTGTTGCTTAACCCCCGGTTCCACCACTGGCGGAATCGGGCGAGCGTAAACCAGCCTTTGCCATGTCACTTGCTATAAGGTTTTCAATCTTATCTGCTGTCATAGGTCGCCCGTCAGCTCCGTGCCAACCGGTTCCCTTTTTGGCCGAAGCGTCCCAGACCATGTAAGCGAGGTCTTTGGGGGTTAGTTCTTTTCCTGCTCTTCTTGCGTTTGAGATAGATTTTAGTATATCTATATTTCTCTGTGTTCTGTCCTGTTTTGACTGGTTATTTGCGTTCGGGTATTTTTTATCGTAAGTTTTGTCCAGAGTTTTAGCCCTGTCTGAAACTAACTTTCTGAGTATATCTCCCACTGATTTCGCCATTTACTTAACCCCCTCCTACTGCCGCAACGTCTTTAAAAGGTGTTCTTGCCCGTTCTGCGGGTGGTAATTTTGCGTAATTTTCAAGGGTTCTTAGACTTTGTCCCCACATATCTTTTTTGAAAAGTCTGGCTCTTTCGGAGGCAGCCATCTTCGGCTTCTTTGAGGGGCTTTTTTCTACCTGCATAAGAGCATTTTCTCTTGCGAGTTTACCGATGAGTTTCTGCTTTTTGTTATAATACTTGGTGTACTTGTTCATGTCCCTTACGTCCGAAGGATTCAGACCTTTTGGGTTTCTGATTGTAGCATTAACTGGAGCTGTCGCTGTATCTGCCATGTTTTTTCCCGCCTTTCTTTTAATTTTAATATTTGAATATGATGTGATTTAGCTCCCTACGAGTCCACCTTTATGCCATGCTGTTTTCAGTCTCCACTTGAGTTCGTCTCTCATACTTTCTATGTCTCGGTTTCCGGCCAGCAGAGATTTTGTCAGCTTTTCTGTTTCTTCGGCCACCCTGTCCCATGAAGCGGGGGTAACGGTTTTTCCATCGGCTTCGTCCATGCGTCTTTTCAGCCAGGCTGCAGCCCCTGTGGTTGCGGCGAGAGCGGAGGCTACTTCCTCCCTGTTATTTGAAGAGGCGAGAGGTTTCAGGGCATCTCTTGTGTCTTTTAAGTAATCTCTTTCGCTCGGCTTCAGTGACCTCTGGAGTCTGTGATAGTCTTTTAAAATTTCCCCATACGGATACTTTTTCGCAAATACTTTTTGTTCTTTTTCTAACTGCTCAGGGGTTTTCTTCGTAGTATACTTAAGTTCAGCCATTCTATCAATTCCTTTCTTTTTAAAATAGGAAAGACCACCTTATAGGTAGTCTATCGGGTCAGTTTCCTTTATTTTATCATATTTCGCTTTCTGTGTAAACTAGTCTTTTAATAGACGAATAAGATTATCGGGTATTTCATACAGGCCGAGCTTTCCCTTTACTGGAAAAGGCTCCACAGGTCGTACGTTTTCCAAAATCCAATCGTAATTAGGTTTTTGTCCTTCTATCCTTGATACGTGCACAATACAGGCACCTAACCCGGAGTATTTCCCACGGGGGGACTTGCTACCTACCAACAATATGTCCTGTGGGCAGGATATTTTCCAACTGCGATATTCCTCCGTTTTTTCACCGGAAAGTATCTCCTCTATGTATTCCGAGTAAAGACTTAAGCACTTCATAAGTTTTCTCCTTTTCATTAACAAAAATTTTTAGTTCTAAAAAGACTCTAACTCATAGAAAAAGCCACAGAATACCCTTCCGAAGCAATAGGAGTTTTTATTCCCTTCAGCACCTCCAACTCCTCAAGGTCTATTTCGTCCTTTTCTTCCAGTTCCTGCATCATTTGTGCCAGCTCTCTTATTAACTGCATGCGGGTCTCCTCCAAAGGCTGCGGGAAAAAGGGAAGTAAGAACGCTAAGTAGAAATAACCTCCTTCTCTCTCTTCATGAAGAAAAGGAATCTGTTTCGGTAATCTTTCACAGGCTTTTAAGAACTGCTTCTGGTAACCTTCTTCGTTATACGGACTGTTCATATCGGCTCTTTCTCCTCTCTAATTTTTCTACTTAAAAGTAAACACATACATCTTTTTCATCCGGGGCTCTTCCTACTATTTCTACTTCTAAACCTATTTTAAAGTAAGTGTCCCTTAATTTGAAATGACTTTTCGAAATACCATGAAAAGTCAAGTCATTTGCACACCTTAAGGAGGTCATGTCTTTAGCTCTTATCATCAGTCTGGTGAAAACTCTGTAATTTAAAAGAGAAGAGAACTCTTCAGAAGCTATCATAAAAGGTTCCGCACTCGATATTTTGCGAGCCAGTCTGAGTTCCAAAGCGTTCGAAACCTCTTTTAGCCTTATTAGATAAGTTCCCAGTTTCTCACCCGTCTGAGGAAAAATACCCTCTATATTTATAGGTTCCTTTAACGTATCTATGATGAAGTAACTTTCGTCTCCGAAACGTATTCTGGCGTCATATATCTTTTTCTTAAACTTTCCCAGCATTCGAGCTACCTCCTTTTAAACATTCTTAATAACTCTTCTCTTATCTGGTTTTCCGCTTTAAAATGCTCAACTGTATTATCCTTAGTGTTCTTCAGTAAGTGTGCCAGTTCATGGGATACTGTCTGGAGTAAAAAAGGTATGTATTTCCAGTCATCTAAAGAAAGTCCTACATACTCAACGTTTCTGTAACCATAAGTCGAACCATCGGTTCTTTCTATATACTCTAATCCAGTTCTGTCCAGATAAATTTTACCTTTATCGCACAGACCCAGCACTTTTTGTTTTTCTATATTGGTTTTTCCCAGGATAGTCGTTCTTATTTCAAGTTCAAGTTTACCTATCCTGAATACATCTCCTATTTTATAATAATCTTCAATAAAAGACAAGAGATAGATAATTCTTCTTTCCTTATGGTTTTTTACAGCTACGTCGGTTACTTTATTGGCTTTTTCTATTTCTTTCCCAACAGATTTTATGCTAGTTATACCAAACTCCTCAAAGGCACAGGCATAAAGTTCATTTTGGGCTACTAACACTGTATACCCGTAATACTCTAATTCAGCTATCATAGCCTTATACTCTGTGGCTTCGGAAGCCTTTACAAATATCTTTTTTTGCGGGTTCTTTTTTATTCTCTTTAATACTGTCGCACTTTTTCTTTTTTCCATCTTTTTCTTTTCAATTTCTTTTTCCTTTCTCTCTTCTTCGGACACCACGAGAGGCACTACGTGAGAGTAGTCTTCTTCTTCTCTGTTTTCAGAATAGCAGTTATCCAGAAGTTTTTGGGGCTCTTCTATTGTCTCCATCTTCTCGACTTTAGCTTTTTCTACTCTTCTTTCTACCTGTTCAGAGGTAAGGTCAGTCATTTGTTGAAAAAGGTCTTCTATACCCGTTAAGAGTTTTTTGGTATTAAAAACTTCCTCCTCAAAAGTCAAATGCCTTACATAATCTTTTACCTTGAGGGTAGTAGCTATCTTTTCTGAGTATAAATGTAACAAGTCCGGTCTGGCTACGACAAAAGCCCTGTACATTTTTTCTTTTTCTTCTTTTAAAAGGTCCATGAATGTCCAGTATTTATCATTTTGAATAATGGCCTTTCTGTCTGGGGCTTTTAAGTCTACGACATTTCCGTTGACAAGTTCTATCACTCCAGAAAGACCTCCAACCCAGCATTCACAGACAAATCGGTTTTCAAAATAAACGTGTATATCTTCCCAGCCTCTTTCTGGAGCAAGGTTTCCTCGAAAAGAAGAGTTTTCTACTTTGTAAACAAAGTCTGCTTTAGGAAGAGCAAACAGGTCTTTTTTTGCTATGGGAAGTTTATTTAAGAATACCTCCTGCTTACACACGGCACCCAGTGTCTCTACCTCTGTATAAATAGAAGTCCAGTTTTTTCGTATTTCTTCTCCTCGAAGAGTTATTTTAAACCCGTTTATGAACTCTTCTGATTTTTCTATACTGTATCTCAGACTTTCGTCCAGGAGAATCTCCTCTACGTCTATGTGAACAAACCAGTCTTTAGACTGTATAACTATCTCCTCTGCTACTGAAAACACAGCAAAGAGACCTTCTCCGTAGGGATTACACACGTCAGTTGTCCACCCTGAAGTGGACTTTTCAAAAAGAACTTCAGGGTTATCCAAACCTACACCGTCATCTATCATTGTTATAGAATCAGCCTCGAGGTCTATCTCTATAGTTTTTGCAAGAGCCCTGAAGGCGTTTTGAAAGAGTTCTTTCCAGACACTGTCCGGGTCAAATACCAGTCCTTTTCTAATCTTTCTGAGGGTTGCAGGCATGTTTTCTTTTATAGTTGCTACCATTTCTCTTCCTCCTTTTTGTGTTAACAAAAATCCTTCTTGTGCTAACAAAACTCCTTTTTGTGTCGGTAAACTTTCTCCTTTTACTGACAGGAGTCTTTTTCACGGTTCTTTCACTCTGTAAAGTGTAGCACAAGATGTTTTACTTGTCAAGCCTTTTTGTAAAAAATAGCTAACTTCTTTTCCCTAAAAAATAGTTAACTTATTTTTACAAAAAGTATTGACAAGTATATTAAGTTATGCTATTATAAGAATGTGAGAAAGAGGTCAGGCAGGCCAAAGACCTCAATAAAAGGAGGAAAACAACATGACACAGGAATTTATAAATGAAATGATAAAGAATGCATTCACCATCGAGGAAATCGAGCAGGCAGAAAAACACGTCCAAGAAAACGGTTGGGACTTCGAGGAAGACATTATCAGAGAAATCCTCTGTAACGATATGACTGACTCTTCAATAGAAGAAATCCTCGACATATGTGAAAATATGGACTGTGACTTTGAAGACGGAATGAGTCACAAGGCTCAGTTTGATGAAGTGTTCGAATATGACCCGGCTGAGTCTTTCCGGTGGTAAAATCAAATGAAAAGGGACTGGTTAAAACCAGTCCCTTTTTGTTTTACGGACTTAAAAGCGTTTTAAAATACCTTTCAATTCATCACTGTGAGCTCTTAACTGGCTTTTATACCCTTTTCCTTTTTCATTTTTATAATCGTCTAAGCCAGATTTTCCGGGTGAAGAGAACTCAGGAGTGTCATCATAGGTTTTAGCAAGGGCGTGAGCTTTGTCTCTTAAACCCTTCTCATCTCCGTTCTTCTCGTAATCTTGAACAAGACCCTTCAGGTCATTTGTGAATTGTCTCATTCCCTTGTGCTCCCCATGCACGAATCCTTTGTAATAGTCCGAGGACTTACCAGTTTTTATGGCTGTTTTTTCTTTTTCATAGTCTTTGTCAGCCCCGTTGACAAGGTAGCCCAACCGGTTAGAAGCTATAGCAAGAGCGTTTGGGAGATTACGCTCCGGGTTGTGGAAACCATACTTAGGTGTTCCTGCTGAATCATGACCATAGCCATGTCCTCCCGGTTTTCTCCCGGAACCTGGTCCACCTTCCCATAAATACTGCATAACTTCGGCAACCTGCCCCTCTAAGAAGTCACATTCTCTTTCCAGTTTTCTTATTTCTGTGTTCAGCCTTTTCATTCGTCTTTTCCTCCTTTTGTACTTACTATTTTCTTACATAGCGTCTCGAATCTTTACCTTCTCAGTAACTGAGTCATTACTACCCCTGCGTAAAGGTCAAGCATTTCACATTCCTGTATCAAGGTGTCTGCATAAAGCCGGGAATAACCTCTTTGTGTGCCAGTCTTTAAGGTCTCATTGAGCCACTCCCGCTTATCTAACAGGTTTTCTATTTTTAGAAGTGTAGAGTAACCCACACCTTCATTCCTTAGTATGTTCAAAATTTCTTCTTTACTTTTTCCCTGAAGTTGCATACTATACCCTTTGTTTAATAGGTCAGAAAAGTTCTTTCCGGGTTTCTTTCCCAGATTCATAAGGTCTTTTCCTTGAACCAGAGGAGTAGTATCCTCAGGGACTTTTATAGATTTTAAATTAAATTTCTGCTCTTTACCAGCCATTTTTAAAAACTTATCAAATTCTTCTACGGGTAACACTTTCTCTATGGCTATTTTTAATTTTTTCCGCTCTATAGGGTCATCGGAGACGTTCTCGTAGTCCTCCCCCAGCTTTTTAATAGTGCTGACAGTCTTTTTTACGCCCACAGGAAGTTTGTAAGTCTCCAGCCCTTTATCTGAAAGTAAACTCCCCCAGACTATGGCAGTTGACTCTACAGTTTTCGGGAAATCTTTAGGGTTTAGTTCTCCGAAGAGAGTTTTGTCTAAGCCGGTCTGCTGTAAGAGTTCCACAGCCTTTTGAGGGTTTTTACCGAAAGATTTGTCCAGTTCGTCTCTGATACGCTCGTAGGAGGTATTATAGATGTCCTGCCTGTTTCTTCTTATGGCTTCCAGGGAGTCTTCGTCTATATTAAAGTCAAAACGTGTTGCAAACCTTACTGCTCGGAGCATTCTTATACTATCCTCAGCTACTCTGGCATCAGGGTCTCCTATGAAGCGAATAATTTTCTTACTCAGGTCGTCTATACCTCCGACATAGTCTTTTATATTCCCCCTTAAGTCCATAAGGAGACCATTCATGGTGAAGTCTCTTCTTTGGACGTCTTCTTCTTCGGAGACCCCCCGGGTTATCACTTCGTCCGGTCTTCTTTTGTCTGAGTAACCCAGGTCTTTTCTAAACGAGGCCACCTCTATTTGTTTTCCGTTTATTGTCCCTATAGCTATTCCGTACTGCTGGCCAATTCCTAAGACGGTTCCGAGGTTCTCAAGGACTTTAACACTTTCTTCAACGGGAGCACTTGTTGTGATGTCCCAGTCTTTTGGAGGTTTTCCTAAAATGGTATCCCGAACCGCTCCCCCTACAAAATAAGATTTATGCCCCGCTTTCACTAGGTCGTCCATAACGGCCTTATACTCTAAAGGCACGCTGTCTATGACGTTACTTTTATACTCTTCAGGTTCCGGCTTTTTAGCGGTTCTCCCGCCGTTCGGCTGGCCTTTTGTAAAGCCCCACTGCATACCGGGAGAACCACTTTCTTTTAAGTTATTATACTTTTTCTTTGAAAGAAGAAGTTTTAAGCTACTCTGGTAAGACACTCTCTGTCCTCCTTAAAGGCTTTTCCGGGGAGACTGTCCTGAACCATTTTAGTGGCCACAGAGTAAGCCACGATTTCTGCCTGCTGGGCTGATTTTCCTTTGGAGAGTTGTCTGTCGTAAACAGTGTTCCATGTGTCCATCCAGAGAGTTCGTTTGTCCGGGGGAATAAAACCGGGAGGGGTTGTTATGTGCTCACCGGCTTCTAGCTTATCAGAGAAGTCCTGTTCGTGTTTACTTCTTTTCTGGCCAAACATTACCTTTTCTTTAAACTTTTTTGCCCCCTCTTCTGTGCCGTGTTCTCGTTCCATCTTTTTTCTTCCGAGATACGCAGCCAGAGCCCCGGGGTTTCTTACTCCGGCTTGCCCGGAGAAATGGGAAGGCTTCAGGCTTTCTTCAACTTTTTTATCAATCATCTTTTTCTTACCAAGTTTCTCTCCCGTGATTATAGCTACAGTAACAGAAGGCATTTCTGTATCTCTGGGCACATACTGGTTTACTCCTCCTGGAGCACGCACTTTCCCGGAAGGAACGGGTTTTATACTTATTTTCTGAACCGTATCATCTTTAGGGAGAGTTTTTGTTACCTCCTGTTCGAGAGCTGACTTGGCTCTTTTTCGCATAAATTTAGCGGGAGCAGTTTCCTCTTTAAGTCTGGTGAGGATGAACGAGGTAAGAGTTTTTGTGGGGTTTATCCCCTCTTCCCTCAGCACTTCTTCGATAGTAGAAACAATGCTTGCCTCAACGCATTTTTTATCTATGAGTTTTGTCTTTTCTAAGGGTTTTTTGTCCGTCGGTTTCTCTGAATCTGGCTGAACTTCCTTTTTCTTTAAGTTCTTTGCGGGTTTTAAGATTACATCAGAGACTACCTGTTCTAAAATGAGTTCTGAAAGTTTGTCGTCTAAACCAAACATTTTTCATTCTCCCTTCTTAGTATTTATTAAAGTCGTGATAATCAACTTTTTTTGGGGTTTCTTTGTCAAGTCTGCCTTTTAGGCTTTTTGCCAGAGAGTCATTAGAGTCACTTCCCCGTTTAAAAGCGTCTCCCAGATGAGAGGCATGGACGTTATAGGCGTCATAATGCTTGTTTTTGAGAGTGCTCTTGGGTTTTATCTCGTCGTCAAAAGCACTAAAGTTGGCTAAGGCATTTGCCAGTTTAATTCTGTTATTTTCTTTTGAGCTGTTCGAAGTAGAATGCATGTCCAACGCTCTTTTTGCATAGTCTATCGCATGGTCTTTTATTCTATCTTTCCAGTCCTGATTTTTTGCTGTTGCAGAGTCTACTCTCCTTCTTATCCCACCCCCAGGTCTTCTACCGGAACCGGGACCACCTTCTTCAAGGGTTTTTATAAGGTCTTCTAAGACCACAACTTCTTCTTCAAGGCTCTCTATAGATTCCTGTCTCCTCTGCTCAACGGCAACACCAATTTCTTCGGCCAGTTGGGCAAGTTCTTTATTTATCTCTACTATTTCTTCTTGAATGTTCTGTATGTTGTTCATACGTCCTCCTTTGTTCTCATTATTTGAGTTTATTTAAAATTCTTTAAAAGTAACCCTATTTCTTTCCCGTGCTGGGCAAGGCTCTGGTCGTATGTGCTGTTTTTAGCGTTTTTATAGTCGGCCATAGCACTTGTTCCTTTTGACTGCGGGGATTTTGTGCTTGTATACTCTTTCGAGAGCCTTTCCAGGCTGGACACAAAGTCAGCTTTGTTCCCGTCCTGTTCATAGGTTCTAACGAGGTTTTTCAGGTCATTTGAATACTTTTTCCTTGCTTCGTGCTCTCCGTGGCCTCTCCCCTTGTCTTCCGCAGCGAACCCGCCCTGAGAAATGTCTCTTTTCAGACTTTTCATGTCAAGGTTCACAAGGGAATCTATGTCATTGACTTTTTCTCCATGAGAACTCGACAGTCTGGCAACCATGTTAGGCAGGCTTCTTTCCTGGTTATGGTAACCATACTTAGGTTTTTCTATCCCCACCGGATTTCTTTCATAGGGGGTGTAACCCGTGTCCCAACCATAACCGTGTTTTGAACCTCCTGAACTTTTGCCCGATGAGCCTCCCCCAGGTCTCCGGCCTGAGCCCGGACCCCCCTCAGCGAGTTCGGAGTTAAGATAACTTATATATTCTTTTAACTCTTCGATTTGAGCCTCTATACTTTCTTCTTTCGCTTTATTACGCATCTCTTTAGCTTTTCTGGTGAATTCTGCTCTTAGCTGTTTGATTTTTTCTTTCTGGTTTTCTTTCGCCTGTCCGAGAATTGATTTTGCAGCACTTTTCGCTATCAGTTTCAAGCCGTCTGACTCGGAAGAATTCTTTTCTTTTTTCCAAGCCTGAGCCTTTTTTATAGAATCGGCGTCAAGGCCATACTTTTTTTGTATTCCTGTGAAAGCGTTTTCTCCAGAAGATTTCCTTCCAGAACCTGGTCCTCCCTCTTCTAACTGTTTGGTAAGGATTTCTACCTGGGCTTCGAGAACCCCGCACTCTTCTTCTAACTGCCTCATTGCTAACATTATTTTGCTCCTTTCGATGTTACAGTGTCAATTGCTTTTTTGAGCAGAAACACTTTTTTATCCACAGCATCTTTGTCCATGTCTGTGTAAGTATCTTTGTGCTGAGCCCAGTAAGACCAGCCCTTATACCTTCCTCCTCGACTTGTCCCTTTCTTAGTGTCCGAGGGGTCTTTTGTTATAAATCCTGCGTCAGTTCCTACTTTCATCAGAGTATCAGGGTACTGAGGTATAAAAAATCTTTTCTTACCGTCTTTTTCTGAGTACCTCGGCTCTCTGGTAAAACCTTTTATATTCGCTGTATGACCATCTTTTAATAAGTTCAGGGTTTCATCGGGGGTTCTGTCTGGTGTGGTTGCTTTTCTTCCAACAATAGTTCTTCGAGCTAGGCCGGAAGGTCTTCTCCCAGAGCCTGGACCTCCTTCACACACGAGGGTCATCACCTTTACTATCTCTTTTTCGAGAATTTCACAATCCTGTTCTAAAATGGTGTTCACTTCCCTGAGGTTTTTCATTTCTTGCCTCCTTTCTTATTTGTCTAAAGGTCTCGAAAGACTTCCAGGGCTTTAATTGCCCGCCCCCGTAACTTCTCCAAAGACGGGTTTTTTGCTTTTATTTTTTCCCCATGACTATCCGCGTCCCCCCAGAAGGTCTCGAAACGTAAGATTTTCCTCTCACTGTCCGGTTCGAGTTTTAATTTATATAAAGCTGTAGCGTGCCCTAAAGCTGAACTAAGGGTGTTTTTGGCCTCGGCCTCCTTACGGGGATTTTTAGCGAGAGTCAACCCTTTTGTTAAGTTTTCCGTGGCATGTTTTGTCAAGTAGTCTTCCAGAGACGTATGAGTACTTGAAGAAGGTTTTCTACCACTTCCCGGACCCCCTTCTGCTAATACGTCTAAGAGATACCCACATTGTAACTCTAGAATTTCACACTCTTCTTGTAACTGTTCTAGCTCTTTCATACTTGTTACTTTATCCCCCCTCTTTTTGCTTTATCCATAGCTATTATTTTTGCCAGGAAAGGATTTTTGTTTTTCTGCCTTTTTTCATTCTCCTCCTCCGCCTGAAGTTTCGGAGTAAGTTCGTCCACTATTTTTTTATAATGGTCTAACGAACCCTTCGAAAACGTCGCAATTTTATGAAGTCTGCTACGTTCTTTTTTGTAATTTTCGGCGTGGGGAAATTTTATTTCAGAAGAGTTCTCTCCCGCAACGTGTTTCAGATAGGCTTTCAGGCTGGCACTGGCCTCTTTGAAGTCCCCTATGGCGGACGGTATTCCGTGTTTATAATACCTGTTTGCATCTTCCACAGACTTTAAGATGTTTTGCCTTAAATCTGTCTTTTTCTTCGGAATCCCGTTAGAATGTCTTTCATACTGGCCACTACCGGGACCACCCTCGAGTATCCCACACATGTCTTCTAAAACAAGACACTCTTCTTCAAGCTGTCTGATAGTTTCTGTAAATTCGCTCCCCCGTGACTTTCTCGGCTTTTTTTCGTTTGGAAAGAGGTCAGTCAGCCCTGTATAGACTACCAACTCTCTTTCTTCATTTCCGTATTCAACAGGAAAATTGTCTTTTCTTTTTTTAGGTTTCGGCTCTTTTGTAGAACTAAAAATGTTCATAGGAACCCCTGTGCCTACTGAAGCCGTTGTGGTCTCCTCATTTTTCTCTTCAGGGTCTTTTTCTTCCGGGATAGACCCCCAGTTATAAAGACCTTTTCCTGAAGATTTTTGTTTACTTCCGGGTAAGGAAAGTCCTCTTGTTATCATACAGTGCACCTACTTTATTCTTGATAAAACCTTGTCTGCATACTCAGACTTTAAGTCTGTGGGGTCAAAACCCCTCACAGTTCCGGGACCATCATTATAAGCTTTAGACAAAAGCCAGAGAGTGCTTTTTGTGTTTTTCAAGTTCTTCCACAGCCAGGAAAAATAATAACACCCACAGCGTATGTTTATCTCCGGTGAGAAAGGGTCTGACGTTGGGGGTAACCCTAAAGCTTTCAAACAGTCTGCAAATGTGGCGGGAAGAAGTTGCATGAGACCTTTTGCGTTAGAAGAACTGACAGCCTTTGGGTTATAGGAAGACTCCTGTAAAATTATAGAATGAATAAAGTCTTCCCTTAAATCAAATTCTTTTGCGTATTTTGCTACGAGGTCTTTAAACTTCGGGTCAGTCTTAGCGGGTTTTTCTACCTCTTCCTCCGCTTTGGCTTCTCCGTGCTGGGCATACCACCAGCTTTTGTCTTTCATTACGTCCCCGAGATTTTTCTTATAGTTTTTCCAGTTCGGAACCCACAAATCCCATCTTTCACACCCGTTTTCATTTCTGGTAGGACCGTAATTATCATAATCAGCCCAGTCAGCATGGGTGTTTACTTCGTCGTCTTCAGGTTTTATTCCGTGTTTTTTGATGAGTCTCCCGGCCAGAGCACAGGCCATTTCTATTTGAGCGTCTGTGGGCGGGTATTGACCGAGATTACCCGTAGTGGCGTTGTAAGCACAACTCAGGCTTATTCCTATTCTTCCCTTGTTTCTGTGCCACGTATGGGCTTTTATCTCGTCGTCACTCTCGCACATCTGAACTATCTTAGCTTTTTTTGTTGTCGGATTATACGTGATACAGTAATGGTAGTCTTCAAAAACCTGGTCATATTTACCTGCAGACCAGTGGAAAACTATTCCTTTTATCGCCATAACGTATCCCCTTTCTTGTCAAGTCTCATTCATAGATGTTCTAATTATACCATATAAGAGCTTATAGTAAAAGGCGTTAACTCCTCTTCTTTAAGAAAGTCGTAGAAAAGTAAAAAGCGGGAAACCCCGCTTTTTATTTCTCCTCAACTTAGCTAACTCAGTGTTAAAAACCCTTTATAAAACCATTTATGAATTTGACAACCGACGTTACTTTCTCTGAGGTTTCTACTATTTTGTCCACCGTGCTCTTTTCTTCCTCGGTTTTTGCGGGAAGAGACGCGGGAACCTCTGGTTTTGCTACAGTGACAAGAACTTCTTTAACTGTTTCTATAGGAACCTGTGTGATTCCCTGTACGGCAATTGCCAATTTTTCTTCCCCAGTTACTCCGGGAGTTTCTTCGGCTTTGACTATGTCGGGAATTAAATACTTGATTCCCATCTGTTCAAACTGTTTTATGGCCTGTATAGCTATTTGCCATGTTTTTGGGAGAGCGGGGGAAACAACGTCAAGGACAGAAAAAATGACATCGTCTATCTGGTCTAGAGTAACGGCTATATTTTGTGCTTTTTTATGCACGGCGGAAATACCTTTTCTTATGTTCTCTACGGTCTTTGCTATCTCTAAAAAATTCATTGTTTTATCTCCTTTTATCCTTATTTTTTAACTCTTTTTTCTGAGATTTGAGCTACTACCTGGCTTACGTCTTTGGCCTCCTGCAGTTCTTTTGCGGTGGCAGTAACGGCTGCCTGAAGATTTTGAGTGGCTGAGTTTAACCTCTCCTGCAGAGGCTCAAAAACTGTGCCGTTTATCTCCTGCATCAACACTGTACAGATACCATTAAGACTCTGTGCAAGGTTGAGGATTTTCAGTAAGGTAGCCTCCTTGACAATAAATTCTCTTTCTTTAGCTGGTCCAAGCATAAACAATTTCTCCTTTAAAATTAGATTAAAATTCTTTTTGTCGCATACTATTTTATAATTATAACACATACTTTTTAAGGGTCAAGTCCTGATTTTTTCCAATAAATCCAGAAAAGTGTAGGCTTCGTCGTAGGTGATAAAGTTTAATACAGAATAGAGAGAGGATATGGTTTTAGCCCACCCCTCTTTGTCTATGTATACCCCGTGCTCCATCAGATACTTTATCTGGACTCTGTAAGCTGTGAGCTCATACTCTTTTCGCTTCTCTTTGTTAAATAAGTAGGAAAACGTAAAGCCCAGTCCGTATTTTTTCCATTGAGCAACGTGCTCTTTTTCGTGCAGGAGTAAGGCCGTCTCTCTAAACCCTTCGGGGTTTACAAAATACCACTTTGGCATAAAAATAACAGAGAAGAGAGTGGTAGCACAGTGGTCTAAACCCGGTATAATTTTCGAGGCGAAGTCCCAAAAAGCCCCTTTTCTTAAGATATGCTCCGGCATATATATTTTTCCTTTCCATCCCTGACTGTTACCCGCTCCTGTTTTTTCGGGATAAAGTCTCTGCAGGGTAACCAGTCTTTTTCTATCTTTTTTCCCGTGTCGTATTCTACTAAAAACAGTCCTATTATAGCCTCGGAGTAGTCGAGAACAACCCCTGGATACAGCACATAAGGTAGCAAATACAATCACCTTCCTTAAAGATAAAAGCAAAGGATAAAGACCCGTGAGTCTTTATCCTGTATGGGCTTAGAACATGCCTATAGACTGCATGTCGTCGATGACGGCGTTTTCTACTTTAGCGATGTTCTCTACAAATGCCCTCAGGTTTTCGTAAGCAACTCTTAAGGCATTCAAGTCATCTAATTTTGCTATACTCTCAGTTGTCTGGGCTGTATAGGCACCACTTTCCGTGTCGGGGGTATAAGCTCCGAGAGTTTTCACGGAAGTTGAGTAGGTCTGTGTGTAAGCCGAGGGTTTACTTGCCGGGGCGTGCCCGAAAAGACCGAGACTGCCATCAACTTTTAAAGCACCTGTTACTTCGAAATCACCAGGGGCAGTTTCCGGGTCAAAAGGTACTGTAACAGAACCACCTTTTGAAAACCTTTTTTCTGTGACAAGATAACCCATCATAGGAGAATCAAAAGTGTCTATGGTACCTCCAGGATTAACGGTCTCATAAGACCCCTGTAAGTTTGAAACAACCTGAGAAATAGTTGAAATGTTGGTATAAGTACTACCTGTCATATAAAATTTCCTCCTTTATTTTAATAACGGGATTTGCCCGTTTGTTAGGTCAGTTTTCAGAAAAAGCCGTAACTATAAAAAGCCCGCTTTTTGTCCTTTTTATGTGGGTTATATACTTTCTTTTTATCTTTTTGGTTATAAAGAGCAGAGCTGTCTTAAACTTGGTCAGAAGCTGTAAGATAAGCTGTTTCCACAGTTTGTTCTTTATTGTTAACCCCACGGCAATTACCCCCCAGGCTCTTAAGTTACTTCCCACGTAAACGAAAGGTTTCCCAGGTCTTGTATGGTTGCACAAGCATTTATTTGTCCCTCGTAAGTGTCTTTTAAATCCCTGAGGGCGTTAAGGTAAGTTATCAGTTCAGTTTTTAGCTGGTTTGTGTCTCTCTCACTATCTATCTGATTCAGCAAAAAGAGTTGTTTCTGTATAGGGTAGCTCTCTAGAATCTTAGAAAACATCTCCCCCTCAAGTGTACTTATTCTTTCAGTTTTTGCCCCGCTCAAGTAAGAAGCACTTTCATCCGGTGGAGAAAAGGAGTTACTTTCAGAATCATAACTCCACCCCACGTCACCCCAGCACGTCTCTGGAACAAGCTCTACGAGTGTGTACCCCTCTATACTATCGGGTTCAGTTTGGAGATAATGGTTTATTATCTCTGTTACCAGTAAAGAAGAGTTACTTATTTTTGCATATTTCCTGGGAGCTATATACGTATTTGTTTCCGACACGTATTTATGTTCCTGCAAGTTTTTCGCGTCAAGAAGAGAAATCTCTTTTAACGTGTAACCTTCTATACTATCAGGCTCAGACAAAGTAGATACAGTAAATACACTTTCTACTATGTTAGTGGAATTTAATATCTTTGTGTACGCCCTCGGATATATGAACCTTTCAGTTTCTTCAACGTAGAGACTTCCCACAGAAGGAGCCGTAGAAAATAACTGCACAAATGAATAGCCTTCCTGTGGGGCAGGTTCTGACGTTCCAACCACTTCTTCTATACTTTCCACCTTATGGGAGGTGTCATTTATTTTAGCAAACTTACGAGGTTTCGTTGTGTCTATATTATGATACTCTGAAATTGGCATAATTCCCTCCTTGTCTATACGTCAACGGCATCGGTAAAAGCGGGGTCGTAAGATTTAATAGCAGAGTAACTCATCTTTAAAACATTATTCTCTGCTTTGTCCATTTCAGTCAGCGTATAATAACCCCCGAAGCTATACTGTCTGGTTTCTACGGGACTTTTACCCGCTTCTCTGGAAGTCTGGTCTTTGTAGCCGTTTAATAATACTTTACCGTTAGCAGAATTACTTTCTAATGAAACTTCTCCTATTTTCCAGTAAGTGCACATAAATCCACTTCTCTGAAATTCAAGTTCTTTCTGAAGTGCCATTCATTGTTCCTCCTTTATATTTTAACATGTTTACTACTGCTTATAAGGGCAGACGATTGATTGTTAACGTCTTCATTACTTACGCTTATACATTCTCCCGGTCTAAACTCCGTAACCTGGTCTCCCCAGTGAATCTTGTTACGGTCGTAAGAAATATGTCCACACTTAACTTTCGGGTGAATGTAAGATTTTATACCAGAAGCCTCGCACTTAGTAATAAAGTAGCAGTCTTCTCCCACAGTCATTCTTTCTTTCCCGTCGTATATCATATTGAAATACGGCTTTTTTATTTTATCAAACACAGACATTCTTATTAACATACAGCCCGTTCCTATCACCCAGTTACAGGGAACAAGCGAGGTAGCTGATTCCACTTCAGGAACTATGTGTTTCCCGTCCTCAAGTCTATGCCCCCATGTAGGCATTCTCTTATTCATCTTTTGATAGTAATAACCGGCTACAATATCAAGGTTTCCCCCGACCATAGCATTATAAAGTTCAAGAAGAGCAAACTGAGGCATGAGAATATCATCATCTAAGAAGAATAGATAGTCAACTCCGAGTTCTTTGGCATACTCTACCAGTCTGTTTCTGGCTTCATCGTAGGTGTATCCGGGCAAGAACTTCTTTTCCCACGCCATACCATGTGGATATATGAATACTTCAGGGGTTATATTTGTTCCCAGAATGTCGTCATTGTTCTTTTTCGGAATTGCTATCAAGAGGTTCTTCTTGGCGACAAACTCTTCATTTCTTACGAGTGCTAAATGTCTGTCGTTAAGAGGCATGTTAAGAGTAAACTCAGGGTTTTTAATACATGCTTCTAAAGAATTCGGACTTAATAACTCTGAAATATCAGCTCCATAAGTATGTGCCCATTCTATGGAACCCTTAGATACTCCTAATTGATTTGCTATCCTCTCTGCTCTTAAATCCTGAAGAGCTTTGCTCCTCTGATACTCAAGTTCTGCCTCTTCAAAAGGTCTAAGCCCATGTTCCTCCAAACGTTTCATGTTCTGTTCCAAGAAATGTAAACGTTCCCATGCATCTTTGACAAGAGGCATGGTGAGTTTCTTTGTAGATTCTAACTCTATAAGTTTAAGATTTATAGACTCTTTATCAAGTTCGAGAAGTTCTTTCTCATACTTGTCAGTAGTCTGAGAGAGCTTCTCATCTATTTGTTTAAGCCTGACGGCCTGTTTACGTATTTTAATGTCGTTACGTTCATTATTGAAATGATATTCCTTTAATGCACCAGCAACTGCCTGCCAGTTAATAAGGCAGTTTCGATACATCCTCTCGGGAGTTATCCCAGAGTTTATTGACCCCTGTTCCATTACATAACTATTGCCCATCGAACAATAGTTGAACTTATTCAAAGTTTCATCTATATTGTTAAATATACTCTTACTATTATCCATATAAATAAAATAACATTCCTTCCTTATAGTTAACTTGAAGTTACCCCAGACATATAGCACCTAGTGGATGATAAAGTAGCAGATATAGTCCCGCATGATTCATTACTTTTAAGTCTCTCTATTACGTTGGAGTAACCGCCATTATCTCCCCCAGCAAAGTATATGTTTGATATGACTGAAGACCCAGCAAGACCATTTTTCGAGACAGATAGAGTAGCGGATATATTAGATATAGACTCGGAACTAGTAAAACGCTCAATAACGTTGGTGTGTGCTGAACCTGTCCAACCTCCTGCAAAATAAGCAGAATTACCTATTACCGCCCCCGCAACTACAAATTTAGATATAGACAATGTAGCCGAAACAGCTGCATAAGCCTCCGCATTAGTAAGTTTATCTATTGTTCTTACTGCAGAACCTCCATTTAACTGACCTCCAGCAAAGTAAGCAGAATACAGTATAGTGGCAGAAGCTATATACGCTTTAGAAGCCGACAAAGTGGCTGCTATATTAGCACACGTAGTATCGTTAGTTAACCTTGATATAGTATTGTAGAATACATTATTAGTAAAATTACATCCCCCTGCAAAATAAGCCGACACACTAATGGAAGAACCAGCCAACTTACCCCTAGCTGTTGGCAGTACTGCGGAAACACCCATCATTACTCCACTATCAAGTTTATCTATGGTAGATACAACAGCAGAAGCCGTAAAACCACCAGCAAAATAAGCAGAACTAGTTATGACTGCTGCCCCCATATTATCTCTGGAAGAAGACAAAGTTTGGCTTAGAGAGAAACAAGACTCATCTCTTCTTAGAACATTCACAGTATTAACAGGTGCTGTAACCTTACCTCCAACATAATATATCTTATTACCTGGAGGGAACGCCCAAACTACACCAGTTGATTTAGATGAATCCGCTTCTATTACAAAATTATCCTCATAAATAGGTAGTCTTTGATATGTTCCATTGCCTGTCCCTACGAAAATATCTCCCTTCTGAATCAGGTCTGTTTTAAATACCTCAGAATTATTTGTAAAATTGTTCGTAGCCATTCTTAAAACCTCTTAATCTCTCTAAAAGAGCATAATAATTATAGCATATCTCTATAGCAAATTAATACTCACCCCAACAAAATTCCTTCTTACAGATGATATAGTTGCACTTATAGTCGAGAGACTCTCCGATACCAATTTGTCTATAGCATTTATACTTGTGCTTGTGTACCCTCCGGCAAAATATGAAGAATCCGAAATAGAAGCTCCTGCAGAACCATATTTTGAAGCTGAAAGAGTAGCAGAAATCGTGGTTCGAACTTCAGAGCTACTTAACCTGTCTATAGTATTCACTACAGAACCAGTGCTACCTCCAGCAAAATAAGCAGAAGAAGATATTCCAGCACTACTAAGGGCATCTCTTGACGAGGACAATGTGGCAGACAAAGTAGTTCTTGTCTCTGCAGAAGAGAGTTTTTCTATATTATTTACTCTGACACCTCCACCAGAAAAATATCCACCACCAAAATATGCAGTCCCTAATAAATGGACTCCTGCTAACTCTCTTCTTCTAGCAGGCAATGTTGCTGTTATCGCAGAGGATATTTCTCCGCTTGTTAAGCGTTCTATGGAGTTTAAAGTTAAAACAGTCTGACCACCAGCAAAGTAAGCTGACACAGAAATATAGGCACTTCCTCCATAACCCCTGCTTACGGAAAGAGACGTCGATATGACTCCCGCCACGCTATTAACAATTCTATCAATAGTTCTAACATTAGCGGTAGTATATCCACCAGCAAAGTAAGATTTGTTCTGTATCGGTGCTCCCTGCAAATGATGTCTTGACGAAGACAAAGAAGTACTCAGGGTGCTTATAGTCTCGTTTACGAACTCATTTATTACAGAAGTGCTACTTGAGTTATCCCACCCACCTGCAAAATACATTTTAGATAAAGATTCCCACTTAACTCCCGTAGAAGTAGATGAATCCGTAACGAGAACACTACCTGTTTCACCTACCTGCAATCTTTGGTAACTACCACTTCCTGTCCCTACGAATACGTCACCTTTTTGAACCAGGTCTGTTTTTAGCATTTCCGAGTTATTCGTAAAATTGTTCGTGGCCATTGTTAATTTCCTATCCCGAAACACCTGTAGAAGTCAGGTATCGTTTTGATACAGATAGCAAAGCAGATATAGTGCTTATAGTTTCTGCTCTTACTAACTTATCTATGTTTTGCCAGTTACTGCCTATAGAGCCTGAAAAATACAGGTTATCAGAACATGTCGCTCCTGCTGTCGATTGTGCCGAAGTAGATAATGTAGCTGAAATAGCTCCACAGGTTTCAGAAGTAGTTAGCCTATTAATAGTATTAATATCAGATGCTACAATACCTCCCGCAAAATAAGCTGAATTACCGAAAGAAGCTCCTGCTAGAAATCTGTCCGTCGTAGATAGAACAGCACCTAAAGTAGTCCTTACTTCTGAAGAGGATAATCTATCTATAGTATTTACATTAATAGGGGTTGTATTCTCACCCCCAGCAAAATATGCTGATTGATTTAAATATGAACCCGCTAAAGCTCTCCTTGAAGAAGACAGGGTAGCAGAAATTGCAGAACAAGATTCACCACTTGTAAGCCTGTCTATAGTGTTTACTTTAACAGAAGAAGCTCCTTCCCCTCCAGCAAAATACGCTGAAGTTAAAATAGTTGCTCCTGCAACAGCATCCCTTGATACAGATATAGTGGCAGAAAGAGTACTAACTTCTTCATAAGAATTCAATTTATCAATAATGTTTGTTTTTGTTCCTATACTACCCAGAGCAAAATAAGAGTTTGTAGATAGAGATACCCCAGACAACCTGTGACAAGAATTAGAAAGAGTAGCAGACAAAGTCTGTACTGTCTCATTTAGCATCCTATCTATAGAGTTTTTCCTGTCAGAATCACTTACACTGCTTCCACCAGCATAATATACCTTTTGTGCGGGCGATGGTTTCCATACTATACCTTCAGTCTTTGAAGAGTCACACGTTAGATATTGACCGTTATTAGACGTAGCCAATTTAGTGTATACAGAACTTGCAGTGGCTACTATTGAGTCGCCTTTAGCTGTATATGTAGTTTTATATACTCCACAATTATTTCCGAAATTATTAGTTGCCATAATACTCTCCTATCCTTTCACAGTACTTCCTGCAAGAGCGTTTTTAGACGAGGAAAGCACAGCAGTTATAACATTAACGGTTTCAGAAGGATTCAGTCTTTCAATTACATTCGTATTTGTTCCTGACACACTCCCACCAGCAATATAAATACTATTATCAAAAGAACAACTTGCCAGAGTATCCTTTGAAGCTGACAAAGTTGCAGAGAGTGTGGTTCTAGCTTCTGCGTTGGACAGTTTCTCTATACTATTAAGATAAGTTCCATTATGCCCGGCAGCGAAATAAGCTGTGTTAGAAAACGAAGCCCCTGTAGCTTGTCCTTTTGCGACGGACAGCACAACACCAAGCGTAGTTCTTACTTCTAAAATAGATAACCTATCAATAACGTTAGTTTTTGTGCCTGTGTCCCCTCCTGCAAAATAGGCGGAATTCGATATAGTAGCACCGAAAGCTCCGAATTTAGAAGCTGATAGTGTGGCCGATATAGTAGACAAAGAGTCTGAACCATCTAATCTCTGAATAATATTAGTTCTTGTCGTATCATTATAACCACCGGCGAAATAAGCATACTGTGCCAAAGAACTCGCAGCAACTTGATACCTGGAATAAGACAATGTCGCACTTATTACAGAACAGAGTTCATTATGTATTTTATCTATAATATTAGTGTTTAGATTATTATAATCATACCCCCCTGCTACATATGCAGAAGAGATTATTGAAGCCCCTACAACTCTTCTTCGAGTAAGAGAAATAGTAGCAGAAATAGTTTGTACCACTTCTGGAACAAACTTATCTACAGTATTAATAGATGTAGTAGAGTAACCTACAGAAAAATACCCCCTCTGCTCAGGATTAACTTGCCACTTAACTCCTGCAGTTTCATTTGAATCAGAAACAAGAAAGAATCCATCTTCTCTAACAGGAACTCTTACATAAGTTCCAGAACCTGTCCCTATTAACAAATCGCCTTTTTGTATAATATCAGATTTAGGGACTTCTACATTATTATTTATACTATTTGTAGCCATAGAACAAAACTCCTATGCTATATTTTAAGCTATTGTTATATTTCCTACTCCTGACACAACGTGCCAGTAATTATTATAATATAATAACTCTACACAATCACCTACATCTGTAGATTGTATGTACCCCCCTGAAGTTGACACTTGATTTCCAAAACGAATATAATGTCCTGTATAAGCATTAATTTTCCATCCTGCAGCGTACCTTGCATAGACTTTTACGACATTACCTATAGAGGGAGAAGAAGGCAGCCCTAATACAACTCTTGTAGTAGTGTTAGTTATCATATACCCATTTCCTGTTGTCATATCTCCATTAGTACTTGTAACATTCCAGGGAAATTGTATTAAAGAGGGAGTAGCCCATTTAACTCCTACAGATTCTGCAGAATCAGCAGTTAATACCTGACCATTGCTTCCTATGTTTAAAGTACTTTGAGCAGAAGAGCCTGTTCCGACAACTAAATCACCTTTTGCTGTGTATAGAGTATCAGGAACTTCTATGTTATTTATACTATTTTGAATTGCCATTTTAATTCTCCTTATAATAAGGATTCTATTCAGGGGAGGAATATTCCTCCCCTTTGTTAGAAACTAATTGATAGTAATATTACCTACTGCAGACAGAACTGTCCAACCTGTGTTGGCAACTGTGCAAATTAATTCCAGAGTGTCAAAAGTATTTGTTGACTGAACATTACCAGCAGTGGCAGTTACAGAAGAACCAAACTGTATTGTGGTTGACGCTGGAGCAGTTACCTGCCAACCTGCAGCACCCTTACCGCACACTCTAACTTTAGAACCTAAAGCAGCAGTTGAGGGAAGAGTAACAACAACCCTTGTTGAAGCATTATTGCAAATATAACCACTATTTACTGTAGCAGTTGTAGCTCCAGTAGCTTCCGACCATACTTCAGCCTGTGTTATGGAAGCCCACTGAGGACTTGCAGCCCCTGCAGACTGTAAGAACTGACCTGAAGTTCCTGCAGCACTTATTGCCATTGCGGAAGCTGTAGAATAAACAACTCCACCATTTACTGCAGTAAGGGAAGCATTTGTTCCGCCAGCACTTAATGCTATGTCAGTAGCATTCCATGTGCCTGTTGCTATTGTTCCAACCGATGTTAATGAAGAGTTGACTACGTTCGCACCAAGAGTAGTTGCTGAAAGAACATCTACTGAATTAATCTTATATGTCTGACCTGTTGCTATGTTAAGACCTGCAGCAAGAGTTCCTATTGAAGTCAATGAAGAACTGACTACAGAACTTCCGAGTGTGGTTGCATTTAATACTGATACATTATTAATCTTGTAACTTAAACCAGTAGCAATATTAACAGACTGATTAAATGTCCAGTTATCATTTGAGTTATCCCAGAGTATAGTCTTGTCTGTTGTACCTTTAAGAACTACACCCCCACCGTCTGCTGTTGTGTCAGTCGGAGTATCTACAGAACCTATTTCTATAGTTTTATCATCAACTGTCAGGGTTGTAGAATTGATTGTCGTAGTAGTTCCCTGAACTGTAAGGTCTTTTACTATCAAATCAGCGTATGCACTGTCAGCAAGGTTTCTTAACTCGAGGACTCCAGCATTGTTCTTTAATTTAAAACCAGTTCCTCCACTGTCTACATTGAAACTGGTTGCTGTTGTTCCTGTATCAGTGTTCTGTGTATGCACTGTGGGGGCAGCAATCCATGCGGGAATAGTTCCATTTGAAGAGAGTATTTGTCCATTTGACCCTAAAGCAAGACGTGTGAATAATCCCCCGGCATTTCTGTAATACATGTCACCAGTAGCATCACTTGTGACATTAATCACAGGGGAAGTAAGTGTTTTGTTTGTAAGAACCTGTGAGGAACCCAGATTAACAAGGGTATCTGAAGCACCCGGCAGTGTGTGGGTGTAAGAACCCTGTGTGAATGATGAAGAACTGAATGTCCAGGCAGCCCCCGTGATTGCAAACTTTCTAATAGCTGTACCACCACTGATGTCAAAACCGTCAGCATTATTTGTAATGTCTAGATTTACGGCTGAATTTTTAGCCATTTTTTAACCATCTCCTTAATTTATATTTATACTTCCCACAGAGGAAACTACTTTCCATATGTTATTTGCTTCTACACATACCATCTCTACACAATCATTTTGGTGCGTAGAAGAAAGAAATCCCGTTACCCCAACAGTGGTCTGTGCGTTTCCGAAAATTATTTTTTGTCCCGAGTTTTGAGTTATTTTCCAACCCCCAGAACCATGTCCTGCAATCTTTATTTCCTTTCCCATCGCTGAGGTTACCGGTAAAGAGAATTCTAACTGTGAACCGTAATTGGCTATAAATCCTTTGTTGGGGAGCAGGGCACAGGGGGAGGCAGTAACCATCTCCCAGGACATACTCAGAACGAGATTACTGAGTGTCATTAATGCTTTTTGTACGGTGTCATCTGAAGAAGAGAGGTTACTTCCGAACTCTGTTGTGTCTGTCGGGAGATTCCCCGCTTTTACTTGATATGTTCCGAGACCAAAATCTATGTATTTACTGTTTACTTTTGCCATTTCGTCCTCCTAGCCAGCATTGTTTCTGAAACTAAGGAATTCCTTTTTGTTTCTTTTTACTTCTTACTTTTTACCTCTTACTTTTTTCTTTTTACAACCATATTGATTTTGTCTAAGTCCAGGTTTTTTAACTCTTCTATGGTTGCTATCGCGAGAGTTTTTCCGCTAAGTTTGCTTATTATTAGAAACTCTATTGGAAAAATTCTCCTCTTTCCCTTTTTTCTATTGGCCATCATCTCATTAACCTGTTTGGGAGGGGAACATTCCCCTCCCAGGTTTACTTATTCATAATATACGAGTAGCTTGTCTCCTGCGGTAAGAACATCTCTCAACCCCGCTGTCGGATAAGTCGGAGAAGCTATTCCAGTTATCGGGTCACTATTTATAGATGTCCATATGATAACAAGTGCTGTGTTTGCGTCATTGTTCATGGCCACAAAATCAGTCAGATGTTCCTGTATAGGACCACCTACAGGATGAACCTGGACATAACTTTTCACGCCGACAGCACCTCTTGCTTTTGCCCCGAGAGCTTTAAAGCCGTTTGTTATGTCTGAAGCATTAAGGGTAAGCATAGTGAACTTGAAAGCTGTCGGAGAAGAGTCTCCAGCGAGTTCCTGGAGAGCACTTTCAACGTTTGTTCCTGTTATAAGTCCACCAGCATCAGCTATGGGAACGTCAACGGCACCTACCTGGTCTGTTCCTGTGCCCCAGTCTATGTGGGTATCTTTTACGGTATCATTTGCATTCTGAATTGCCCCAACCTGCGAATAGGTTACTGAATGGGGGTTACTTGTGCTTGCAAGATGGTTATCGTAATTTGTCAGGTCTGTGCTTGTTGGTATTTCGTAAGTAGAACCTGCAGGAATATCATCAGCATTTATCTGGCCTGCACCAGTACCGAAGTCTATCATGCTATCTTTAATACCATCGGCTTTTACCTGGAGGGTGTGATTAGTTGAGTGAAATTCTAAACCACCAGCAGATTCAAGATTAATTCTTATCTTATTTGTATCTTCAGTCAGACCGTAATTTGTGTCTATGATGTCTGAGGTATCAACTTCAAGACCATAGGTAGTGGCTGTGAAGTCAAGACCTTTGTCAACAGTGAGTTTTACCTGTAACTGATTGGCAGATTCAGTCAAACCTTTCTGAGCGTCATAGAGGTCAGTGACATCTACTTCAAGGGCACCAGTAGTACCGTTAAAGTCCAGACCCATTGTGGGTGTTATGTTTACCTGAATATTATTTGTATCTTCTGTGAGACCCTTTGTGGTGTCTATAATATCGGACACATCTACACTTACGCTGTCAGTGGCAACATCTATACCATCACCGGCAGACACGTCTAAGGTTACTACACCGGAAGTTCCCCCGCCGGTTAAACCGTTTCCCGCAGTAACCCCTGTAATGTTACTGGTTCCAACGTCAACATTACCGAGTCCGCTTTTTACAAAACCTTCGGCTGGCATATTTATAAGATTGAAAATTTCAGCAAATGCAAGGTCTATGTTTTTAGCCGTACCAAAACTGTAAGCGGTCTGCACGTCAGCAACGTCACTGAAATACTTTACATAAAATTTGCTGTCTGTTGTATTATAGAACAGAACCCCATACACCTGGTTACCATTTCCATCTGTTATGGGGTCTTTTGTTGCACTTTCTTTTATCTGCACATATCCGGGTACACCAAGCTCGGTTACAGTTACTCCATTTGCCGGAAGAGAAGAGCCACCTGCACCGTAAGCCCCGCTTGCATCTACAAAAACACCTGTACCTGAAGTGAAACTGGTTCTCGCAGTGTCAACCCCTGCGGTGGCTTTAACTTCTGTGTCAATATCATCAGAGCCCCCAAGAGCGGAAAAGGAACTGATTAAGTCCCAGTTTGCAATATACTTTGCACAAATTTCCTGGATAGCGGCTTCTACCTGTGTGGCGGTTACGTAACTCCCTGTGTCTACTATCGGTAAGTCTGCAGCCTTTACCTGATTTGCTCCGGTACCGAAGTCTATCTGAGTATTGTCCACAGCATCGACAGCAATCCACTTATTAGTAATTTTCCCCATTACATGTCCTCCTTTTGCGTTTTCACGCTATGTATTTTCTCCTTTTGGAGTTTCCAACTTATCTATTAATTTTTCTATATTAGGGACGTCTTTTAAGATATTAGTCAGTCTTATGAAGTTATCAAGGGTTTTTCTCACCTCTCGGAACTCCTCTTTAAGACTGTCAAACTTATCTACCAGATTGCGTATCTCTTCAAACATGAGGTCAGTCATCAGGACTTGCTGTTCCCCTGTTTGTATAAAGTCTTCTATTATACCTATGATGAAGCCTTTTTTCTCTTCGGGTTGCTTTAAGCCCCCATTTCCGCCAGTAGTTCCTTCCATTTTACACTTGCCTCAGTTCCTCTAAGATTTTTCCCTCAGTCATGAGCTTTAAGTGAGCCCGTTCCCTGTGATACGGGGAGGGTTTCAAGCCATCATATTTTTCACAGGCACTTTTTTTACTTCCTATTTTATAAAGGTAATCAAAATTATTTTGTTCTACTACACTTTGTATAGCTTCTGTACAGAAGGGCTTTCTTATATAATAGTCTGCCAGTTCTGTGACTTCTTTTCTCTCTAAAAGCTCATTCGGGTTTGAAAGAGAGTAATAAGCCGTTATGAGAATTATAGATTTAATCTTATTTAACTTACGTAGTCTTTTCGAAAGTTCCAGACCATCTAGTTCCGGCATGCAGAGGTCTATGAACGCGTAATCATAAATTGTGTCTTCTTTTTTCACACACCCTAACGCCTCCAGAGGTTTTTTAAACACTTTTACCTCTGCTATTCCTCTAAGAGCCAGGGAGATTATAATTCCGACTTCCCTGGAGTCATCTACAACAATTACTTTTTTCAAACGTTTCACCCCTACGTAGTATACATATATAATACTTCCATGTAGTCACCCACAGAGAGTATTCCATCAACTTCTTTGTCTTCCCACGATACTCTATTACCCGTCACTACGTAGTCATCTCCGTAAGTTAGTGAAGGTGCACTGTCTACCGACAATGTCACCGACGTTGGAATTACTGTAAGTTGTGACAGAGTAACGTATTTATTAGCAATATCCAGGTCGCTGAGGGTAAATTCCTCTCTAAGAGGAGCTATCCCCGCTGTTGTGGGACTTCCCACAGTGAACAAAAAGCCGTTGCTTTCCTGTCCTCCTACTACCAGGGTAACAAGACCAGTTACTACTCCCGGAGGAACAACACATTGAACCACAGAATTTGTCCAGAGAGGGTAAGTGACTCCTTCGATTCCGTCAAAAGAGACAACACTGGTCCCTCTGGTATCTCCGAAGTTATTTCCCGCAATAGTTATAGTCGCTCCAATTTCTGCGAGAGTGGGATTTAGATTGTAAACAACCGGAACCGGACTGCCTACTGTGTAGGGGTAGCCGTTACTTACCTGTCCCCCCACAGTGACTATTACGTTCCCTGTAGTAGCTCCTGCGGGTATTGTGCACTGAATGGAGGAAGAAGACCATGAAGTGACTGAAGTGACTAAACTCCCGTTAAAAGTTACCGTGCTCGTCGCCTGCGTAGACCCGAAATTATTCCCTGTTATCGTGACTAGTGACCCCACAGGGGAGGGAGAACCACTTACGCCATAAATAGCCGGGACAGTCACCACAGGTGCCGGAGATGTGTCTTGTATCGTGATGTATCGAGTAAAGCCCTGGTCAATAAAAGGGTTCGGAACTTTATTAGTCATAACGTCGGGATAGTTCTCAAGTGTTCCCTCTACAGGAACGGAGACGTAGGACTTTAAAACTGAGCTATATATTGATTGCTCTGTCACAGAGACATTTTTATATCTATGTAAGGCTATTGTTACTGTCGCCAATATCTCACCACCTAAAATTTAAAAAGTTTTGTTATTATTTCATACCCCACGAACCCACAAGCCAGGAGAATAATAACCTTTAAAATAAGGTCATAGTTTTTCTCAAACTTTGCTACAATGCAGGTTTTGCACAGGTCTAATTGAACTTTCTCCGCCTTTAATAATTTATCTGTTTTTTCTTTTTCTGCTTCTAAAAGTTTTTCTATCTCTTCTAATTGTCTGTCAAGTCTCTCGCTACTCAGGGCACATGGTCGGTTGACAAGAGAGGTACAGAGGGTATTTACCCTCTCGCCCATTACCTCTAAAGCGAGGCGTATCCGGTTGTTTTCCTCGTCAAAATGAATTTTTGTTTTGTCTACGAGAACAACAATGTCGGAGGCAAACTTATTTATAGAGTGTTCCAGTTTTTCTCCACCGTCGATATATTTTTTTATCAGAGAACGTGTAAAAGACAGTTCTGAAATGTTATCACCGTTTTTTTCCTCAGGCACTCTTTAACAACTCCTCTACTTGTCTGTCTAAGTCAGCAAACTCCTGTTGCAGGACATCTTCACTAGGGATATGTTCTTTTAGCTCCCCCAGGCCGAAACACCCGGTCACGTTAAAAGTTGCCAGCTCCCCCCGGTTTCTTTTGGGCTTGTTTCCAACAAACTTTGAAGTTAACAGGTAGCAGAGAACAGCCTTTTCGTCAAGGTCGTTTGTTTTGAACTTTGTCTCTGAAAAGGTACTCACACTACTCACCCCCCTCTTTCTTATAGTAATCGAGACTGAACCCCTGCTCGCTTGTATAGACGATAAAACTGTAGTCAGAAAGCCAGTCACCACAGTTTATATATTTCTCACTTATTTCGGGTAAGTGTGTATGCCCGCAAATGACATAATCATAATCTTTCAAATCCTCTCGCATTCTAGCCTTTAAAAAGAGGGCACTGTCGGGTACTCCCGCCTCTGTGCAGTAGTGAAAGATGGTATCGAGAATCTTTGATTTTTCGAAAGAAAAGAGCCACTTGAACAAACGTTGGAGTAACCCGAGAGCGTAAACAACTTTTAAGTAAGGATAAAACTTTCGCTCCAACGCCTGTAAATGTCCGTGAGTCAAGAGTAAGTTTTTTCCGTCAAGGGAAAGTTTATACGTTGGGTAATGGGTGGGCAGAGAGCTCATACAAAAGTCATGATTACCTTTTATGAACACCACTTTCCCTTCAGCTATACCCGTTTTCATATACTTGTATTCATTAGGATATTTTTTCATAATCTCTTCTTCTGAAAGAAAGTAAAGGTCGAATAAGTCTCCGATAACAAACAGTTTATCAAAAGGCGCGTCATGCAAAAAGCTAAAAAACTTTTTATCATTTTTATTGTCCGGGTGACCTAAGTGTATGTCAGAGACAAAAACGCATCTCATTTCTGAATCTCCTTTACTTTACTCACAAATCTGGCGTAATTTTCTGTTTTTATTATGTCTGTGGGATTTACAAAAAAAGTAAAACTCACGGGGTCTCCCACAGAAATTTCAATGGGGTAGTTTTTGCTTCTAACTATATCTATTATCACGCCTTCTTCCCCCTTGAACCCCACGTTATTTATTACGGAAGAAACTATCTTTATACTGTCGCCTATACTAAAGGTATCTATCGTGTTATTTTGGATTCCTAATTTTTTTATTAATATTTCTTCTATGGCTGGGATTGACCTCATCTCATCACCCCCCGTATTTTAAATTGAGAAACTTCTCTTGACTAACTGCTTCAGCCAAGCAGTTCTTCTATGTCACAAGTATAAAGCCTATGAATTTTTAAGTATCCCCAGACTTTCCATGTGCTTATACCCTCAAGTGCTGGATTTGTAATTCGTATTCTCAGAGCCATTCCCGCAGGCATCATTCCCGGGGCGTCAGTTACAAAACCAAACCCTTGATAGTTTGTGCCATAGATGAGAGCGTCTTTTACAAATCTTCTCACTACTATCCCGTTCATGAACTCGAGAGGGTGTCCGGGTGGGTAAACTGTAGGATAAACTATCTCTACGTTCAGACGAGCACCCCACGGAGCGTTTTCATACATTAAAAACCCGTCTCTTATCCAGACTTCATCTTTGAAAACACAATCCTTGACTATCTCAAGGTTAGCCGTTGGGAAAAGTTTGAACTGAAGTTGAGGGTCACAAATATCACGGGTTCTCTGCCCGTTGTAAATACCATCTCCCCCGCCGACGAACTGAGGGTGATGGTCTTCTCTACAAGTAGTAGCGTGGACTCTCAGCCTTCCGTCTGAACGAACAGTTTTTACCTTCCCGCACCAGGTTTTGTAGGTCGTTTCAAACTCTGTGGCCTCTGGTGTGTTCTTTAAAATAAAGCAGTAAATAGGATAGCCCGAAGTGAATATAAAGTATTTATCAGTTCTATCAAGAAAAGCCATAGCTTCTTCTTTCCCAACAATGAACTCCTTAAACTCCGTCCACGTGAGGGGAACGCCGTCAAAAGAGGGGAGAACCTCTCCTAATAAGGAAGAGAGAGCTTCCATCCCAGAAAAGCCATTCAAAGTTATTTTTTCCATGAGAAGAAAGTCTTGAAAAGACCGGGAAACCCTGAGTGTCTCTGTGGTAAAGAGTTCACATAAGTCTCTCTCTTCGGCGGGTTGTAATTCTACCCCCAGGTCAACAAGATTTATCAATTCATTTTCTGTGATATTTTTCACAACTAAATTCATAGTCGGTTCTCCTAACTTCTAAGAGCTTTAAAAAATATTTCTACAGTTTCATTTACACTGGAAGTTCCTGATATGTAGACGGAGAGTCTCTGTCCTACAGTAACTGCTACATTCATAGCGGAGTAATACTGATTTGTTGCATTGGTCATAGAGTGACTGCTTACAGTCGCACCATTTAGTCTTACTTGAATGATGTGATTTGTTAACGTAGCTTCGCACCTAACAGCAATATCAGATAATATTCCTGCTTTCCACATATAATAATACAGAGCATAGCCTCTACTTTGCTGAACACCTGCACCCACAAGATAAGCATTTGTAGTTGAACTTGTCCCAAAATAGTAAGGTCTACTATACACAGGGTCGTATAATACATCTTCAGTTATCTGTGACCATTTCGCATTTGAAATAGTGGCGTCTACACAGACATAAACCTTTTGCGTAATAAGATTTACCCAGAAACTTCCTATTGAATAACCGTCACCACCATCATCTGTTGCAGAGGGTGCTGTTGTGGCTGAAAAATTTGATAATTTATTTTCTACATTTCCTAAACCTATCTGTGTTTTAGTTACGTTATGGGGGTTACTCGTGCTTGATACGTGATTATTCCATGCTGTCCTTTGTGCTACTGTCGGGATACACTTCGTTATTCCGTCTGAAATATTATCAGCGTTTGAACAGTCTGTGTTGGGAACGTTACTTAAACCAACGTCGCTTTTCGTTAATACTACTGCTCCCTGCCTTCCGGCTACTGAAGTTACTGAATCTGTATTATCTATTTTGTCCCATGTAGAACCGTTGTGCATAATCCAGTCTTTTATTTGCCAGTCAGAGTTACCATCTATAAGTCTTGTTCCCGCCACACTTACCACATAATAGTCCCCAGCGATTCCTCCCCCTCCGCTACTGCTCAAGGCGGGGGTATTTGTGCTCACATTCCACCCACCTTTATAAGTCAGGGCAGAAACACTGAGCCTGCTGGAAGGAACTTTTCCACTGGAGTCTAGCTCACACACCCCGCTAACAGCCCCCTTTTGTGTAAGGGGTATCTGCTGTAAGTTGTCTACGTTTCCGAGCCCTACTTGACTTTTCGTAGTCGAATGTGGATTAGATGTGTTTAATACATGCTGTGCCCACGTCTGTCCCTGCTCGTGGGAAGGTATCATTTTATTCACACCGTCTTCTATATTATCCGCATTGGAACAGTCCAGGTTTGGAACATTACCGAGACCAACCTGGGTTTTTGTTACAGAGTGGGGATTACTCGTGCTCCCTACGTGAGAGTCTAGCTGACTGTGGGAGTTTGAACCAATACCGGAAAGGAGAGAGTGACTTACAGCCGAGAGAGTGATTCGTTTTTTATTAAAGCTGTCTGCACTATCTTCCACCAGAATATAATCTGAAGAAACCAGGCTTGCCTTGCTGTTAAAAGAGGAAAAGTCGTTTCCTCCTCGTATCATTTGTGCATTGTTTGTTACGTTCGCAAGTCCTACCTGTGATTTCGTGACGCTGTGGGGGTTACCTGTGTTTGTTCTATGACTATCAAGGTTACTGCCGTCAGTAGAAATATCTCTCCCGTCAACGTTTCCGGCTACTGAGATAGTTCCGTCAGAGTTGACTGTCAAAACGTTTATCCCATTTGACATGAGGGAAAAAGAATATCCATCTAAGTTACCTATAGCTCTGTTTGCCCCGGCAACTTCCCCTCCGCTCTGAACATCAGTTATCCCGTCCCCTCCAGTTTTCACTCTATTTCATCTCCCCACGCTATAAAATTAACTCCGGTGGCTGGTGAGTAAGCAACCAAAAAGTCTCCCGTTGCCATAGCTCTTGCTGTGACTTCAACAAATCCTCTTGCTGGTACTGAATAATCATATAATATATAGTTTTTGTTCGCAAGAGTCTGCCCACTCTGCACATGAGCGAGTCTCACTCTTATTGCTGAAGTGGTTCTATTACACACTTCTATCACGGATACAACTGTTTGTTTCCCGGAAGGTACTGTATAAAAAGTATGATTGGTACTTATCGCTTTTACAGTACCATCTATATCAACTGCATCTAATAATTTCATCGACATAGTTATTTCCCCTTATTAAGAGACAAAAAGAAAAGGGTGGGGTCTATACTTCCACTCAATACCCTCTGTCTTACTGCTATCGGCCATTAACTGATAGCTATCTTTCCCAACAGCTTTTCTTGTAAGTGTTGCATTGCTCGTTGCCACTAACAAATCTCCTTTAGTTGTTACTGTACTTTTTGCTATCTGGGCATCGTTTGTTACGTTTCCCAGGTCAACAGAAGAGGGAGATAGGATTACTTCCTGGTAGTCATTATTAGTATTTAACTGCAAAACTTTTTCAGCCATAATCCTAGCTCCTTCTTCTGTTACACATGGTAATCATAAGGCACTTATGCTCTTATAATGGGGTTTTCTATTTCTACAAAAATTTCTGTTGCTGACTTAGCAATACCTATTCTTTGAAGAATGTGCGTTGCTGTAGTAGGAGCAGAACCTTTTGCGAGAAGTCCGCCAGGAACTGTGTTAGAAAGATAGTATTCAACCCCTACAGTGAGACCACTTCTCTGGTCGTTTATACCATTTTTATAAACTCTTGCGGTGCCCTCGTCTAATACGGCGTCCAATGTGTAACCGTCTGCTTTTTTGCCTACTCCGCCGGAGGCATCTGCTTTTCTGGCACTCAGCACACCCGCATCACTCCAGAGGTTAACAAAGTCTCCTGCTGCGAGTGCTTCAGAAGCAACGGCATCTACAACTTCCGGGGCGATTTCTGCTGGCATAACAGTAAGGTCAAATCTTCCGGTGGATTCCAGGGTGGCTACAACTTTCCCACCGTCTGAGGGACCAGTCGAAGTTGTGATGGGAATCTGTTCAGTCATGTCATTGCTCGAATCAAGAGCTAAATATCTTTTTATTGCCATAATTGTACTCTCCTTTTATAATAAATTGGCCTACGCTAATATGATAGGCATTTTTTTCTCTACCTGTAACTTTATAGGCGATAACGGAATTCCTAACTGCATAACAAACTTTGCTTCGGGGGGAAGTGTTTGGACTAGAGTTCCGTTCAAGCCCAGTAATACTGCCTTTCCCACCTCCCAGTTCCAGGAAGGCTCTATTATCTCACCAGATATACAGACAAACGCCGGGTCTCCAGAAAGGGCTGCCTGTGTAGTAATTCCCATTACCCTATATAAATGAGCCAGGTTGTCACTCGAAGCGTAAGAGAGAGCCCCGTCTTCCTGCATCACAGCCCTGTGTCCGCTTATAGGAGCGGTACCTGCAGGGACACTTCTTCCCATTTTTATAGCTGTAGAAGAGTCTATAGGTTGGGCAACCCACTTGTTATCAGCCTCTGAGTAAACCAGAGCATCCCCGTCAGAGATTGTTTCCATGTTTACGCTTATACCTATACCTTTTAGCGTAAGGGCATCTACAGGGTTGGTAGTTTGAAGAATTATGGTGTTTTCCTGTACCTCTACTTGAAACACATTTTTTTCAACTTGTACAGTAGACATTGAATTCTCTCTCCTTACCTTGTAACTTGAAGAATTAGAAGTATCTGACCTCTTAAAATTGTGTAAACACACGTGCCAATCATTATGTCCAGGTCATACACCGCGTCGTCTGACAGAAGAGCAGTGTAAATGTGTCCCACAGCAAGAAAAAGTTTTCCCTCAGTTCCTACGATAGTTATGCGTCCATTAGCTGTGGAGAGTTCTAAAAGCACAGTTGAATCGGTGACTGATGGTCGAATCTGCATTTTAGCTTCACAACCTGTCAGGTCAAGTGGAACACCCAGATTATCTTTTAGTATTATAACCTTATTCCAACAGGCACCCTGTGTCATTTTTAAGTTTAAGACTGCTGGTTCATCTACTCCTGCAAACATGGCTCATCTCCTATCCTATTATAACATTTTTCCTCTCTATTTATAACCCTAAATGTTATATTTTATTTTTTTATGTTTCTGGTTGTCTCATTTTGTTACAGATTTATCTTTTAGAGGCTGAAGAAACTTACCTTCAGACGGGGGTGGGGTTTTTGAAACCTTCAAAGTTACCTTACTCCACACAACCAATAACCCTCCCCGCTCTTTACTCAACTTATAGTAACGAGTCTCTAACACCTCCCCAACTTCTCCGGTTTTTACCACAGGAAATACCACGGGACCAAGTACTCTGCTTTTTCCCGCCTGAATAGGCTCTGAAGACCTGAAATAAATGTCGGTTATAGCTTTTACTTTTTCCCCTTTAGTTGGCGAATACTTACTGTCAATGGTCTTTCTCTCCGCCTCAAGAGGCAGGTCTTTCCTTCCCTGTAATTTGCTGGTTAATTCAGCGTCTTCCTCAGGTAAAGTTTTGTAAATAGGACTTGTTGTGTCAATGGGACCTATATAAATCCAGCCTGTTCGAAAGGCTTCTTCTTTAACACTCGTGACGGGATTTTCCTGAATAAATTTTATCATGGGGTTAGTTTTTTCAGCGACTTTTATAGCCGTGTTAAATTTTTCTTCGTTTTTCCCTTTCATTTCGTCCGTTAAGTGCTTTTCTGCGTAGGTTTTTATAAACTCAATGTCCTCGTAAGAGAAGTTTCCCCTGTCTGTGTTTGACTTTTCGAGTAAATACTCCCATATACCTTTTTTGTCAATTACTGCTCCCATTCTTATCACGCTCGACATCAGGTGTTTTTTCTGGCCGTCAGAGGTGCTGTCTGAAGAGCACAGACCCCCAACCATCTCATACAAAGCTATATAGTGTAATAGTGCTACGTTCTCGTCCTTACCGGACAACTTACTTGAAGAGTTCATAATAGTGGTGGTTATGGTTTTCACAACGTCAGAATTTCTTTCGATTCTCTGCACTTCTTTACTGAGTAGAGTAGTTTTGTGAGAAGACCATAAACCAAGCCCTATTCCTGCAAAAGAGATTAGAGCCAGCACTACGGGGATGATAACACTGTTCCACCATATTAACTTGAACTCCTTGCTTTTCTCCTCGTGAGACAAAAGTCTGTCTACAAACTTCTCGTCATTCAGTTTGTTAATTACCTCCTGGGGAATATGGACATTTACGTCCTGTTCGTTTGACATTAAACTACCTCCTTAAATTTATAAAGTTTTTATGGTTATTCCCGAGTAATATCGGGCAAACTTATCCGATTCTTCGTCCGCATAACAATTAGCCTTTGGAATTATTATTATTCTTGGAACTTTAAGGGAAACACACTCTGCGAGAGTGTTATAACCTCCCATACACACTACTGTATGTGCCAGGGAAAACAACTCTATAATATTTTCTTCATAGTAAGTGGTAATTACATTATCAAAGAGCTTTCCCGAATAATTTTTCCCGTATATAAAAACAATTTGATAGTCCTCCGTAGAGAACTCTTCGTTTACGTAGGAAAACACCCCTTCGGCCTGTCTAGGAAATCCCGAGCTGACTGTTACTACCAGGAGGGGTTTGTCAGTCAGATTAGAGAGATTATATTTTTCTTTTATCTTCGTTATGTTTGCTTCCTCTACCACATCGTCACATATCAAACCGGCGAACATTTTTTCTTGCTTTATTTTAGTATATTCAGGTGACACCTCTTCCGGGTAAGGAAGTATAACTTTTTTTATCCCGGAAAAGACTTCTTGATTGGTCATGGTAAGAAAATACTGAGGCAACCCTCTTTTTAGTCCATATAAAAATAACGCCCTATTTATTAAAAAGTCATGAATAATTACCTCTATGTCTTTAGCTTCATCTCCGAGAATTTGTTCTATCTGAAAAGTGTGCTCTTTAAAGGTTCTTAAAACAAGTTCGGGAAAGACCTCTTTCAAAACCTTTCCCCGTGTTAAAAGACCGTAGCAACACCCACAGTCTCTGCAGGCATAAAGAACTTTATTTTTTGTTATTAACTCAGTAAACTCTCTTGATAACCCCATTTAAGGTATGCCTCCTCCCCCACCGTCCTCTATAAATGTTTTATTCGTGTAATCTATGAAAACAGCACTATTCCACTCGTTTAACTCAGATAAGTCTACTCTTTTTATTAAAGAACCACTGGCAGAATACTTAGCCAGTTTCCATACGTGGGGAACACAATCTCCCTCTGCATAATCTTCTATCACGTATATGTTATTATCATAATAGACAACGTCCTGTACTACGTGCATATGGCCAAGACTGAAAGACAACACAGGTTCTGAAAAATCGGACACTAAATACTTTTGAATAGTATAGTTAGCACCTTCCCACGTCTGGTCACTATAAAATATATTATAAACTTCTCCGGGTTCTCCCCCAAAAATCTTCATTGTATTAAATGAAGGTTCTCCCTCCAGCCAGAAATATGAGGAATGAAAAGTCCCATCATAGTTATACACCTGTATAATGTTTTTATAATAACTGGTATAGGGCTCTGAAATCCACACATACCCGAATACATAGGTATAGGTACCATCAGAGGCTATGAACTGAATACTGTCCAAAGGAACAGTAAGGGACGAAATAAAAGTGAGAACGGACATTTCTGGAGTCACTCTGAAAATTGAACCATACATCCAGTAATGGTCGTTATGAAAATACATATTATTGTTAGCCTTGTTCATACAACAGGAGGAAAAATATCCTTCATCAAGTTCTATACTGTCTGTTAACCCGGTCTCTATTGTATACCTGTATAACTGATTCCAATCAGGTATAAGACAGTGTCCGAGGGTATCTATACACATATCACCCACTCCGGGGGTATCATACACTACAGGAGGAACTCCCTCTTCAAGGTCAAGCGTATGAATATAAAAATTATAACCGCTTCTAATTACTATAGAAACTCCGGCTTTTGGTCTCTCCTTCGGTTTCGTTGAGAACTCATAGATACTTTCTTCTGGTATAGCAAAAGTAGAAGGTGCTACTATTTGTCTCATGTGCTCACTTCCGAGGGGGCACTCTACAATTACAGCGTCCCCCACTTTAAAGACATAGTTTGGGTAAACACTGGGTACTTCGGGAACAATAGCTGTTATACCGGAAATCTGAAGGTCATATTTATTACCCGGTTTAACAACTATCACTATTCCCGGTTTTGAGTCTGTCCTCCCATAAGCCTGCTCTATAATTAACTTATTTGTTATTGCTACTTGATTTTCTTCAGACATATTGAATCCCACAATTACCTTTTAAAACGGAGTTCATAAACTCTAAGGACCTTTCATAACGTTCTCTATCTATTTCCACAGCCAAGTAATCCTTCTTAAGAAGGGAAGAAGCCGTTGCTGTAGAACCCAGGCCGGAAAAAGGGTCAAGTATAAATCCTTTCTCAGGGTCATGATATTTTTCTATAAGAGACAAGAAATACCCAAGACACTTGTCTTCTGCTTTTATACTTATATAACGAGGACTTACGAATACATTCAGTAATACATTTTCCCCGTAAGTTCCTACAGCTATTTCTTTTTTTACCAGTTTCAAAATCACAAAGTTTTTATCTACAAGAATTTTACCGCCTGGATGAATCAGATTTTCAACAAAAATCATAGTTTCTACGAAAAAATACTGCTGGCAAAAACGAAACCCTCTGTCTACGTAACAGAGAGGTGTCCACAGGAGTAAGCAACCTTCATCATGCAACACTTTCTTAGACAGATTGAAAAACACAGCGAGCTTTCCGGTATCTGCCCAGAAATCCGGGTCAGCTATTATAGTTCCCACAGACCCTGGATTGAGTTCTCCCATAACCTTAAAACTATCTTTATTAAGTATCTTATTAAGTTCCATTTTTAATGTCCTCCGTTAAAAGTCTGTAAATAATAAGTGTTGTGGCCACGTATCCCAGGTCGGGTCTCCGTACAAATAACCTTTTCTTTCTCCTGTTACAGAATCAAACATAGCTATCTGTCCATAAGTAAAGAGGTTTCCTCCAAGAGAAACATACACATAACCGTCTCTTCCCGCTTCTACAAACGATACATTGAAAGCTGCGAAGTCTTCTCCCTCAACAGCAAACCCGAGAGTGTGCTCCCACCCTCCTCCCACACGTTCCACTTTTTGTACGAATGTCCTATGCTCCCACTCATCGTAGGTACAATTTATAAGAACATAAAAAGTATCATCATTTTCTACGGCTAAACTCCATGACCACATTCCGAAATGGAAAGAAGCCGTCAAGTTAATATTTTCAAGTAATACAAGGGATTCAAAATCATAAATGCGAAGAGAACTATTACCGCCCTCTACCACGTAATCAATTCCTAATATATAAAGTTTACCATTATAATATCGAAGGGCGTGAGGCTGAAACTCCGTCATAGAAAAATAAAGCATAACCTCTTTTACTCCAGTTGTAAAATTATACTTTATCACCTTTGAGTAATCATAATTTTGCATATTGTTCCAATTATCACTATAAAGAATAATAATTATACTGTCTGTTTCTGCAGGATGTTTTAAAATATCTCCGGTTTCATATTCTGTTCTTTCCGGTGCAATCATAGATTAAATCTCCACTAATAAAAATTTACCCTTCTCTGCTATAAGATTACCGTTCAAGTCGTATTTCCTTATAGAGCCTTCTACCTGTAAATACACATTCGATTGTCCAACAGCTACAAAAGTGGGTGAGGGAACTACTTCAAACTCATTAACAACTGTTTTGTTAACAAGATTAAACTTGGTATACCTTTGTCCCCAGTTACCCATTGTAGCATGAATATAACTTCCGGCTTTTACAGGTCTTTCCTTCGGTTTTGTCGAAAATTCGTAAATAGTTTCTTCAGGGATACTTACTACAGAAGGAGATATTATCTGTCTCATGTGCTCATTACCAAGAGGACATTCTACCAGGACAGCGTCTCCTACTTTGAAAGTCGTTTCTGTAAATACACTTTGAACCTCCGGGACTATGGCACTTATTCCCGAAATCTGCAGGTCGTATCTGTTTCCACTTTTTACTTCAATTACGACAGCAGGCTTAACAGTTGTTCTCCCGTAAGCCTGTTCTATGGACATTTTATTTACTATCGCTACCTGATTTTCAAGAGACACGGGGTACACCTTTCATGCGTTCCATAAATTTTAGAGACTTTTCATATTTGTCTTTACTCTTCTCTATACAAATATACTCTCTACCGAGTATTTCAGCTCCAGCCATAGTTGAACCCCCGCCAGAAAATGGGTCGAGAACATAACCAATATCGGGGTTATGATACTTTTCAATCAGCAGAGTAAAAAAGCCCAGACATTTATCCTCAGCCATTAGAAACTGATATGTTGGCTTTTGAAGCGTGTTCAGAGAAATCATTTCCCCAAAATCACCTTTATTTTGGGTAGTTTTCACAAACCTCAACACCACAAAATTTGTATCAACCCTCGTTCTAAAACGGTCCTGTGTTTCCAAAAAATGGGCGGACTGCAAGAAAAGATTACAAAAATTTTTCCTGCACATATCGAGGTAACACAGGGGTGTCCACAGAAGAAAAGAACCCTCTTTATGTAAAAGTCTATCTACTTCCACAGAAAACTTTTTTACTTCTTCTGTATTTTCCCAAAAATCAGGGTCTGTGAGAAGAAGACCAACAGACCCCGTTTCTAGTGTCTTCATTACCTCAAAACTGTCTCCCAGTATTAAATTGTTCATATAATTTACTCCTCACAATACAGCATGAAAATGGGCGTACTGTAGTATCCAGTAGGGTCATCAAAAACTACCCCCAGATTTTCACCTGTAACAGAATCATATTTTATAATTCGGTTTCCTGTTCCCCACCAGGTATTTCCCCCAGAAACAAAGACAGAGCCATTTCTATCCGCCTCTAAAGCAAACATATTACCAACCCAAAAATCTACTCCGTCTATACAAAAGGAGAGGGTTCTTGTCCATGAACTTCCACTTTTTTCCCACTTACTAACTATATTTAATCTTCCAAGTTTATCTATAACTGAATCAAAGGCAAATATCGTATTATCATTCTCCACCCCAATAGACCGGGTTACCCACAACTCATCAAAATTTAGCGTATCTACCAATGTCCACGAAGTTGTCTCATATATACGAATCGCAGCTAATCCCCCAGGTATCTCATAATTTATTCCTGAAATATACAACTTCCCATTAAAATACCGCAAGGCGTGTGGCTGAAAAACCGCATTAGAAAAATGTAGCAAATTCACCGTAACGCCTGTGCTAAAATCATATTTCACTATTTCAGAATAATCATAGGGTTGCATAGTATACCAAAAATCGCTCCAGAGAATAGCAATCACACTATCCTCTTCCGTAGGATGTTTTACAATTTCACCTATTTCATATTCAGTTCTTGGGGGAGTTATCATATGTCACCTCTTACGGCAATGGAAAAGAACTTTTCTCTGCTATTAAATTACCTGCCAGGTCAAATTTACGTATTCCGTGCCCATAAGGGGCGTACACACGGTCAGACCCCTTAAATCCTGGGGCTACACACCAGGAATATAAAATCGGAGTCTCACTATACACGGAAAAATAAGAAATGTAATGCTTTCTATACATATTATCTGAACTATTATAATAAACATGCAAGAATTTTTTTACGCTCGGTCTTTCTTTGGGTTTTGTTGAAAATTCGAAAACAGTTTCCTCCGGTATAGAAAAAGAAGAAGCAGAAACTATCTGGCGTGTACACTCACTACCGAGAGGGCACTTAACTATTACCGCATCTCCTTTTATAAAAGCAGTTGTTACTACACTGGGAACTTCAGGCACAATAGCAGAGTTACCAGAAATTTGTAAATCATATTTATTTCCTGGTTTTGGTTCAACCACAATAGCAGGTTTTATATTTGCCCGCCCGTGCACCTGTTCTACAGCAAGATTATTTACTATGGCTACCTGGTTTTCAACAGACATTACTCTTCCTCTTCCCTTATGTTAAAGCCCCACCTTACTGCCTGGTCTGAAACGGACGCAGAAAGTTCTATGGACTGCAGTCTGTCTATTACATCCAGAAACAAATCTGTAGCTATTACGTTTACAAAGTCGCCTATCTGTGCGTCGAATATTGGCTGGACTTTTGCTGAGATATTTAAGTTTTTTGAAGAAATGTAAACAGCAACTTTTCCCATTCTATGAGCCGATTCTATATCTGGTATGTAAGGGGACACTATACTCTCAAGAGCCTTTATCTCCCCGAACTTTAAGTCATTTTTATGGTAAGTGTCTATACACTTTTCGTTAATACCCTTCATCATTATTACTTGTTGTTCTACCCACTGCTCAGTTGTTCTGGGTTTCGCCTCTTCCCCGTAATCTTCTTGGCCATCGGGAGAATTTCCCTCTTCTCCGGGCGGAACTTCGGGTGAACCGTCGTTCTCCGGGGGAGGAGGGGGAGGAGGAGGAGGAGGTACGTAGTCTGTCCATTCTACTCTCACAGTAACTGAAGAGGGCACATAGGTTGAGTAAGAATACCACCCAGAACCCATTGATTCCTGTGTGTAAACTGTAAAGTTCACAACGCACCCAGTACAGGTTTGAACTCCATCAGATTCTGTGTTTAGTCCTGTTTTTGTGCCAGCACTACCACTCCCGCCCTTAAGTGTGGTAGAAACTGTTCTTGACCTTACAGAATCTGCCCTGGCTTTTCCTCCAAAACTTATTGACGTGGATGCTGTAAACACCCCAAGTTGTCCTCCGGGGTCTGGCGACGTAACAGTAACACTTCCCATTATTACTCTCCTCCTTATTCTTCTTCTGTTGTAATTACCTGCTTGTAAGCTGTCCTTACGACGGAGGGTCTAATTACATTAATAGTATTTATTCTGTCTACATTTGAACTGGATATAGATAATTTTTCTTTCAAGGTACTTTCTCTCAACACAAACTTTCCGACTGAGGGGAACTCATCTTCTATAGGTCTTCTTCGAATAACAAGTCCCAGACGGTCACCTATTGTTTGAGGAAACCACTCTCCCGGAACAACGCTTATAAGTTCCTCTATGACTTTTATAGGCTCTTTTCCCTGCACAGGCACGTCAGCTTTGACCATATAGGTAGGAAAGTCCAGGTTCACAGGGAAATACTCTTTTGTTACCCCCGCAGGCAGTCTGTCCACAGTTTTTGTGCACAAGTCTTTTATCAAATTATGTACAGAGATGGGATTTAACATAGTTACTGGATAGTTTGTGTTTACCTGCCCTGTTGCGAGCTCTCTGGAGGTGGAATTATAACTTCCCCCTGTATAAGGGGCGTAATTAACCAAAATCTGTGTTGTGGTGGGGTCGTTCCAGTTTGATGTCAGGTTTATTGTTCTCCAACGGGTGTAAAACGTGTCCGTTCCATAATCTGTCGTGACCTCCACTTTAGAAGTCTCTACGGGCAGAAGATTCTCTTCAACGCAATAGGTTTCCAGGTCACACCGTGAGTAGAGAAACTCTGTTATCTCATCTATCCCGCCGATAGTGATTTCTTTTGTGCCCTCTTTCTGCTTTATGACCAGACGGGGAAAGTCATACTTAACTGTGGGAACCCCGTCGTAGATACAGCAAAACTGCATTCTTATAAACTTTCTTGTCTCTCTGGCGTAAGAATACATTCCCTTCGTTATGAGCCCCCCAAAAGTAGCGTTGTCTCTGTCTGTATACTTCCTATCATAATTTTTGAGAGAAAGAGACCACATTATTCCTCTGTTTAACTCCAGTTTGCAGGTTACAGAGATAATGTCTTTCTGAGGTATTAAAATTTCTTTTGTTGGCAACTCCGGGGTCTGCAAGAAAACCTTCACAGCAAAGTAAGCGTGATAGTCTGCAGGAAGTGGTGCCTTCAACACTCCCCTTGCCTGATAACCGTCGCCGTCTATTACAGTGTTAGGGTTGGTACCTTGAAAACATTCGATTACTCTTTCAAAAGCTCCTCCGTCTGGTGCCGGGGAAGTTACTATAAGAGGGTCTTTTATTTTATAGTGAAAACGGGCATTACCCATCCCTGAATACAGAACTGTTCCTATTCTGTAGTGAAAGGTCGCATACCCCATATCATAGGAGGGTACAATACTGTAATGGAAAGGCAAAGAGATTTCGGTATCATAAGAATCTGTTACCGAATAATGAAAAAGAGCTGGACCAAGTTCTTCTCCCACGTGTTACCCCTCCTTTTAAGTTTCACGAGCGTAGATAATTATGTAACGTTCGTTATCCGACCCAGATTCTCCTATGTGAGGACACACTTTTATCCAGAAAGCCGATGTTCCCGCCTCTGCTATGTTCCCAACTGTTAAATCTTGATTAGACCAGCTAGAGCCATCGAGGGACAGCCAGAAAAACTCTAAATCTTTAGAGATAATAACCGTTACAGTATTTGATACAAGTGCTCCAGAAGAAAAAACCAGTTCACACCCAGGTAACACGGAGTAATGTCTGAGAGAACCGTTACATACTATACTTATTGCTGGAACTTCATTATTAATTTTACAGAAAAGAGGAACTCCCGTGCCCTGTCGGCAAGTCCACGTAAGGTCTCCGTCCACAACTGTGTTTCCTACTGTAGTAGGCCAGGTAGGTTCAGTTGACCCGGAGTTTCCACCCCCTCCAGCCGTAACTTCATAATAATAAGTATTCAAGGTAGTGGGCTCGACCAAACTGTTTGAGGCATATGAGGTAGAAGCCACCCATGTAGAAGTCTGAGCATGGTGGAAAGTGAAAACGTAACTATCTGGCTGAGGGTTTTTATATGTGTAAGCTACACAAAGAGTATCTCCCGCACCCGCGTTAATTGGAGAAGTGATATAAGCAAATCTGGCCATGTTTGAATACTCTTTATCTGGTCTGGACACGAGAGTAAAGGCGGGGGCTGTCGTTCTCTTATAAAAGTTATCAGCCACGCCGAGCAAACAGGTTTTGGGTAACTGAAACACCAGATTCCAGTAAGAGGCTGTTCCTAAAATAGCCGTAGTAGTACAAGTAGCACACGTAATCCTCAGCCAATACATTGTAAGTCCGTTTATGGTGTCTTTTGCCCAGCTAGTCCCTACCGAAGAGGGAAGAGTTATGACGTTCGAACCTGCCACAGAAAAGGCGTTTGTCCCATCAGTGACTAAGGAGGTTATGTCAAGCCATGTATCTGACCCTCTAGAGATTTCATAGGTCAGACTGGTATAAGAACCGGCTGTTGTCACGTTACATAAGTAACTGAAATAAATCTCATTACACCCAAAATAAGTAGTTTCTCCGGTGCTCAGCATTGTTATGGGCGTGCCGTCAGGGTAGTCTACAAAAAGTGAACCGGTTGTCTTTCTGTAAACTTTTTCTCTTAGTGTTCTCATAACTGCAGTAGAGAGGGTAAGTGCCTCTTTGGCCACTGAGGTAACCTGCATTTCCCCACCCTGATTTCTTCTTACTATTTGCAAGCCTGAAATGGGAAGGGCAACTTGGTTGTCTTTTACGCCGGGAAAGCACTCTACTTTTACGCTGGCGAGTCCCCCGGAAGACTTATTATTTTTTAGACCCAGTTTCTTTATCAGGGCATCTCCCGCCTTGATTGTTCCTCCGGGTACATCTGTTACCAGGGTAGACTGGTCTGTATCGACTAACTGAATATTTGCCATTTTATCTCCTCCGATTTAACTTTTTTATTTCTAATTTATCTTCCTCTATATTCAACTCGACTATGAAAGAGTTTTCGCATTCAAAGCACAGGCATTCTAATTGTTTTTTCCACAGAATACCCTCTGTCTTTTCAGCCTCCCAGGCATCTCCTCCGCAAAAGGGGCAAAGAACGGCCTGAATAAAATCTAATAAGTGTGTTTCCCTACTCATCAAGCTACCACCATTGTTATTGTGTATTCTATATACGTACTGCCTCGAAGATACTTAAACTTCGGGGCGGGATATAAGTAAACAAGGTAAGTAATAGCGTTGTAAGCGTCGTAATACTTTTGCAGTGCTCCTGCTTTCGCCTTAGCCTGAAGAAGGTTCTTGTCGGCGATGGTCATTTTTTCACCTGATATAAACAGAGTTCCTCCGTGGTCAGTCGCTCCAGGGTCTGCTATTGTGTAGACAGGAGGTAACACTGTCAAGTCTTCCCACGAAGGGGGAGACCCCGACAAATAAACGTCCTTTTTAAGTTCTGGAGCCGGAGACACATCAATGGGTAGCATATTAACTTTATCAGTTTCGTCTTCATTTGCTATCCAAAAGTAATCTATTGCCATAATTAACCCTCCGTTTACTACTTACCGAATTTTGCTGCGAAACTTGTGAGTGCCCCTGTGCTCTTTTGAACCTCGGGAGTTCCGCCTACAGTCTTTCCGTCTACGTTTACTATCCAGGTTTGCTGAACACTGCTGGAAGAAGCGTAATTTCTATTGTCATACTGATGATTTACATGATTATTATTTGTCGTCGGGTAACTCACCATCTGAGCCTGTTGAGCCTGAGCTACCTCTGCTCTTACCTTAGCCGGAGTGTATTCTTTAGAGGCTTCTACCGAGCCTTTATTCATGAACTTCACCATGTCTACCAGGTTTTTATTTATTGTTGCCGTGGCTATTTGCTTTCCTACTTGAAGTAACCTATCATCATTTATAGGATTGTCATGAGCCGGGCTTTCCATTCCTCCATAACCGAAGAGACTCCCGGTAGTTACACCTTTTGAACTTCCTGAGGAATTTGTAACCCCTGGAGTTCCGAATTGTCCCGCATAGGGGTTGGCAATATTGCTTGTATTTGTGCCGTAACCACTATCGGTGTAATTTTGAGGGCTGTTTCCACCCTTCCCCGTTAAATTATCAGCACCTGGATTATTTCCCCCCGTTCCTCTGGGAGCATACCCAGGATTATAGTTTTGTTTTGTCGTGTCTCCTTGTTCTCCTCCGACCGACGACTGCCCGGTTTTAAGGGCGTTGGAAGCCTCCTGTAAGTTTACCCCATAATCCCCCGCCGCTTTATATACAGCTTTTGCTTGTTTTGCCAGGGCTTCTAATCCCGCTACGTATTCATCTTGCTTTACTGTTCCGTCTTTATACGCTTTTGCCAAAGCGTCTTGCTGAGCCGAAAGATTTTTCAGACTGTTCAGACTTGTTTTTGTGAAAGTCTCCTTCTCTGTGTCCGAAAGGGTAGTAATAGGAGTTGTCTCCGATTTCTGTTTGGTTCCGGGTGTGAAAGAACTTCCTCCGGTTGTTCCTCCTCCGCCTAAGGAGCCCCCGGTCACAGGGTTCTCTCCTGTTCCACCCCCACCAGTTTCTGCAGGGGCAGTTCCTTCTCCTCCCCCTTGTGCTCCTCCACCTTCTGTGCTTTTTTCCACGTTTTTAGTTGCTGTTTTTACGCTTTTTGCCCCGTCGGAAAGTGCCTGTGAGAACTCTACGGCTGAACTTTTTACGGAATCAAGAACATTGTTAAGACTCTCTACCCCTTTGTTATACTCTTCCTGGCTTATTTCTCCTTTTGTATAAGATTCACTTATAGCTACGAGACTCTTATTTACTTTATCTTTAACTGTAGAGACCAGCTTATTTACCTGGGTGGCGTGTTCTGCCTCACTTGTTGCACCTTTGGCGAAGGCTTTATCTGCTTTTTCTATCCCAGAAGAAAGGCTCTTCATATCTCCGGCCAGAGCAGAAGTAAAGTCTGAGGCTTTTTTCATGGGGATTTTTAATTGGTCAGTGATACCCCCGGCACCCTTAAGGTCTAAGGCTACTGAGGCATTAAAGAGGTTCATACCTTCTTTTGTTCCCTCTTTAGCTCCCTCTTTTGTACCTTTTTCTGCTCCCTCTTTAGAGCCTTCCTTAGAACCTTCTTTTGTGCCCTGTCCTGAACCTTTTTCTGCCCCCTCTTTTGTTCCTTCTTTAGAACCTTTTTCCGAGCCTTCTTTTGCTCCGTCTTTTACTGCGTTTTCTGTTCCCGTTTTTGGAGGTTCTCCGCCGGGCTTTTCTCCTTCTTTTCCGCCCGACCCTCCTGTTACCTGTGGGGGAGGAACATTAGAGAGGTCAGTAGCTGACTTTACAGCATCATCGAGAGCTTTTTTGTAACCCTCAACAGCTTTTGCTTCCCCTTTCCAGGGAGAACTCTTTGTAACATCTTTGTTCATAGTAACAGTGGCACCTAATGCACTGTTAGTTTTCCCATGTGTTTTATTATAGTCCTCTGTGCTTTCTGTCTCTTTTTTCCACGGGGAGGCTTCCTTCACACTCTGGTAAGAAGTTGAAGTCTTTACCAGATTTTTATTAAGCCCGTCAACAGAGTCTTCAGCTTTTTGAGTTTCCCCGGAAACACTCTTTATAGCGTCAACAGTTTCTGCTACTTTTTTCTGGAAAGTGTCTTCTACGTCGAGTCTTTCCTGTTGGAGTTGCTTTATATCCTGATTTAAAGATTTTTCTTTTTCTAGTTCAGCGTTTAACTGGCTCTTTAAAGTTCCTATGTCTTTTTCAGCCTGCTTTTCTGCCTGCAGTTTCTGGAGGACAGGGTCTGAAAAACCTTCTGGACTTCTCTGCTTACTGAGAGCCTGGTCTGCTGTAAGAAGAGGGGAGTCTCCCTCACCTCTCATAAAAGAAGAGGTGCCTCTCAGAGCTTCTAATTCTTTTTGTTTCGCCGCTACCTGCTCATTGAGACCTTTTATGGCCTCTGCTGTTGCTACCGCCTCAGCGAGTTTTGCTTTTTCCTGTTCTACAAAGTTCTTTGTGCTTTCTATGTAGAGAGCCCTTAACCTGCCCTGAGTGTTTCTTTCAATCTCTTCTCTCTTCATTCCCTGAGAGGCATATTCTTTCGCCTGGACTCGAATAGCTTCAATTTGATTTTCAGTGCCTTCAATAAACTCTTCGGAGACTTTCTTCTGGTTTTCCCGTTCTTTCTGCCATCTGGCTTTTTCTATGTCTAAGATTTGTCTGCTGGTTTGTTCTGCAGACATCTTCATATCCAGAGCGTGTTTTTGGAACTGTTGTTTCTTCAGCTCATACATTGAGGAATCGAGAGCGAGAGATTTTTCCCAGTTGTCTTTATCCAGGGCGTCGTTTTGGTGACGGAAGTCCATGTGCTTTTTCTCAAGAGCTATTCTCTGGTTGGCGAGGTCAACAAGAGTTTTTTGTGCGTTAAGCTGGCTGTCCTGATACGTTACTATCTTGCTGTTCGCCTGTTCTATCACATTAAAGAACTGTTGTTCTTCATCTGTGAGTTCCACCATGTTTCTGGCTTTTTCAAGAATGTCTGCCCCGGATTCTGTGACCACTTCCCCGCTCTTTAGAAGTATCTGATGTCTTGTGTTTAACTGTTGCTCATAAAACGCCGTATAGTTCTTTTCAGCGTTCATCTGGCTAGCCATTAATTTTTTCTGTCTGTTTTCTTCGTAGGAAATATCTTCTTCTGTCTGATAGCCCTTGACGTTTATTCTGGCTCTGTTTTGTGATTCCAGCAACTTTTGGTAATTATCTAGTTGCTGTTGCATCACTCTGGCATTGTCCTGGGATATTTTTAAGTTTGCATCGGCATTTAATTTTACTTTTTCGGTTTGATACCACTTATCAATAGTGTTTCTTTCCACACCGCTTCTCTGGTAGGCTTCTTTTTGTGTTTCAAGAGAAGCTATCTGTGCGTCTGTTTCTGCTTTAATAGCTCCTATTTTATCTCCTCTGGCTTCAGCTATCGCCTTTTCAATCTTTGATGTTTCCTGAACTCTCTGTCTCTCGAACTCAAGGAGTCTTCTTTGAAGGTCTCTTTCCAAGTCCTCTCTTTTTTGAACGTCCATTGCCCATATTTCGGCGTGTTCTTTCATGAACTGGAGAGAAGCCTTTAGGGACTCTCCGGTACTCATTGTGCCCTCTTTTACCAGGCGTTCATTTTCTTTCTGGAAATCTGAGAAGAACTGTTCCCCCGCCTGCCCTACGGCTCTTGCTACCTGTTCATATTTCTCCGGGAACTTTTTCAGCTCCTCAGCGTTTTCAACCAGATAGGTTCTCAGGGCGTCGTAATACTGAGCATAGTTATGCAACCCCATGTCGAGACGGTCTTTTTCCTCTTTAAAGTAAGAAGACTGAGCTTTCATTACATCTTGCTCATAGGTCTGTCGCATCTTTATGCGGGTTTCCATTGAAACCTTGTCATCTTTTTCTATCTGAGCCCACATCTCACGGGAGGCTTTCGCATTTTTGGCGTAGGCTTCGGCGTCCATTTCTTCCCAGGCTTTGACCTGCTTTTTCTTTTGCTCCAGCTCCTGCATGTAGGTAGCTTGAATTTCTTTAGAAATCATCTCACGGGCGGCGATTTGTTTTTCTCCATCTCCGGCATGGGCGAGAAGCATATCCTCCATTATTTTACGGGTCTGTTCGTATGTTACTTTCTGTGCCTTTATTATCTCTCCCGCTTTATGCTTTTCACCATCTATCTCTATGTCATTTGCCAGCTTATACTCTTTAACCACATTGCCCAGAATGTCCCTCGTTTCCCCCGGCAACTCTTCAAGGTCTTTAGTGTCTACATTTAAGAGTTTACCTGTTGAATCAGCGAAGACTTCGAGGTTCTGCTTGGCTGAGGTCTTTATGGTGTTAAGTGTGGTTTTGAGACTCTCCATTGTGAAGTTCTCGTTTTGCTTCAAATCTGCCTGTCTTTTCGCAAACTCGTCTCTCTGGGTGGCAGTCATTCCGCCTTCGAGTTTTTTCTGCCCTTCCCCCACACTATTAAAATACTTCTCCCAGCCAGCAGACTTAAACATGTCTTCAGCTTTTTCTTCTTTAAAACCGTGCTCTACAAGCCATTTATTAGCTTTTGCAATGTCCTCATTGTTTTTTCGAATAGCATCAGCGTATTTTGTGCTCTCTTCGATAGCAGACTTAAAATTAGCTCTGGAAGTCTGAGCATCGGTCTTAAACCTGGCTTGCTGGTCTAAAAAGGCTGTGAGTCCTCTTTGGGCATCCGCCATAGACGCTGTGTAAGTGTCATAAGCGGAACTGACTTTGTCTACTTCGTCTGCGGTAAGCAAAAGTTGCTTTCCGAGAAGTTTGTCTCCCTCTTTTGAGTCGATTGTGGCCTGACCCACGTCTCTCAGAGTTTTTGTGTGGGTCTCGAGAGTCGTCTTTAGCTCCCCGTAACGTTTTTTGTAATCATCTAAAGTTACGTTATGTTTATCATACTCTTCCTGAAGGGTTTTTAATTCACCTACAGTTTTTGCTATTTCTGTTTGGGCTGTTGAGACAGCTTCTCCGCCCCTTTTCGTGACATCAATTTCTTTTTCTTCCGCCCCCACCCGAACCTGCACCCCAGCATTTAAACCATACTGTGCCCCACCCTCTTTGTAGATAGGAACCATTACCTTCTCTTTTGTTGTGTAGTCCGAGAAGCCCTGCCCACCCTGTTTTAAATTTTCTTTTTCAAGGTCTCTGAGAGCTTTCAGTTTTACCGTCAGGGCATCAAGTATTTCTCCGGCATTTCCTTTTATAGCAATCTGGACAGGAGTTTTATTTAAGAGTTCAATCTCTTCTCGGGCGTTTTTGAACCCTTTTGCCATCTTCTTCCCGTAATCTTCAACGTCTTTTTTCTCCGCTTCGGCATTTGCTTCCATGATTCGAGTTTTTATAAGTAGGAGAGTTCCCACAACGGCTGCACCCGCAAGTATCCAACCCACAGGACCCAGCATGGCTACCCACATGGCACGGGCGGCAATAGCGGTTTTTGCTAAAACTGCCTGCTTCAGGGTTTCTGTAGCTACTACTGTGCCCGTGGTGGTTTCCTGGACCACGGCACCCTGTATTTTTTCCGCCTGTTGGACTTTTTCACCTGCTACTACTGTGAGGGTTGTTTCTTTTGAAAGTATTTGTTTGGTAATTTCTCCGGCTTTGAACAGATTGGTGGTTGTCTGGTAGACTTTTTCCGCCGCCCCCCAGGCTCTTTGAAGACCAGCGACAGTACCTATGACTGTATCTGTTACCTTCATCATCATACCAAGACCTGCCGCCACAGCGAGAACAGAAGCTACCACATTTTTATTTGCAGAAACAAATTCAGTACCGGTTTTTACCAGTTTTGCAGCCCCCTGCACGAGGGGTGCGAGTAAAGGGAGAAGCTCTTTTCCTATACTTTCTTTCATGAGTTGAATTGAGTTGCTCATCTGGGTCATTGCTCCATTGTAAGAAGACCCCGCTTTTTCTGCAGACCCTGCGTAGGAGTCCAGTATAGCGACGATGGCCTTTTTAGTTTCTGCACTCTTTAACTCAACCTGCCCGGAGGTCTTTAACTGAGCACCGTATTCTATTAATTTATCTTTTGTGAAACCGTACTGCCTCTCTAACTGCATCATACCACGCTGGTTGTCATTAAGAGCCATTGAGACAGCACGGGCAGGACCTTCTATACCTATTTTTAACCCCGCAGCCAGGTTGGCCACTTTCGGAAGAAGTTCTTCAGTGTTTTTCCCGAACTTCTGCATCTGTATACCGGCGTTCATCAAGTCGGTTAACTTGAAGGGCTGTTTTTCAGTAGAGAATTTGTGAATCTGCTCTATTACTTTTCTAGCCTCTTCCCCACTTCTTGAAAAGCCAATTAGTCTTTTTTCCAGGTCGTTAGCCTGCTTTCCGGCACTCATACATTCTTTACCGAAACGCTCCAGAGGAGAAATAAGGTCTTTTACTGAGGTGTTGAATTCTTCAATACCCCGCATTCTTTCTTCAAAGGCCATGCCTTTAAGAGCTTTTTTGGTGTTCTCCATTGCCTCGTTGGAATTTTTGAGTTTTTCTCCGGTAGCAGAAAGAACACCTCCCATTTTAGCAAGGGCTGTGGTTTCATTAACAAGGGCACCCTGTACAGCTACTAAGGCTTTTTCTTCCTGTTTGGTGCTGTTTACTAAGGCGTTTTGTGCTTTTGCTACTTCTTGAGAAACTTTTTTCTTCTCCTCAGAGAGGTGTGAGTAGACAGTCTGTTCTTTCTCTAATGCGTTTGTGGCCTTACCCTGCTGAATGGTTGAAAGCACGAGGGTTGCTCCGGTCTCCTCCACCTTCTTTTCATACTCAGCGAGAGCGAGACTGCTACTCTTCGCAACTTTTTTATTCTCCTCCAGAGCCTGTGTATTTGCTTTTAACTTTTCATTAGTCAGTGTTCGACTAGCCTGACCAGTGGTAATCTCTTGAGTGAGGTCAGCTTTTTTAGTTTTATAATCATCTGGAGATATTTGCCCTTTTAAATGTGCTTTGTTTAGTTCTCTCAGAACTTTTTCTTGTTTCTCTATCTCAACTGTTTGAACTTTTTCAAGCTCAACAAGATTTTTTGTCTCCTCCGTTAATTTTTTTACATTATCTAAAGCCTCTCTGTTAGTTTCCTTTTCTTGTATTTTTGCCCGTTGCAGTTTTTCCAGTGTTTCTGTTTGAGTCTTTACAATTGAATCATACTTTTTAGCCTCTGCAGATAGAGCTTTTTGTGCTTCTTCTGAATCTTTCATTGCTGTAATTAGTTCTTTCTCTTTTTGTAGAGAAGCCCCTAAAGAAGCTGAGTATTTTTCTTTTTCCTCACGATGTTTCGCCACGTTTTCTGTAGTTATTTTTATCTCAGCGGATAACTTCTCGGTTGTGGCCATTTCTTCTTTTCTGAGGGTTACTAATTTCTGCCCATGCTCTTCCAGTTTTTTGTAAGAATCCACATTTTCTTTTTGCTGACCTTTTAGCTTCTCATAGCTGTCTATCAACCCATTTTGCACGGTAACAGACTCTTTTATTTGCTGTTTTAGCAGAGTCTGCTGAGCCGATATGGGTTTCATGGCTGTATCATAGTCTCTTAAAGACAGAGAGCCCTTCTTATTAGCCGTGGCAAGTTTTTCCGCCTCTTTCTCCGTCTCAGCGTAAGTCTCCTTGAGTTTAGCCGTGACCGTTTGCTGTTGTTTGATAGGACCCTGAGCAGTTTTTATTTCTTCTACAAGGGCTTCGTGTTTTTTCCTAAGCTCGTCCATTGCTTTCTCAACGTCTTTTTGACTGTCTGCATAACTCTTTGTAGCTTTTTTAGAACTCTCGTAAGCTTCCGACAGTTTTTTCAGGTTCTGTTCTTCTTTGTCAAGACCAGAACTGGCTTCTGCATACTTATTCCCATCTTCAATAGCCTTTTTTGTAGCTTTTTCTCTGGTTTGAGTTATCTGCTCAATAAGTCCCTTCTCTTTTCCTTGAAGAGCCTCAACCAGTTTGGATTGTTCTTCTTGAGCTTTGGTGAGTCTGTCTACCTCGTTTATAATAGAGACAAAATCGTTTTTTGTTTTCTCAGCGTTGGTTGAAAAGTTAAACTTTAAATCTGGCATAGTTTCACCTCCTTATTTCTGGGTGTTTTCCCCACCTTTCTCCCGGGGGATAAGAGTCTTGGCTCTTTCTAACTGTTCTTTGTAATCTTTACTATTTATTAGTTTGTCTATTTCTTGTTCGAGTTTGCTTCCTGAAATTTTTGCTTTCTGGGTTATAGCTTCTTTTGCCCCCGTCGGTAAACCCTGTCCTTTGTTTTCTGTTTTAGTTTCGCCCGCTTCTTCCATAGCAAAATCGTATTCCTTTTTGTCACGTTGGTTTCCTTTGTAATTCCAGTAAAGAATTCCTGAAACGCTGTAAGTCTCGGAAATTTCTACAGCAGACCTTCCCCAGCGGGTGCAGAGGTGGTCAACCCCCTCGTCAAAGTCACTCTCAAAAGTTTTACCCTCAGGCTCGGGAATTTTTACCACAGTATTAACCTCTTCTTTAACGGCCAGAATCTTATTTATGTCTTCCTCACCCAGGGTTCTCAGGTGTTCTTCAGATAAAAAAGGACAAATAAAAGAAACCTGAGTTATGGGGGGAGACTGACTAAAATGGAGTTTAAAAAGCATATCCTGCTTAAAGGTAAATTCTTTTACCAAAACAGGTCCTATACTGGTTTCCACTTCTTCTCCTCGGAGAAGATAACCTATCCCTGCCCACCCTATATTGTCCATAACTCAGATTTCCTCTGTTCATTAGTGTTTCCCGCTTACTTAGGTCAAAGCATCTATAGCAAACTTGGTATAACCAAGTGGGTAGTTAACATTGGCTGGCGTGAAGTCAAAAACGGCTTCAATAGTGACGTCGTATAACCATATGTCATTATTTTTCATGGTCAAGTTACCTACCGTAGTTTCAGCTTTTGGCATCCATGTTCTCACAGCCTGTCCGGTTTTGACGTCCAGAGCTGTGTAATCTATCTCGTTCTGTGCTGGCAGTAGACCGAAGGGGTCAAAAGCAAGTTCAATACTCTTCGGAGGAACACACTTATATTTAAAGTAAGCCTCCATGTTTGCGGTTATAGCCCCACCTGGAATTGCTATGACTTCACCTAGAAGATTATCTACCAGGTAGTCTACCCCTTCCACCAACGTTATTGAGGACGCAACAGTAAGAATATTTATTCTAAAGCCTGTGCCTGCCCCCGCATAAGTCGTGGCTACTCCTGTAGCTACAGTGCAGGCCGTTCCGGCTGAAAGTATTGTGTAAGTAAGAACTTCTCCGCCAGTATCGACAGTGTTGATGGTGATAGTAGCGTCATTTGCCCCATTCGTCACAGTTACTACAGCAGAAGCAGAATACCCGGTTCCTGCAGCGTTTATAGAGTGGGTCGCAATAGGACCAGTTGACCCGGAAGTAGGTTTTCCTACTACCAGAGCGTCTACTCCTGTTTTTATCCTTGTGTGGTCGAGCCTGACTGACTGTAAGGTGCTCCCCGCTCTATTTGAGAACTGAAGTAACTGCTGACTTGCTGGACTTGTTTCCCAGTAATAGTCATACTCATCAGTCACACCGTCCCAGGTGCGAAGAGAGGACTGGGCTACACCGAGAGCTTCGCAATAGTTCTGTGGGGAAATTTGCATAAGCTGTGTTTTTATCCTGTGATAAATCTGAATAGGTATAGAACCTATCTGAACCATAGGGGCAAGAGCTTCTACAACTTTTGTCTGTACCCCGCACTCTACTGTTACAGTCCCGTTTAAATATCCGACATTACGTCCGTTTATCAAAAGGGGACCTATTCCGAGTTTCATGTTATTAAAGGTCATATAATTTGCAAAGGGTTGCATCATAATTTACTCTCACCTCCTATTAGTTTAAGTACCACATTATTCGACCGTAAGAATAGTTAGGACGTTCGGGCATATAAAATCCCATAAGTTTTATAGGGAGTGATACCCAGTCCTGAGGGTTCCACGCCATCGAAGTTTCGCCCGCTCTCATTTTAAAGCAGTCTATGACTATAAGTTCCCCGGTGGTTGGTTTTCTGTGATAGATATTCACGTCTATTTCTCTTGTAGTCAAGAGGTCCGGGGCAAAGTTAACCTGCTGGTAACTCAGTTCTTTATATTCATAGTCCACCAGAACAGCCTGACCAGCGGTGATTATTCCATCAGGATTCCGATAAATTCTTCCTTTTCGAGTATCTACTATGTAATCTTCTCCTATTGTGTAAGTCACAGTACCTCCAGAGTTTGTGACCACTATAGGGGTAGACGTCAGTGCGGGGTGAGCCAGAGTGACGGTTTCTAAAGTCCCCCCGTTTTCTGCTGAAAAAGTTTTTGCTTCATTCGAAACTGTGTGAGTAGCCCCAAGAATGTCCTGAAAAGTTGCCTCACTTAAGCCCAGACACATTAAAAGATTAAGAGGTCTTATTTCTTTTAAAGAGGCGTCTGCGTTAAAGGTCAATTTAATTTTTGCTTTCCCTATTCTTCTGAGGGGTACACCAAAGTCATAAGTCTTATACTCAATCTTAGCTTCTATTCCTACTCCATCAGCGTATCCCGGAGTTTCTCCGTCAAACTTAAGGTAGGATTCACCGAGAGTCACTTCCAAAAAATCGTAAGTCGTTGCCATGATAGTTCTCCTTTCTTTTTGTTTATTATAAGTTAAATTCTATCTCGCACGGAATAATAACAGCTATGTAAGCAACTTCTGTTAAGTCCATGTTTAGTGCCTGCGTGTAAGCCTGACCAAGTTTCATTTTTACGGAAACACCCCCAACAGAGATAGAGGGGGGCGGTAAAAGAGTTTTGTAAACCCCGGCATTTCCAAACACCAGGTTATTTACTGATTCTCTGACATCTTTAATACTCGAACCTCTCCCGACAACTATTATATTTCCCGGAAAGGAATATCCGTAATAGACGGTTAGATTGTTTACGCCAGGTTGTAGCCCGGCAATCTTCATATCCCCTTTTATAAAGTCTAACAATATTAAAGGAAAGTCTGTGGGAGAAAACTTAACCTGTAAGTAGTCATTTTTGCTCACCATAGCTATTCGATGCTCGGACTCCAGGACTTTCGCCACAGGAACGGTAAGTAATTTAGTTTTTAAGGCACTTATTGTTTCATTTAACACTAGTAATTACGCCTCTCTATGACACTGTTTACATAATTATTTATCTCATTTTCAAAATCCTGTTTACAAGTCAAGTCGTCTAAGAACTCCCTTGCTGGAAGGTTCTTTGTCCCCTCCTGATGAAACTTCCCGTAAAGAACTTTCGGTTCGAAAGTCAAAGTATCTTCAGTCACAGACCACGCTGAGGTGTCTGAGGTTGAGTTTTTCAGCCTTCCTGTTCTTTGAAGAAGGGCGTCGGGAAAACCCAGTCGAGTTTTTTCTCTTACTGTTTTCGCCTTTGGACGTTCCCACGGTTTTCCTGTGGGGGAAGTCTCCGTCTCAAAACTCTTATTCGCCTGAAGTATCATTTGATTTTTTACTCTTTCAAAAGGTTTTTTCATATCCAGTTCGACAAGACTTTCAAGAAGCTCTTTTGTCTCTTCCAGACCCTCAATTTGTGTTTTTACTCCCGGCATACTTTTAACCTCTTTCACTCACTTATTAGGTAACTGTCTGCTGAACATACAAGGCTAAGAACAAATAATCGGTGATTTCTTGCCCGTTCTCTCCTATAACCATTGTCTGACCATTAGGATACATTTCTCTTGTTTTAAACAGTCTATATGGGAGGTTTTCCAGATTACGGTATTTAAACTGGTCAAATGCCGTAAAGGCTCTCACCCCTATTTCCTCCAAGTAGGACTTGGGAAAACTTAATTTTAGATAATCAAGTTGCATTTCCATATTTGTGGAGAGAGCGTCCTCTACAACGGCCTTCATCGGCACCTCAACTGCTCCGTCGATAAAGATGATAGGCTTCATGAGCATCTTAGAGCAGGCATACACTCTCTCTTTTACTTGATTAAATTCCCATTGATATAAAAGTCTTGTGAACATTTTTTAACCTATTAAGAAACTAGAGGCATTCGCCCCAGTCTGTTCGTAAAATTCCTTTTGTAATTTCTCACCGCGGTTCATGAGGGCTTGTCCGTTGTCAAAAGATATACTGCCTCCGGGGTTTGGTATGCTGGTAACTCGGTTCGCCATTCGTGAAGCACCTACTTCTTCACAGACAAAACCCACAACAAAATGAACGAAAACTTCTTTCCAGAATTGAGGAATAAAAGCCAGGTCACCTTGTAAATGAGCCTTGTAGAGAAGATACCCACTATCGACGGGGGTGGGTTGAATGTATATGACGCCTTCTCTATAATACCAGTCGTAACCAAACTTTTCGTACATGGCCTCCAATTTTTGGTACCAGAGGGTGATGAGAGAAGTGCTGTCAAATCCCGAACTTGTACGGAATTCTCCTCCCGTACCCGTGCTCATGGGAAAGAGAGTGGGGACTCCTGACATGAAGCCCCAACTCCCTTGACCATAACCTAAGACCGAAGGAACCTGGCTGGCGTCCTGGTTAAAAATAACGTCTTCGATGTGCCACACATCTGAAGGCACGGGGTAGGCATCTTGGCCTTTCACAAGGGGAACGGCTCTGTAAATAATACGTGGTCGTACACGAAAAAACTCAAAGACTCCTCTGTCTATCAAGTCTTCGATTCTTTTTGTGGAGATTTCTTCTTCGGTAAATCCCCCGGCGTGTTTTCTTATGTCCACGGCCAGAACAGCCTTTGTTTCAATCACCCTTGTTCCACTCCCCATTCATTAAGCTGACTTTTTCAGACCTTCGCGTTACTGCTTAACCCGCCACCTTTGTTACCTTCTTGGTCTTTTCTTTATATACGGGTCATCTGTGTTTATGAGAGAATCTTGCATAGGAACACCCTCTGGAGAAAAAGTTACTTCTCTAAATGCGTGGGTGTTACCCCTCATAACACCCTCTTCCATTTTTATAGTACCCTGAGGTATTACTATAATCTGGTCGCCATGTTTGCCGTAAACACCCTGTGTTATGTTTGTTATATTTTTATACAATTTCTCAGCCATTGTCTTATCCTCCTTTAGTTATCTGTTAGAATTTTTGTAAGTCATTAAAGCATACTGATGAAGACTGACCCAAAAGGGGGAGGGTTGATTCTCCCCCTTTATTGTCCGGTTAGGAAGTCAATGTAACAGAAGAATAGAAGTCGTTACTTATTAACTTTCTTCCGAATCTGGTCATTATAGCTCTTCTTGGCTTGAAGTCTACGTCTATGATAGTTGGTGTGGTGTATAATGGGATGTAAGGACAATACACATAACCAGCATCAAAGAAGGAGTTGCCTTTGTAACCCACGTATATTTTATTTGCTGGGCAAAGAGGGTCACTGAAGAGTTTGTATTTATTCTGAATGGTTCCATATAAGTGCACGCCTTTTACGATGTCTCCACCGGCTACGTCACCCATAAATCTGAAACCGTTAACTTTTTCAAGTCTTGCACAGTCTTCTGGTCCAGCTATAATCCAGTTTGGCTGTACGTATCTTTTCTTGAATATCTGAGTGCCTGCATCTACGATAGCGTGGAAGAGGGTTTCATAATACTCTTTTCTGGTGTAACCTTCGCCAGGCTGTCCTGCTGCTGGGTTGTAGGTCTTGCTCCAGTTTACATTATGACCTACATTTGCGTAAAGGTCATTTACTATCATACGGTCAACTTCTCTTCTGATTTCATCAGCGAGTAAGGTGATGAGTTCGTTCTCGGCATCAAGACCATGATAGGCCATCAGGTCTTGCTGTGCTTCCAGTGTCCATCTTGCTTTAAGTCTCTTTTCTTCTGCTGCGACACTGTCCTGAGTTATTCCGAGTTCGATTTCGGGACTGTTATCCAAACCCTCGAAAGAAAGGTCATAATCTACTGTGACAGTGGAACCTGTGGTTGGTGCTGTGTGAAGGACAAAAGTACCTGCACTGAGGTCATAAGAGTCCATAGGGGCTATCACGGCATCTACATAGACAACCAGGTTTCTGATTGGATGATTTAAACAAGAGAAGTTCTTGTTTGAGCTGTCAACAGCTCCTGAGGGAACTTCCCCTCTTGCTCCTGTGCCGTAGTAAGGATTAAACTTACCTCTGTCAGAATAGGAGGTCATTCCGTATCTCTGAATGTCCATTCTATCCTGGGCAACTGTTGGGGCAAGGGAATTGCTATACTTAAAGTCAAGGTAAAATACCAGACCTGTAGGCATTGGCATAGGCTGAGTAGCTACCAGCTCGTTACTTATAAGAGCCGGGAACACCCTTCTTATAAGTGGGAAAGCGTAGGTTGTAAAGGTTGGGAAACTTCCAGTTGTGGTAGCTTCTTCCAGGGATTGCATATAGTTCTGTGTGTTATCGAGAAGGTTCTCTAACACAATTCTGTCATACTCAGTTTTTAATCCTTCTGTGAGGTGTGCCCATTTTTCCTGGCGTACTCTGTTTTCGTCTAAATGGACTGCACGTGATTTAATTTCGGGTCTCATTGTATGTCATTCCTCCTTAAAATTTATTATAAATTAGTTATTTTCCGCTTAAACCGGCCAGAGCACGCTGTCTTTTGAGTTCAAGTGCTCTATAATTGTCTTCGTTGAGCATTGCAGTTGTAGTACCTATTTTTTCATTACTCACAACAGCTCCCTGTCCTGTAGGTGCAGTCTGTTCTGACTGGCCTTTTATACCTTCGATAAGAGCTTTATACTTGTTACTGCAGGCTTTTACTTCGTCTGCGGTTTTGCATTCTTCTAACTGGGGGCGAAGAATGTCTCTATGTTTGTAGTCTTTCAGTTCTTCTTCGATAGCTTTAGCTCTTTTTGCCATACCCTCTTTAACTTTTTTCTCTTCTTCCAGTATCTGAAGTTTAGCTGTGGCTTCATTAAGCTGTGCTTTGAGTGCGTCGATGTCTACGCTTTCGTTCTTTGCTGGGGTGTAGAGATTTTTAGATGCCTTTGTAGGTTCTGGAGGGTCTGCCTCTCCGTAAGTCATACCTACTTCGGTTTCTTCTTCGTCAGGCTGATTATCTAATTCTTCTGGGGTTATGGGAGTCTTACCAACTCTTAATTTCTCAGAATCTGGTGTGTTTTTTGTCACAACTTTAACAGCCTGTTTTTCTTTGGCTATGAACTTCTTTGTGGCAGAAACAGATTCTTTTTTAACTTTGCATTCTTTTCCACATTCGCATTCACTTTCCAGATTACCGCAAACTTCGCATTCAGCTTCTTCATCTTTTTCTTCCTGAAGCATACCGAGAAGGTCAGCAAGTCTGGATTCAGCCTTTTTCTTCCTCTTTAAGAGGGCTTTGAATTTTTCAAAACCTTCGTCATCGGATTCTTCTTCTGGAGCTTCCTCTTCTTCAGAGCACTTTTTCTCCACAACACCCATTTTGTCGTAAGCGGTGTCTATAGTTGCAGGGGTATCGCTCTTTTTTGCTTTAGCTAATTCGAGTTTTGCTTCTAACTTTGTGTCCAGTCTTGCTTCTAACTGGCTCATTAAGTCAGTGTAAAGACTTTCCCTCATAGCAAGCATCTTTTTCTCTTCTCTTTCCTGCTGGGCGAGAATTCTTTCTGCTTCTTCTTCAAGTTCTGCCTTTACTTTTGTCTCGATTTCTTCTGCAAGCATAGTTATTACGTCGGGGTGTTCCTTTTTTAATTGTTCCAGGGTCATTATCACCATTCCTCCTTTTGTTTCCTTTATATTAGTTTGTTCTATAATTTCTGTTGTGAAGTCCGAATTACTATTTGTGTTGTTCACCTCCACTTCTTCTATGTCTTTTTCTATGCTAAACATTTCACTTTCCATAATTTCCTGTTCTTCTTCTCTCTCTTCGTCAATTGCTTCTGCAGGTATCTCTGCCTGGCTTGTGTCTTTCTCCTCGGAAGTTGCTTCGGTTACTCCTGAATCTTCTGTAGAAGCAACTTTTTCTCCGGGATTTTCACAGAGTGCGGGTTTGGAAACAGAAGCGTTCTGTTCTTCCAGAGCAGTTTTCAATTCCGCAAAAAGTTCCTGCTTTAAATTCTCTCGGAGAGTGTCAAGACAGGGTTGTTCTTTCGCCCGGGTTACTTCCGCATCGGGGGATACCTCTTGAGTTGTTTCCGGGGTCTTTTTGTTCTCAAATGCTACGGGGCGTCCGTAAGGATTAGACCCCTCAATCACAAAGTCAATTCCGTGTATTTCGTAATTTTTAACTATTTCTATTTCTTTCCCATCTTCTGTGCGTTTAAGTTCAACATCCCCTATTCCTCTTGTCGAGTTACTCAAGCCAACGCCCGACCTCAGGAGTTTTTCCAGTAGCTCGCCGTTTTGTGTGGGGAGCACAATACACTCGTATTTAAAGAGGTCTCCGTCCATGTAAAGCTTGTCGAATTTCACGGCACATCTCTGAAGAGAGCCTGCACTTCCTGCTGAGGGATGGTCAACTTCTCCCAGAATTTTTCCGGCCTGTAGCTTGTTCTGTGCTTTTCCTATACAGGTTACATACACGTCTGCAGAGTACAGACGACGGTTCTCGTTTATTATGTTGGCTTTTCCAGCCACTCCGCGAATTCTAAGAGGTTTTTTTGTATCAAGCCCTTCAGAGAGGGTCTTTTCTTCTTCTTTTTCCTCTACTAAATGAATACAGTCGGGACCGAAAAACTCGACTAATTCCTGTTGCTCTCGCATTTCTTCTGTCTCCTTCCTTTAAGACTGCCTTTATCTCGGGTTACTCATACAGTAACTAAGTCTTCTTCAAATAGCTCAGTATCTATTTCTTTTCGTAAACCCCAGTCTACAAACATCTTCAGGTTGTTTAAGTTAGTTTTTTCTTGTCTTTTAATTCTGCCTATCATTTTTTCCGATAGTGGCAACATTCCCACCGGGGGTAACACTCTAACCTCCGGCACAGGAACAGGTTCGTTAGTCTCGGGTGTAGCCATTACCCCCTGCATTTGCTGTAACTGCATTTGTTGCCTCATCTGTAAATCGAACTGTTTCTGTTGCATTTGTAACTGTTGGTCTCCCTGTTGCTGGGTGGCCTGTGTGTTCAGTTCCCCCTGCAGTTTGGCGTTCTTTTTCATTTCTTCTTCTGTTTCCGCTTCAAGCTGTTCTATGTCTTTTTCTTTCATTTCTAAAAGCTCTCTGTATATCCACCTGTTCGGAATATTAACCGCCTGTTTCAAGGTGGCCGCTATATTTACTTTTAACTGATATATTTGCCACTTCCTTAGCTCGTCTATCGTGCTTAAAAGTGGGAACTTGAGACTATAATGCACTGTGGACGGGGCAATCCCCTTAAGGATTAAGGCGAGGTTTATAACTTGCTTTAATCCGCCCTGAAGAGCACATTGAACTCTTCTTACTGAGCGGGCAAACTGAACGTCCTGCTCTGTCAGCGTTGCTTTGGAACTCGAATCCCTTTCAAGTCCTACGTAAGCCTTCGGTACTTTTATGCCGGAAAAAAGTTTATTTTGAAAATATTCGATGTCTGACATCGACGTATTAATATACCCCGGGAGAGTCTTAACATCAGCTCTTGACCCGTTTTTCACAGATACGAAAATGTCTTCTTCTTGACTCATAGGATTATACGTTACGTTCATTCTCCCGGTTATAGGGTCTATTGTTTTTCTTTTTCTTAAGTCTCTCTTTACTTCGTTTATGTGCTCTCTGGACTGTGCGGGGGTCATTCCAGTCGTGTCCACAAGATAAGCGTATCTCTGTGGGGCTCTGGTGAGCCTCCCTATAACAAGAGCATCTTCCATCATAGTTAGTTGTTTATAAACTTTTCGAATAGGGTACAGAATGCCAGAACCATACTTACTGTTTCTATTTTTACGCATTCTAAAGTGAACAAGTTGCCACTTTTCAAATTCAGCCTCTTCTACCTCAGTGCCCTCTCTGAACTGGGTAAACGCCTTGTTCATGAGTCTTCCATATTTGTCCTCATTTCTACGAACGTATCTCCCGTCCAGATTTTTGAGTCGGACAATGTTATTGTTTTCGTCTATTACAATTTCCTCAAAAGACTCTCCATACTTTGCTATGTTTCTTGCTATAGACCAGGTGTCTTCGTCAATTCCGAGCTCTTTTTTTAGTATTAAGAAAAGTTCGGCTACCCGCTTGTCCTGGGTCACGATGTTTACGATGTCGTCTGTAGTGACGTCTCCCTGTGTAGAGTTATCAGCATAGATGTCTATCGCTGAGCACACTTCCGGGGATTCGGTGTCCATCATATCATACTCTTCATAGACTTTCCTTCGAAAAACAGCCAGTCGAACTTCTTTTGCGTACCAGTCATACGAAGAAAACCCCGACTTATCTCCGTGAAGTCCAAAAGCTGACGGGTCATAAGCGTATTCTTTTCTCACCTCGAGAGAAGTATCATAGGTAGAAGGTATAGTGGCGTTATCAAACGCTCTAGTTATTCTGTCTATTATCCCCTCGAGTAGCATTAAAATATGTCCTTTCGCTTTGTGGCTCAACCATAAGGAGTTCTAATTTGTATTATACTATATTACTTTTTCTTTAGCAAGACCTTAATTTTTTACGACGCCATAGAGGAAAACGTTGTGCTGTCAAGAAAGTTTTATGTCAATATGTAACAATATGAAACTCTATGTAATAACGAAAAACACGCATAGGTAAGGAAGAGAGAGGACAGCAAAATAATTACTCTTTACACTTATTGTCTGGGCTTGGTGTTTATACTTGTTGACGAAAGTTCCTTTTTAAAATATAATGGTTTTTATCAGACCCGGCTGTAGTCTGGGAGAAACACTCCGAACCTGAATCAAAAAGGAACAGTCATGATAAAAGCGGTCTAAAAGGGCAGTTTATGAAAACACCTGAGAGCTATCTCCCAGGTGTATTTTATTTAAAAGGCTTACTGATTAACAAAAGCTAATATTAATGAGCTTTTTATTTTAAGAGGCTTTTAGCTTGAAAGCTAATTTGTAATCGGTAGCATCCCTGAGGTTTATGGAGGCGTTCAGGTCTCTGTCCAGTTCAAGTCCACATTTTTCACAGTAGTAAATACGTTCTTCTAATAGCAGACTCTTTTTTACATTCCCGCATCTCGAGCACTTCTTTGACGAGGGAAAATAAGTATCAACTAAGCGTAACTCTACGTTTTTTTCTTTACACTTTTTCGTCAGGGCTTTCCTGAAGTAGTTAAATTTCCGAGCGAGTAGAGGTTTCGCCATAGAACCTTTAGTCATACCTCGAATGTCAAGATGTTCTATAGCTATGTACACGGGGTTTAGTCTAAGAATTTGTTCTATGATTTTATCTATATAGAGTTCTTTTAATTTTTTGACAGAATCAAAAAGGGCTTGCACCTTCTTCTTTTGGGCTAAATAAGCTCCGCAAGCCTCATAACTCCGTCTTCGTTTTCCTTTTCTTAATTTAACAAGTTTTCCTTGCTCTTTTCGTAAGTTCCTTTCCTTTTCTTGAAAAGTTTTGGACTTCTCTATTCCTTTAAAAGTCATCCCGTTACTCAAAGAGACATAGGTTTTTATCCCCAGGTCAATACCCAGTCCACAGGTCATTTGTATTTCCTCACCCTCATTCTCACGGAGTGTTATTTTCTATACTTTACTGCCGGTGGAATCTCGTTAGAAATTCCCGGTTTGGCCGTGTCTGCCTCTGTGATAGTTAAAGAAGAGTTATCTAACCCGTATTTAGTATCTACTTCTTTAAAGATAGCTGACATCAGAACTGACTCTCTGTCAATTCGGGTCTTAATCTCATCATAAGGAACGGTAAAAGTCTTTACCGCCTTTTCTAAGAGAGCAAACCCGGACACAGGGCAAAAAAGAGACGTTACATGATGAATACCCTTACAATGCCCACATTTTTTCTGGACTCTTTCCCCACATTGATGACAGAACTCACTGGTGGGGAGGTTATCTATATGGCATCTCGTGCATCTATACCCGACGGAGGCTATAACCAGATTTTCCGCTTTTCTTTCGAGCCTGCTTCCGCAATAGTTACATTGAAGAGCAAAGGTTATCTCATTTCCCCCGCAGTTAGGACATACCTCACTTTTTACCATTCTTTCACCTCATTTCCAACTAACTAAAAATCTTTTAGTGCCTGTTCCGGCCAGTCTAAAGAAATACCTTGAGTGTCATGGCACTTCGGACACGCCCACTCGTCCCACCATATCTTGTCTTCCGATACCCCGGGAGTGTAAAGAGTGTCTACCGGAACAAGTGGTGTGCCACAATCTTTACACTTCGGGTTTATGAACTTCGGCTTATTGTCTTCTCTCTTTATAGAAGGACCATATTTTTCCATAATTAGTGCCTCTTTTTCATAGGTGCTGAGAATAGAGAAACCTGCTTACCTGGTCTTGTGGCGAGCTTTCTCCCCCTGTGGGCATTTCCTATCTCTACCTCCGGCTTTTTCTCCGGGAAGATTTTTATCCCTTTACCCACAGAATAACTCTGGAGAACTCTCCCATCATACCATAACCGGCAGTCAAAACTTCTGCCAGCCATAAAGTTGAAAAAGGAAAGAGCTGTTTTTTGATTTCCTTTCGGCCATCTCTTTCTTACCTCAAACTGCCCCTTTTCCTTATTCCACAGGTCAAAAACATACTCTTCTTCCATACTCTTTCCTCCCCTTTCTTTTTACAGAACTTCTCCTTCCCAACTAACTATGTTTCCTCGGAAACCGCACAAAAGTTGCGACTCTGTTTTTTTCTCCCCACCTTTCCATCTAACCATGTTCCTTTAGAAACCCTACAGAGAGGCAACTAGAGCATCTGAAATTAATCCTTCCCATCTAACCATGTTCCTTTAGAAACTCTTTTGAATATAGATTTTCAGAGGACTATATTATGCTTCCCATCTAACCATGTTCCTTTAGAAACCCGTTAGTTTGGCTTAATGACTCACTTTCTATAAACTGAAAGTTTTCTAAGCCTTACCCCAAAAAGTCTTTTTTAAGACTTAACTTCGGGACTGTGACTGGATTTATCACATATTTTAAATCTCCATCGATGTTAATACATCGTATCATAGTCAAGAATTTCAAATACCTGCACATTTAATAAGTTTACACAGACAGTCCTACCCGCACAAACCGTGCTTCTATGGGAAGGGCTGTGAGTAAAGGTCACCCGGGTCACTTCGAGATTATTCACTTCTTTTTTCAGTTTTTCTATCTCTTCTTTAGAGACCCTGTATTTGACACTTTCAGTGCCTGTATAAACTGTTACCGTTCCATACATGATGTTAGTCCTTTCCTTGCACAAAAAAGGGAGGATTTTACTCCTCCCTTTTGTTGGCTTACTCGCTACGCTACGAGTTCTTCGGCCTCTTTTAAGGCTTTTTTTGTCTTTTTCCTCGCCAGTAAGGGAGTTTCCATTATCTCAAGCAATAAATCTAATTTACTTGACTGGTTTATCATCGGTATAATGTTAGGCAGTGAGTAGTAATCACCAGTAAAGTGAAAAATCATATGGTCAATAGCGTGTGCTTTCAGGGAAGAGGACAGTAAAGTGTCTCCCCAGCAAGCTCCTTCTGTCGCGTTCCCTACTTTTACCACAGTCACCGTGGGGTAAGTATACAAGCACTCGCAATAAGCCTTATAAGCGTCGTGAAAATAGGGAGAAGAGTTTTCACATTCGTCAGTTATGATGATAATGTGCTCTACTCTCTCTTTCTTTCTTCTCATCAGCTCTAAAGCTATTCCTATGCTGGTTCCACCACCGGCACAAATACCTCTAAAAGCCTTTTCCCAGTCAGCCATGTCTTTTTTCCCGGAGGCTGTAACAGGAAAACCCATAGTGTCAAAAGCGTAGACAAATAAGTCGGAAGTTGAAATACCGGAACACAGAGTAGCAACTTCTTTTCCTATTTTTATGGCTATATCCATACTACCGGACTTATCAATAAAGATTGCCAGAGGTTTATTAATAGTTCCCTTACTTTGTGCCTTGACTGTAGCTACTTTTTCAAGATTTTCGGTCAAGTCAGCAGACAAGTTCGCCTGTTTTACGGCTACTCTCGCCTTTAAAGTAGAGACCCTCTTGTCCTTCTGGGCGTCTACGAGCTTTTCTTCTATGATTTTCTTCAGCCCTTCTATCTCATAAGCTCCTCTTTTTTGAAGAGAAGACATATTGTTTATAAGTTCCTGGCTGGACATGTTATTCACCAGAGCTACCAGCAAAGAAGGACTTACAGTCTTTACTGCACCTATAGCAATAGGGTAGGGTATCTTGTGGTCAAAGATAATCTTTGCCTGCTTTGTGGGTTCTGTCTCCTTCGCAAGGAGCTTCAGGGAATACAGAGTGCTATCCTGAGGAGGATTGTTCTCAAAAAGTATCTTCTGAGCTCTCTCTGAAGGTTTTACCCTTACAGAAGCGTATAAGTGCTTTATAGCCTTCTTTCCTCTTACCACTGAGGAATCGAACCATGCTGAATCTTTTTCTCTGGTCTTTAGGTAGCTCTCTACGGTCTTTCGTGCTATCTTCGGAAACTTGTTCAGAGTCTTTTTGCAATAGTCCATTATTTTTGCAACCTGATACGGAGGAAGTACCTCAAGCAAGGCACAACCTGTGTCTCTAAACGCTACATCACCTGTCATTAAATGGGCAGAAAACAACTCTTTATGGTCTCTGACTTCTCCGTTTTTATTATACCATGAAGCCAGGTGGGCGTAAAAAATAGGGTCATTTTTCGCCATTTCCTGATGTAAATTCTTCAGTCTATCCAGAGCTCCGTGAGGAGTCATCAGGAAAGAATTTAACATCTGAAGTCTGTAATCCTGTTCTTTCTGATTTGCCATAATAGACACGCCTCCTTCTTATTCGTAGTCTTATTCAAAGTCTTTTACTCTCTGAGTTTTCGCCCTCGAAGACGAAGAGTCTTTTTTCTGTCGCTCTTTTTCAATCTTTCCTCCTAACCATGTTTGGGTATAAACCCGTTAGGCTGGCCTAATTACTCACTTTCGATAAGCTCTTTCGAGCTGGAAACTTTCTAAGCCTTGTCCTAAAAAGTCTTAAAAAAGACTTAGCTTCAGGACTACGACTGGATTTATCGCTTATTTTAACTTTGTTGATGCTAATACAGTGTATCATATCGTAGTATAAATTGTCAAGAGGTTTTGTAAAAATAATTTAACTTTCTTTTTCGCCTGTGAAAAGAGAGATAGAAAGGGCGTTAGCGTGGGTTTTTCTTGTAGGTGTTTAAATAGCGTTTTAATGTAGAGTAAGGAACTTCATACTTTATACTTATCTCTTTCTTAGTCCAGCCTGTTTTCAGCAGGTCTTCCCATTCTGAAACAAAACCTTTATACTTCTTGTGGCTCTCTCCTCTTTTTTCTATAACTTCCTGCGAGAGGGGGGGTCTGTTCTTATAAATCTCTTTCATTTTGTTTCGAAAATCAGGATTTTGCCATCTTTTTCTGGTATCTTCTCCCTGCTTTAGACGGTAGGCCATATCCCCTGCTTTATTACGGGGCTTTTTCCAACAGTTTTCCGGGGGGTCACACTTGGGGTGATTCTGTTCTTCCGGGGGTGTTCCAGTGGGTCTAAAGGGTCTCGTTTCCGAAAAGGACACACGAATTTCCACAACTTCTTCTCTGATAACAGTCTTTCGCTTTTCTTTTCTGAGGGTTAACAACTTTTTCAGAGCGAGTTTGTTTTTTACGGCAAGACTTTCCTCATATGGTATTTCTACTTCCTGCTCCTGCTCATCCTCGTCGAACAAGAAACTGTGTGCCTCGTACACTAAAAGGGTTCCTCTCATTGCAAAAAGAATGAAAACAACCAAAATAACCCCGAAGGGAAAGAACTCACAAGTTATGACAGCAACAGGTTTTTACTTTTTACTTCAGCTACTTCCCGTCGCAACGGGCTCTTACAGAGTATCCTGAGAACTCTTCTCTCTTCGAGATGAAGTTTTTGCTCTGTGTTTGAGTATACCAGGGATTTACTGCTGGCATACTCTCAGGGCACTTTAAATTGTTGGTTTGCTCAACCATCAAAACGACTTGCGTCGCGTTTGTATGCTATTAATATTAGAGCAAGTTCTTATTTTTCATTTTATTAAATTTTAGACTTTTTGTCAAGCCTCTTTTAAACTTTTCTTTTCTTTATTTACTTTTGTATCTTTATCTCTAACCATGTTTCCCAGAAAACCATTAACGGAAAAGATTTTGAAATAGAAATCCCAAACTTTCCAACTAAACATGTTTCTTCAGAAACTCGACTCTTCAACGGAGAGTGGACAGATTATTACTCACTTTCCAACTAACCATGTTCCTTAGAAACCCGTTAGTTTGGCTTAATGACTCACTTTCTATAAACTGAAAGTTTTGTAAGCCCTACCCCAAAAACTTCTAAAAAGAAGTTAACTTCGGAGCTGTGACTGGATTTATCACTTATTTTTAACTTTTGTCAATGCTTGTTTTTATAATAGTAGAGATGTTTTTTCTCAGGCTCTCGGTTCTTACGCTGAGGCGACTCCCCTTCCTCACTATGAGGTCGGCCATAAGAGGAATACTTTTTTCTCCTTCATTTATATATACACTCACATAGACATCCTCTGTAAATTCTATTTCTTCCATTAAACCTTTATCCTTTTTCAAAAACTACCCTCAATAATTTTTCATTCCTTCAGGAAAACTATACAAAGTATTTGAGAGACTCATTGATTGCTTGAATATTCTCTCCTTTTTTATACAATGACGAGGCGTAGGAGATTTGAACTCCTGCTCTTCTGCGTGACAGGCAGATGTGTTAACCAGACTACACCAACGCCCCATACTACCTGGAGGAAGGAGAGGGATTCGAACCCCCGTGCCTTTCGGCCAATAGGTTTCAAGTCTACCGCAATAAACCACTCTGCCATCCTTCCTTGCTTCAAGGCAGTGACTGGATTTGTCACTTATTTTTAATGGGTAAGGAGAGAATCGAACTCCCATGAGTTTCCTCACTGGATTCTAAGTCCAGCGTGTCTGCCAGTTCCACCACTCACCCATATATAGGGTACGAGTCGATATTATAGAGCTAAACAAAAAATGATTATCAGTCATTCGCCTTACCATTAGGCAAACTTCGAATTGCTTCGATGTTTAGGATTCGAACCTAAATATTGTGTGTATATAATATCAGTCGTAGCACCCTATAAATAATACCCTCACGGGGGTTTGAACCCCGGTCTCCGCCGTGAAAGGGCGATGTCCTAGACCACTAGACGACAAGGGCAAATTTATATAAGATATTTTTCCGTGACTACTCACTTTCTTTAAACTGAAATCTTTCTAAGCCTTACCTCAGAAACCTCTAAAAAGAAGTTAGCTCCGAGGTGGTGACTGGATTTATCTATTGGTGGGGAAGAGAGGAATTGAACCTCCGGTTCCCCAAAAATATGGTCGGGAGGATTGGACTCGAACCAATAACAACCAGATGAGTGTAAGTTTTTAAGATTAGAGTAACGTGTATTTCTACACGTTACGAGATATAAAAACTGAAACTTTTTACAAGTCTGGAGCTCTGCCAATTGAGCTACCTCCCGGTGAAGAGTCCTCACAAGTTCAGAACGCCTTGTTTACAAGTTCTTTTTTTGCAGTAAAGAACGGATTTTGAGTCCGCTGTATGTAAGCGTTTTACGTTAGAGTAAGGACTCTCTGATGGAGATGGGTGGACTTGAACCACTAGCCCCCTGCTTGCAGGGCAGGTGCTCTACCATTGAGCTACACCCCCAGGTAAAGCCGTACGAGTCTGTTTTACTATTTTTGGGCAACAAATGTGGGAGTTGAACCCACGACCTAAAGTTCCTAAGACTTTTGCTCTACCAAGTGAGCTAATTTGTTTGTAAGTAAGACACGTTATAGCACGGCTTTTCTAATAGCGGAGGAAAGACTTGAACTTTCGACCTGTTGCTTATGAGGCAACCGAGCTACCTCTGCTCCACCCCGCCATGTAATACTGACTTTTTATTTTTGGGCAAACAAACGACCGGGCACGAGTTATAACCACAAAGTTCTGTTTCCAGAACTCACAAGGGAGTTGAACCCTTACTGTAATCTCCTCAAGATTATGCCCTACCGTTGGGCGAGTGTATGTGGGTAAGGTAATATACCCAGTCGTTTGCCTATATTTTTAAATTCAATTTTATCTTATTTAAGAAGCAACTATGTCTCTAAACTCTCTTCCGGGAACAAATCTGGGCACTTTCTTTGCCGGAACGTCCACAATTGCTCCAGTTTTAGGGTTCCTACATTTTCTTGCTTTCCTTTCAACTCTTTTAAAAGTTCCGAAAGGAATTAACTGTATAGGGTCACCTTTTGCCACTGTTTCTTTCACTGTCTTCAGAAAAGAGGTAAGGATTAAGTGCACCTCTGTCTGCTTTTTCCCGGTTTCCTCAGCTATTTTCTTCACTAAATTCATCTTGTTCAAAAAAATTTCCTCCTTCGTATTCAATTTATTTTAGCCTTCCAGCCTTACAGGTGCTGGATTTGTATTATGTGGCTATCATAACATATACGAAGAACCTTGTCAATAGGGCTTCTTAAAAATTTAAGACCTTTTTACGCCACTTTTTTGCCTGTTTAGGCAATCTAATATACGGGGCATCCTGGGATTGAACCAGGCATCTCACAAAATGACTTCCCACGTAAAGCTAATCACGCTGACCCTGCCCCAACGAAGAGGACACTACCCTTTTCTTCGTGAAACCCGTGGTAGAGAGAACTAGTGAGGTTCCCTTAGAAGGCTACTGTGACCGGGTTTCCGCCGGGAATTTTGTGTCTAGACCCTCCCTGTTTTCCCATAGTAACATACAATGACCGTGTTGTCAAGAGAAAATTTATACATTATTAATAACATTTTGTTCTCTAGGACTAAACACCGGAAGAAGAAAAACTCTTATCTTATCCTTTGACACAGCCTGTCTCCAGTGATATAATAAAGATATTAATGAGCTTTTTTGAAAGGTAATTTCATGATTAATCTGACAGAAACACTAAGAACAAACGGCTGTTCTATGCCTTCTTATCTCTCTTTACTTCTCCGTCGAAAACTTTTTGAGGGTGGTCCCCCAAAAGATGGCGGGGTAGGTTCAGGAAACTGGATAAGACCGGAAAAACCAAACCCGGCAAGGAGCAAAAAAGATGACCTTGACGATTTTGACTGGGAACAATACAAAGCTAACTGGGAGAAAAGGTTTCCTACCCCGGAAAAAGACAAGGTAAGACTCTCTGCTGAACTCGCCCAAAAAGCTATTGAAGAGAACAAAAAAGTTACCGCTATTATAGATGGCAAGTTAGATAAGAGTAAAATCCCTTTTCTAGAAATCACCCCCGATGATGGCATAAAAATGAGACAGGATAAAAGCCGGGTCAACTGTCTACTCTTTCAGGAACATTTCCGTCGGTACCTTGACCAGGAGTTCCCTTCAGGGAGGAACATTAAAGACCTTATTGTCCCGGACTCATACAAAGAATTTTCCGAATCTTATGACCCAAAAAGAGGCATACCTCCACTTCAAAGTATTCTAGGCTTTTATCAAGCAGATACGGGCAATATCTATATAGACCCCACAACTTCACGGGGAGAATCTAAGTGCAACAATCCCTCTTCTGTTATAGTTCACGAGTCAATACATGCCAAAGACAACAATAGAAGAGAAGGCTCCGATGGCTGGACTTGGGAAGAAGCTGTCCGTAGGGCTGATTTTGGTTTCGTCAGGGGGGAGGAGACAAAGGAGAGAGCCAGAAGTATGCAGGAAGGAATTACCGAACTTCTTGCTGGAAAAGTAATTACCTCTCTTACGGACGAACCCCCTCACTTTCACTGTTATGAACTTGAGACTACCCTCTTACTCACTCAGGGACTTCTTAAGCATAATGGGGATACCTCTAAGCTATACGAGGAAATAAAAGGGGCATTACTTTCTCCCTCAAGGGAACACCTTTCCGCTTTTATGGCCGACTATCCTGTTGTCACAAAAAGCAACCAGGCATACAGGGGAAAGATGTGGAGTTCCCAGACGGCCTTTAAAGAGAAACTTCAGGCTCTTATAGACAAAACAGATAACCCTGACCTCCTCCCTGTAAAAGAAGCAATAAAAACATATTTAAAAGAAGACTCAGAGAGACTTGCGAAAGACAGATATGCAAGACCAGACTCAGAAAATCCAAAATATTCAGACACTTTACATAAGGCACTTATAACACATTGGCTAAGAAAGGGGAACTAAAATGTCAAATCCAATCGACGACTTATATAATTATCTTAATGACTTAAAAGAGGGGCACATTACAAAGTCACAGGAAAAGAAAATAGAAGAGCTCAGAAAAAGAATAGAAAAAGAAAAACCTGAAGATTTAGGAAGAGCAGAACTTAGAATAGCTCTCACCTACGGAGTCCCAGAAGGAGTTATTGTTTAGAAAGGAACGACTCATGCTTAATTCTTGTTTGTATTCTATGTTAAAGAATGAAGGTTACTCTTCCCCCGCCACACTGACTCTTCTTGTCTCCAGAAAGTTAGCCGAGGGAGGACCACCCTCTGCCGATGGTCCAGGTAGTGGAAACTACCCCAGACACACAAGTAATAATCCGATTTTTAATAAACTCATCGACAGAGACTGGGCTCTTCATTTACCCCCCGTGAAAGAGGCTCAGAAACCTCTGGAAACTCTGGAGGGCTGGCAAAAAATATCCGCCGAAGACTCGGAAGACACACGAAAAAACAAATCTTTTTCTAACGCAAAGATTTTTGCGGAGGACTTACACAACAGGCTTTCCAAAGAACTGGGAACAAATCCGAAAAACTTAAATATCATACAGACCAAAACCTCTGAAGAGTTTCAAAGACTGTTCGGACAGGGTAACATCATAGGAATTGTGGCTTTCTGTAACAGAAACAGAACACCTATCTCTACCGTTTTTAAAGCTGATACTTCTATGGAGATAGGCCAGATAGAAGGAACTCTGTCCGAAGACCAGCAAAGGGCTATTTCCGTTATTGTGCACGAAAACATACATGCTATTCCCCCGCAAGCCGTTTCTGAAGCAGACTTTCTTGCCTCCAAAGGAGACACTTATGTCAGTGCAACACCCAACACAAAAGAAACTTTCCCAAGAGCCTACTCCGTACCCTTAGAAACCCGTCAGGCACTGTTGAAATTACAAGACGAAAACGGTAACCCGCTATACACGGAAGAACAAGTAAACAGACTCTCTTACAGAACTCGACCCACAGAAGAGGCAATCATAAAAGAGATTGAAAAAGTAGGTATAAACCTCGCACATATAGACTCCTCTAAACTGGGTCAACACAGTAGAATAGACCTCGATAAAGAAGAAGCCATCACAGAAGTTTTAGCAAGGCATTATACTAAGGAACTTATTGGAAACACGAGTTCAAAATTTCTTACCGAGGGTAACTACCCTCTTGAAACCGTGGCTCTTCTTGCAAACATGTTGGACAAACATCAGGGGGATAGAGACTCCGCTCTTTCAGACTTAAAGACTGCTCGTATGGGTGGAAAAAAAGAAAACCAGGACTTTGCGAATTCATTAAAGTTTGGTATTGAAGTTTTTAATAATAAACAAGCTTATACGCACCTGATGGAAACAGCCCATAAACATGGTATAATAGACAGCAAAGAACTTCAAAATTACAGGGAGAGAAGTAACCTTCCTGAAAGTGTGCTTTCAAGTTACATGAACACACTTAACAAATCGGGGTTAAAGCCTCATGAGGTCGCTGAAATGGTGAACAAGAAAAAGTATTCTCCCCAGAGGTCTTTACGCACTGAAGAGGCCATTCTAAAATGGTTCTATAATATAAAGGAAGATTAAGAGGTAGATATGTCATGGCAAAAAAGAAAGTTTTAATGAAAACGTGTAGTAACTGTGAGAATGACTCTTTCATACGAACCCATACCCGGGTTCCTCTGGCGGGAAACATTCCCGACCAGGTTGAAATCACTTACGCTTGTACGGAGTGTAAAGAACGCTACAGAGCGAGTTTCACTTTAGGAACAGTAATTAAAGAAGTAAAAGAGGTGTAATGTGGGAAAGTTACCTAAAAAATCCGAGAAAGAACTAGAAAACATGAGGAGGCTTTTTAAAGCCCAGCTTCTCCAGAGCAAACTGGACAAAAACTTTTACAAAGAGATTGAAAAGCCCTTTAAAAAACTATATACTGAACTTATCCAATACGACCCCCGAATATCTTGTCACGGGGCGGAAATAGCTATTCTAGACGGTCTTCCTAAAGGGGTAATGGTATGAGAACGGACATACGCAAACTCATAAGCGAACTGCAGGAAAAAAAGCACAGCAACCCTGTATATCTGTCTACTCTTGTCTTTCGTGCTCTTTCCGAAGGAGGTCCTCCGAAAGACGGAGGAGTTGGGAGTGGTAACTGGATAAGACACACGTCTAACAATCCTGTTTTTAATAGCATAATCCAGAGGGACATTGAGAGAAAAGAAAAAGAGAAATCTGACAAGGAGTTTGAGGACTTGTTTTCACTTCTTACGGGGGGAGACATTCTTTCTGACCTGCACAACGCTGACTCTTCTCCGACTTCCTCGACGAAGTCTCCCATATCAACCCCAAGAAAGCCTCCTTCTTACCCCCAGACCCTTAAAGGGTGGGAGATTATAAATAGAGAAGAGGACTCTCCAGAAAGAAGACTGCAAAAAGAAACACACAATTTGAAACTCGTAGCAAGGGACGTGGCGAGAAAAGTAAGTGCCGACTTGCTAAGCATAAAAGACACTACCTTTCAAATAGCTGTGGTAGACGACCTGGAGTTTTCCCAACTCAGGGGAAGAGACGACCGCACAGGTGTTCCCGCCTTCTGCGACAGAAGTAAACACCCCCCACTGGTAGTATTTTCCGACATTACCGCAAGGGAGATGAGTGGGGAAGATGAAAACACCACAGCAGACAGATATAAAGTGTTGGCACATGAACTCTTACATGCTCTCCCGGAAAGTAGAAAAGACGACTTACCTGCTCTCCTCTCCGTGTCTCTCCCAAAAAGTGAATTAGATTCCACTTTTACCATTCCAATAGAGACAGAGCTGGCTCTAGGACGTGTGCAAGATGCCGAAGGGAGAAAGTATTCCCGTTCTCAGCTTGAAAAATTATCATGGCTACGGGACGAGCTGTCTACCCACGGGGCGAACAGCCTGGAAGACCTTTTCTCCAGAGTAAAAGAAATAGGCATTGACCCTGAGGACTTAAAAAGAGGGACGTCTGAAGACCCCTTTTCGAATTTAAAGTCTTCTTCTCCCATTAAAGTAAACTTAGAGGAGGCTGTCACGGAACTTTTAGCCAGAAAATTTACACTTGAAAACGTTCCCACAGCAGATTCAAAACGTCTGTCTGACAGTATGACTTCATACCATGATGACAGTCTGGTTCTCGCTGGAAACATGCTGGAAAAGCACGGGGGAGACAAAAAATCGGCCTTTGAAGATTTAAAACAGGCTCGAAACGGGGACATTCCTTCCGTCCAGTCATGGGCAAACTCTTTAAAGTATGGCGTAGAGGCTCTAAACAGCGAGAAAGTCTACAAACACATGATGACCTCAGCCTTAAAACACGGAGTAATCTCAGCTACAGAATTTGACTCTATAAAAGGAAGTTATTCAAAAGAAGAGTTAAATGCCCGTTTAAAAGAATCAGAACAAGCGTTCCCAAAATGGTTTTCAAAAGAAGAGAAAACGTCCCGCCTGACCGCCGAGGAAAAGACTTTACGAGGAATAAAAGTGAGAAGAGACTATGACCTGGAATCGAAAATTCTTCACTGGTTTTTAGAAAGGTAACATTGCTGATGACAACAAAAGAAATTCTTAAAAATCTTGGGAAAGAAAACCCTGCCTATTTATCTCTACTCATACAGAACAAACTCTCCGAGGGTGGACCCCCTAAGGATGGTGGAATAGGTTCGGGAAACTGGATAAGACATACAAGTCCTTCTGCCACCATAAACCCTTTCTTCGACAGAATAAAACAGGCCGACGAGCTCCTACGGGGACAAAGAGGGAGCCGTCACCAGGAAACCAGACCTGAAAAAGTTTCCCTTGAAAACCTGCCCGGCTGGCAGAAACTAAAGGATTCTGATTCAGAAGAGACAAAAAAGATAAAATCTTACGCAAATACTAAAATACTGGCTACAGAAGTCCACAACAGGCTCTGCCAGGACTTTTTAAAAATTCAGACACCTTCAGTAAACATTTTCATGGCTCAGACCAAAGAAGAATTTGAAAAAAGATTCGGTGAAAACTATAACAATAGAAATTTTTATGCCTTTTGCGAACTGGCAGGTTACCCAAACAAACTTCCAACAGCGTGCTTTCAACCTTCTACTATGGAAAACCTCTCTAATGAGCAACCTTATTCGCCAACAGTAACCGGGGAGTTTACGGTTATAGCCCATGAGTACCTTCATGGAATTGCAAAGACTGCTGAAGGACAGTTTGTAGGGTCGGAATTAGCCCACGCTATAAACCCGAATAACACCCTTATTCCACCGACTTTTAAGATGTCCAGAGAGATGTTTAATCAGGCTTACGAACTGTCTGGGGACTTGTTCGGGGGCAGGAGAGAGGGGATGAAGTATACTCTTGGTCAGTTAAATAACCTCGCTCTTATCCCGGAACAAAAGAGTCTTTCCGCCTTTTTAAAACAGGCGGAAAAACTAGGATTTGACCCCGAGGATTTAAAGGGCAAAGACACAAATGACCCCTTTAAGTCTGCCAGAAACGTTACTTCTATAAACTTAGACAAAGAGGAGGCTGTCACAGAGTTATTGGCAAGAAAGTTTACTGTTGAGTATTTCTCAGATGCCCACATTCCCGATTTAGGCAGTTATCAAGACGAAGTCGTTGTGACTCTTGCTAATATGCTGGAAAAACACGCCGGAGACAGAGATAGTATCCTTGAGGACTTAAAGGGGGCTAAAACCGGGGACAAAAAAACCGTGGAGGACTGGTCAAACTCTCTAAAGTATGGGATAGAAGCCCTGAATAGCCCACTCAATTACAAACATATAATGACAAAAGCTAAAGAACATGGTATAATTTCTGAAAAGGAATTTGGGGACATTCGGTGGGGAAAACTGACCCCCGACGAAAAGAAAAAAGCGATGGAATTCGCTAAATTCGCCTACAGTTATTCAAAAGAAGACTTAAAAGAGTATAAAAAAACTTTAGATAAATTAGATTTTGAAAGACAGCCCAGATTAGAGAAAAAGTTAGTAAAGTGGTTTCTGAAGCCCGATAAAGACTAAATATTGTTGTAAAAAAGGGCTTGACAAGTTTGACAAAACGTGCTATGTTATTATTAAAGAGGTGAAAAGTATGGACAAGAAAATGACAGAAAAAGAGATAGAGATGATGAAAGAGGTCTTTCGTGACCAGCTTCTTCAAAGTAAACTGGACAAAGAGTTTTATAAAAGAATTGAAAAGCCCTTTAAAAATCTTTTTAAGGTACTCTGTGAACTCGACCCAGAAATAGCTGTACACGCCCCGGAAATAGCTATTCTAGATGGTCTTCCTAAAGGAGTCATGGTGTAGTGATTTTGTTTGCATTAACTCTTTTACTTACGGCTTTTGCCGGGTTTTTCTATGGAAAATACTCTTTATACGCCGAGAGAAGAGCCTTACAGAGTAAAAACCGAGAGACATTCGATGCTTGAAGGTTCAAAGCCCTTTTAAACCACTCAGAGGGCTTCTTATCAATCTAGGACATTTAGTCAGGAAGAATTCAGTTAGGAGTGACCGGAGTGACACGAATAAAAGAACTAAAAGAATACCTCTCTACTTTGGGCTATACTAATCCCGCATATCTCACCGTCTTACTTACAGAAGGGGGTCCTCCAAAAGACGGGGGTGTGGGCTCAGGTAACTGGATAAGACACAAAACTGCCTGGGAAGGCGACACCTTAAACCCGGAAAAACTGACGGGCTGGCAAAAAATAACAGATTCTGATACTGAGGCTCAGAAAAAAGAAAAACATTATAATAATATGAACCTATTCAGTAAAGAGTGGAAAACCACACTCGAGAAAGAATTTGACTTGGAGGAAAGCCTACCTATAGGGAGAGGTATTCTTGTTTGTAAAACTGCAGACGAGTTTGGCAAACTCTACAGCGAAGAAAAAAAGCATATATTCGGTGTATACAGTAAAGGAAACTTTATAGCCATCAACGAAACAGCCCTGAGTGATAGTAAATACAATTTTTATAACACCCCTGTTCACGAACTTCTACACGCCGTAGGGAAAGAGGGTTATGGTGGCTGGGGAGAAGACCCCGAAAAGGCGAAATTTATGGAAGAGGGGCTGACAGAACTTCTCGCCAGAAAAATTTGTGCGGGAAGAGTAGAAGGGGTGAAACCAGAAGACATGCTGGAAGGTTGCTACCAGGATATTGTTACTCCCATGCTCTTCCAACTAATGTTAAAATACCCGGATAAAGATGAAATCTTTGACATATTAAAAAACGCTAGAGTTTCTGGGGTTTCTCTGAATGACACAGGTTCCGAACGCTATGGAAAGATTCTTGATGGGAGAAGCAAATTGGAGACAGCTATTGAAGACACAGACATAAAAAATATGGATAAAGGAAATACTGACTACTACTTAAAAGAGCTAAGAAAAAGTCCTAAGATAAGTGAAGGAATCAAAGAAGCCATAGACAAGCTATTCAAAGGGGAAGAGGACGTAAGGATTATGCTTTCTGAAGAAGAAACAGAAAAAAGCGTGGCCTTATACAGAACTAAAAAACTCCCTGAGACTTTTATACAGAACTTTGTAGAAAGACGAAAAAAAGAAAGAGAAGAGTTTAACACAAGGGAGCACGCCGGAATAAGTCCCTTGCTGGAAAAGGAGATGCTAAAATGGTTTCTAGAAAAGTAGAAAGTTTATTAAGAGACTTTTACTCCATGCTGGATTATTATAGAAAGAACCCCTCTTCGAAAGGAAAAGAGGGTCTGTCTTCTTTAGTAGACCTTCTCGTAAAAGAAGACCCTAAATACACGTATCTCTACACAGATATTGCCCTTTTGTCTGTTCCCCCAAAAACGTGTGTGTAGACTCAGAAGAAAGGAAAGAAAACCATGAAACTAAAAGATTACTTTGAACAAACTGGACACTCTACCCCGGCTCTTATGGCCTTGCTCTTACAGAACAGGCTCTCTGAGGGAGGTCCCCCAAAAAACGGAGGAATTGGTTCCGGGAACTGGATAAGACACAAAGAGCCGGAAACCGATGCTCTTGTTGACATCTTCGGAAAGATAAGAGCTAAGGACGAAAGAAAGTTTGGGGCAAGAGGCACACAGCCTCAAAAGCCCACAGAACCACCAAAACCAAAAGAACAGAAACCTAAAGAAGAACCAAAGAAAAAAGAAGAGCCGAAAAAGAAAGAGGAGCCCAAGAAAGAGGGAGAACCCACGAAACCGACGGGAATAAAAGGGCTACCAGAAAAAGGAAAGGCTCTCCAGCCAGAACAAATAAAAAAAGCCATTGAAGAGAACAAGAAAGTTTATGCCTTTGACAAAAATGGTAAATTAGACTTCTCAAAGATACCCGGATACCAAACCCCGGAGTATTTCATCAGGGGAGAAGGTAAAGAAAAAACAATGGACAGAAATGCCCTGAACCGCTCTCTTATTCAAGGACAATTTGCTCAGCTTCTCGGAAAGATGTTCCCTGACGGAAGAGAAATCCCGGAAGTAACAAACGCGAGAAATGGGGCGGAGTTTAAAAAATACTACGGCAGGGGTTCTCTTGCCGGAGTTAAAGGTTACTACTCCGAAGGCGTAGAGTATAACCCTGTTGACAGAACCCTCAAACCTACCAGACGCATAGTCTTACACCCCGATACCCTCTCTGACAAGGACAGAAGCTCAGACACGGGACGTCTTGTGCATGAGTCCATTCATGGATGTGACCCGAATCGTAGCGACGGCACCTGGATAACCGCTATCAAGGCAGGTAAATACCAGGCTTATCGAGACCGTGTAACCTTTTTAAAAGAAACAGCTACGGAACTTCTGGCAAGGAAACTTGTCTATGACACTACCGGACAAGAGCTGGGTCACGGAGGTTACGACGAACCTGTAGCAATCGCCGCCATTCAGTTAATAGCTCACCATGACGGAGACACAGACAAAATGTTCGATGGGATAAAAAGCGTGTTTAATCGTCCTGACTCTTCTGTACACACGGGTATTAAAGACTACTCAGACAAACTTCCTATTATGTCTGGCTATACCAAAACAAGCTCTAATGCAGAACTACACGCCACATTTGACAAGGTACTGAAAAGTAAGAATCCGAAATTAAAAGACCTTCAGGACGAGATAAAAGAGTATAAGAACAATTTTAAAGCTACTTCGAGAGAGAGTCACGTGACCCCTAAAATGAACCTTCGTCTTTCCAGTGCTATTACCCGTTACTGTTTGAGTGGGGACGCAAAGACTACTTCTAAAGCCGAGGCGGAAACTATGAAACTAAGAAAAGAAGTCGCAAAAAGATACCGTATTGACATAAGCAAGACACTTAATATCTAACGAAGAGGAGTGATACCCCGTGGAAGAAAAAATAGAAAGACTCAGCGAAGAAGAACTTCAGCAATATTTTAAAGAGGCAGAGTCTTCTCCTGCAGACCAGTTTAAAACCCGTATGGGCTACATTTTGGATAGAAAGCCCACACCAGAAGAAATGACTATTTTTAAAGAACTCTTACCAAAGATTATGCAGACAGAACCTGAATACTATGAGGAGCTGTTGCTTAGACTCTCTATAGCACAGGGTTTACCTGAAGGAGTGAAAGTATAATGGGGCAAAACCCTCTCTACTTAACTTTACTCATTAAACAAAAAATAAACGAGGGGGGTCCTCCAAAAGACGGAGGAATTGGCTCGGGAAACTGGGTGAGAGAAAAAACCCCCTCCAATCCATTTTTTGCTAAGATAATAGCCAGAGATATGGAAAATAGAGAGGGTAAAATTAATCCCAAAAACTTACAGGGCTGGAAAATACCCGAGGGTTCCCCTGAAGAGAAGGCCGTAACGGCGAGGAATAATGCCCACATTCTTCTGTCAAAACTAAACTCCTCTCTTCAGAAGGAGTTTACCTCCCCAAAAAACATGACAGCCCTTATTACTGAGACAGACGCAGAATTTGATTCTCTTTTTTGGCACGATAGTAGTCTGGGTGTACACGCTTTTTGTAGGTGGGGAAACCCATCAAAATTAGTATATCGAAACGAAGATGCCCAAACTGTCGGGGGTAACGCTGAAAAAGGTTACTTCAGTAACACGGAAACCAGAGTAATAAACACCTTCGTACACGAAATGATACACGGCATGGCTAATCTGTCAGAAGGTCTCGGCGGGTTTCATAGCCCTCTCCTCACAGCCCCCAACCCTGTCGGGAAGCATATTCCCGTAGAATACACGTTAAGCAGTGACATTTACTTCGCCATGAGCCAGGCCATCAAGCAGGCTGAAAGAGAAGCAAGAGAGAACGACACTCCAGTAAAAAGACCCTATTCTCTGAAACAGTTTGATGCCGTAGAGAATTTCACCGGGCGGTATCCTTCGGAAGAAGCCCTCAGGCAGGCTATGATAGACAAGGGCATAAACATGAAAAAACTTCCCCCAGGTTTACCAATAGCCGAAGAATTCCGTGAGAGGATTACCCTGAACAAAGAAGAGGCGGTCACGGAACTTCTCTCGCGAAAGTTTGTAGTAGACAAGATAACAGGAGTGAACCCAAAAGAGCTTCTTGGGGGTGCTTACCAGGAAGAGTGTGTTGCCATGCTGGTTAACATGGTGGAAAAGCACGGAAATGACAAAGAGACCATTCACGCCGAATTAAAAAATATTCGTCAGAAAGAGTGGGCACAGGTGAGAGAATTTTCAGACTCTCTTACCTACGGCATAGAAGCTCTGGATGACCCTAAAGTTTATCCCGACTTACTAAAGACTCTAAGGAAACACAATATCATCTCGGATAATGACCTTTCTGACTACGATAAAGTAAGACCCCGTACCGATGACGAAATAAAAGAACTGCAGAAAGAGTGGAAAAAAGAGGATGAAGAATTCATAAGAGAATACGGAGAGAAAGAAAGAAAAGGCCGGGAGGAATACAGGGCGTCTAAACTTCAAAAACTAAAAGATGAACAGCTTTTTGACTTCCGTTCCGACAGAGACTACAAAGGGTCTAATATAGAAGGAAAACTCTTAGAGTGGTTTCTTTCCTCAGGAAAATAAACCTTTAACCTCTTGACTATCCTCTGTGAGAAACTAACAAAATATGTTATAATAAGTGTTAATGAGCCTTTCATAAGGAGGAGCAAACAGTTTATGAATAGATTAAAAAGCATTTTTTCACTGAGCGGGACAAGTAACCCTTCTTACTTAACTCTTCTTGTGCAAAACAAACTCTCTGAAGGTGGTCCTCCGAAAGATGGTGGAATAGGAAGTGGGAACTGGAAAAGACACTCTAATCCTATATTTGACCTTATAAGAAAAAGAGACGAGGAACAAAAAGGAAAAAGAGGCACTCAGGAACCCCCACCCAAGTTAGACTTTAAAAAGTTATCCGGCTGGGAAAGTATGGAGCACGAGCCTCTCGCAACCCAACAAAGGATAGCTACATCTAACCTAAAAATTCTTAACACAGAAGTAACAAACAGGCTCTGCAGTAACTTTTTAGGAATAGAAACAAAGCCTGTAGACGCTATGGTAGCAAAAGACATGGAAGAGTTCGCTAAAAGATTCGGAAAACCAGAGGGAGAGATGACAGGTATTCACGCCTTCTGCTTAACTCGAACAAATCCTCCTCTTACTGTATATAAGATGGCCACGGCCTTAACCTTGAGCGGGACAGATAAATGGGAAAGTAACAAACGAGGGGAAGAAGTGGGAACTTTAGCACATGAGGTTTTGCACGGTCTGGGGAGAAAACCTGATGGGAGTCCTTCTAACCTTATGACAGTATCAAACTCAATAAACGCCATTGAGAAAGATTACAAAGCTACGTATAAAGCCTACACTATGTTAAAAGATATTGTAAAGGAAGGGGAAAAACTTCCATTTGACCAGACAAATCAGTTCATAAAACGGGAGGGTATGAAATATTCAAAAGACCAGCTTGACGCTGTCAGCCGAATAGAAGGCCAGAAATCTCTTCCTGAACTCCTTAAAAAACTTGAAGCCATAGGAATAGACCCGGAAGATTTAAAAGACAAAACATCTTCTTCCCCATACGAACATCTGGAACGCCCTACTTTTGTTAAGCTGAACAAAGAAGAAGCTGTCACAGAACTTCTGGCAAGAAAGTTTACAAAAGAAACTCTTGAGGACTCTCCCGGCTTTTTAAAGGGGGCTTATCAAGATGAGTGCATAGTTACTCTCGGAAACATGATAGAAAGACACCAGGGTAACCGCGACTCCGTCTTAAAAGAACTGAAAGACTTAAGAAAAGGCCAGAGCGACGAAGACGTTGAAAACTGGACTTACTCTCTTAAATACGGTGTAGAGGGTTTATCTCACCAGGAAACATACTTTCACATGATGGGCTCGGCTCTGAAACACGGAATCATCACCCAGCAGGACTATGACGACATTCCAAAACCGCTCACAGAAGAGCAGATAGACGCACGAATGGAAACCCTCAGGAAATCCGGGGTAAGGCTGACTAAAAAACAAGAAAAAGAAGGCAGAGAAACCCTGCGGGCTAAAGGGTTCAGGCGGGACACTATGGTAGAAGAAAAATTCTTACGGTGGTTTCTAAAGGAGGATTAACATGCAAAATCTTTTTCAGGAATTAAAAACTATGGGTTATTCAAACCCTGCTTCTTTAACCGTCAGGGTCAAGACCCTGCTGGAGGGGGGTCCCCCGAAAGACGGCGGTATAGGAAGCGGGAACTGGAAACGACCGGAGACCAGTAACCCGTTCTTTAACAAGATTATTCAGAGAGACATCGAAAACAGAGAGAACGCTGGAAAAATAACAAAAGAGAAGTTAAAAGGCTGGCAGGAAATCTCTCCCCAGGATTCCTCGGAAGTAAGGTCAGAAAAGGCTCGAAAAAATACTTCCGTCTTGCTCGAAGCCGTTAAAGAACAGTTAATCAAAGAAATAAAGTTTGACCCCGGTGAAATTCGAAGCGTATTAACAAAGTCTGCAGAGGAATTTGCATCCCTTTACAGCAGAGACGCAACTGTGAGCTCAATCTTTTTTGTGGGGGCTTTCTGCAAAAGAGAGGGGGCACCTCTGGTAGTCTACCGTGACGAAGACATACAGTGTATAGGACAAAATACAGAAAAAGGCTACTTAAAAGAAACCACAATTCAAAGCACAGGGACACTCGTTCACGAGCTAGTCCACGCCGTGGCAAAAACGGAGGATAACGGCAGACAAACTCTTCTCAGTTCTGTAGGAAACCCGGACGGTAAGTTAGTTCCCCCGGAATACACTGTCCCATTTTCTGTTCTACGCTTTATGAGAGACACTAACGATAACTTCGATAACCAGGGAGGAAGAAAAAGAAATCCCTTCTCTCAAACACAACTGGACGCCGTTCTGGAAATATCGGGGGAAACCTTCCCGTCTAAAGAAGCCCTTCAGAACAAGATGAAAGAGCTGGGAATAAGAACAGAAAAATTACCAAACTATATAGAAGAATACTACAAGCCCATAAACCTCAACAAAGAAGAAGGCGTAACGGAATTACTTTCACGAAAGTTTGTAGCTGACAAAATAGCCGGAGCGAACGTTGAGGACTTAAAAAAGGGTTCTTATCAAGACGAAGTCATAGTAACCCTTGCAAACATGGTCGAAAGACACAAAGGGGACAAAGAAAGCATTCACAAAGAGTTAAAATCTCTCCGCACAGCAGAACGACCGGAAGTGCTGGACTTTGCCCGCTCACTGAAATATGGAGTAGAAGCCTTAAATAACCCGGACACCTACCCAAAACTTCTGGAGACCCTGAGGAAGTATAATGTAGTGGATGACTCCGACTTAAAACAGTATCACAGCGTTCGTCCCAGAACGGAAAAGGAACTCGACGAAATCCGAGAACAAATGCGTAATTCCGAGTTCAAATATGATGAAGATATAATAGAAATGGAAATATCCCGCATAAAATCCGGGGATAAACTCCAGGGTTTCAGGTCTAATAAGAGTCGAAGAGAATCTTCTGCCACAGACATGGAGGGAAAACTTATAAAATGGTTTTTAAGCTAAACACAGGAAGTTTTTATATGAAAGCTCTCGGTGTGTCTCCAGCCCATAGGAAAATAAAATGGACACTGTATCATTCTGATGGTGAACACGGTCTGAGAGACATAGACATGTCTTATGAACAGGTTCTCGAAACCCTCGCAGGCACGCGAGAAGAATTTGACACACTGCCTCCCGGGGACATAAGTGTTTTGCTCTGGGAAAAGCACCCGACAGTAGTAGAAGTAGAATATCATTACGAAGGGGACTGTATACGTTGAACTCTCATATAAAGTGGGGTGATGGTATTGAACTTATGAAAGACCTCCCTCATAAAAGTATAAACTTATTGTTAACAGACTTACCTTATTCCATGAAAAATAGAAACAGGGTCACAGGTAATTTCTGGGACTTACCCATAGACATAGAAGAGTTCTGGAGTGAATCCAAAAGACTCATAACCCCGGATGGTGCCATCGTGCTAACGGCAACAAATCCCTTTTCTTCCTTCCTGGTCATGAGCAATCTGGACATGTTCAAATACGAATGGGTCTGGGAGAAAGACAACGGCACTAACTTCACAAGCGTGAACTGGCAACCTTTCCGTAAGCACGAACACGTCCTGGTTTTTGGTTATGGTGCCACAACCTTCACAAAATCCCAGAACTATATGAAATACTTCCCCCAGAAGACAGCAGGCTTGCCCTATACCTGTAAAGCCGGTAACAGCAAAAGACCAAACCTGCAGGGTGCTGACTGTTCTGGTTACCTGACAGTAAACACCGGAGATAGACACCCATCATCAATTCAGAGATTTCCCAGGGACAAAAAGGCAAAATTTCACCCCACACAAAAGCCTATCAGTCTATTTGAGTTTTTAATAAAAAGCTACACAAACGAAGACGATATTGTCCTGGACACCTGTGCAGGAAGTTTCACTACAGCTATTGCCTGCCTGAATACCGGACGTAGATATATATGCTTCGAAAAAGATGAGACCTACTTTAAAAAAGGGAAGGAGAGAATTGAGACACATGAAACCTCAACACGAATTACAGATGATGAACCCAAAAGTCTTGAACGATTACTTAAATAAGAGGAGTCCCTACCAGCAGTTTCAGATAAGAGCAGGACTCGTGGGGAAGAAAGCAACCGAAGAGGAACTGCAAACCCTTCGAGACTTGCGGGATAAAGTAGCCAAAGAAGACCCCGACATGGAAAGAGACGTAACGGTGCAATTAGCCTATCTGGAAGGATTAAACAAAGGTGTATTACTATGAACACTAAAGAAATTAAGACTCTTCTGGCAGAACAAAATTACTCAAATCCAGCTTACTTGACCCTCCTACTGTCGGAGGGAGGTCCTCCTAAGGACGGGGGTGTCGGGAGCGGGAACTGGAAAAGACCAGATAAAAGCAAAAACTATGTAATTAATGACCTCTTTGCAAAGATAAAAGAAAAAGACGAAACTCTCCGAGGAAAGAGAGGAACCTCTTCAGACACCTCCTCCCCCCCGAAGGCTGCGGGAAATGTCCCAAGTTTACCAAAGAACGGAAGTCTAACAGAAGAAGAAGTAAAGTATGCTTTAGAGGAAAATAAAAAGGTATATGCCTATGATAGTCAGGGAAAGTTAGATATATCAAAAATACCTGGTTACCAACAGGACAAAGACTATAAAAACGATTCATCAGAACAAAAAATGGAAAGAAACTGGTTTAACAGACAGTTATTACATGAGCAGTTCCGGCAAAGACTGGAAAAAGAGTTTAATACCAGAAAAACAATTCCCGACATTACAAAAGAATTTGACTATGACAAGTACGCAGAAGGTCTGGGGCTAAGCCCAAACAAAGCGGAAAACATAAGAGGCTTTTATGATTCAGAAAGCCATAAAATATTATTAAACCCTTTATCTCTCGCTTTAGATAAGTCAGAGAGAGAAGAGGAAAGTCATTACGATATTCATGAGTCCATACACGCTAAAGACCCTAATAACTCCAAAGCCTGGGAACTGGCTATTAAAATGAATAAAGCCTCTGATTCAAGAGACACAGGGTGGTATGAGATGGACAAAGCTAACTATTTAAAAGAAGGAATGACCGAACTTCTAGCAAGAAAACTCCATCTCGAAATAAATGGGCAGGCAATATACGCCGGTAGCTACTCAAGCAATTGTTCTACCATGCTTGTTGAACTTCTTGAGAAACACGACGGAGATAGAGATAAGATACATAAAGACCTTAAAGGTGCTCTCGAAGCAAAATACCCGGAATACCTGAGCGAGTTTACAAAAGACTTTTATTACTTCGGAAAATCTACCACAAAGTCCAACCAGGCGTGGTTCAGAAACACCGTGTCTAACTTATTGGAAGTTTCTTCTTTAAAAAGCCTTCACCCGGCAATAGAAACGTATCTCAAGGAAAACCCCGAAGACGCAGAGTGGGACAATAAAATGCCTCCCTCTATAAATTCGGAGTTTGCAAGGGCTCTGGGAAAATACTGGCTGATAGGAGAGTAACAGGAACCGATTTTTTAAACCCCCAAAAATGTGCTGCATAATTTTTGGAAAAAGCTCTTTTTAAAAAAGGGAGGTGTTCCAAAAAGCAATCCATAAGAAAACGACTTTTTTGTATAAAGCCAAAAAAGTCCTTTTTAAAAAACTGTGCCGCAATCCATAAAAAAACGACTTTTTTGTATAAAGTGGCTAGACGGAAAAGTTCTTTTTTAAAAAACTGTGCCGCAATCCATAAAAAAACGACTTTTTTGTATAAA